TACACTGTTGCTTGCTGCGCTGTGCTCAATGCACTAGATGAATATCTCAAGGAGAAGAAGTAATGACTAAAAAGCTTCTCTGTGAAGGCGCTTGCTCCAATTATGTGAATGGCTGCCATGGCATTGTGAAAAGAGTCCGTGTCAAGGATAAAATGCTATCGCCTTCTCACGACTGGGGGCTCTTCAACTACTGCGATGAAGCGATTGATGAAGATATACGTCGAGGACTTACTGTGACTATATACAGGGAGAAAAAGTGATGGCTAAGAAAAGGATCATTACTGTGAAGTTAGAGAAGATCAACATCTCCTACATGTGTGGAGAGATCCCTACTTCTATCGACATCTCTACTGATGACATCCACTCCTCAGAGTCAGAATGCGAGCTCTGTGGCTCTCATGGATCGATGTCTATCTGGATCAACAAGTGTCCTCAATGTGGAAAGTATCACGACATCGAAGTAAAGGAGTGGTGACATGGAAAAGACGTGTCCTAACTGCGGAAGAGATCTTAGATGCGTCTTCACAGGCGCTAGCGTTCTCTTGGGGAGAGAAGACGCAACCCATCAATGCGACATCTTCGGATGCTTTGAGTGTGATCAATACTTCATCTACGGGATGAACAAGAACTTAACAGACGTCCCTCCCGACGCTGTAGTTCCCGGCTACACTATCAAGCCCTATCCTGAGAATGCGTACCGAGGCGACTATGCTTCTATTGATAGCGGCACTGTTGTTCTTCTACCTTCTGCAATCAAGTATATTTCTGAGAAATGCGGTCATGTAGAAGAGATGAAGAGGTACGTTGAAAAGTCTTCTTGGTCTGTAGATATAAAAGAAGTGAAGAGAGAAGTAAGCAAAGCTTTTGACTACGAGGGCGGAACAAGGGAGTTCTAAATGAAGAAAGTTACTGTGACTCTGAAGTTAGATTCTGAATTCATCAAGTTTCTCAACTTCTCAGTTCAGCTAGGAGGGCTAAGGCAGAAGCGAGAAATGACTGCCATCGACCAGCTTGCACTAGTTGTCCTTGGAGAAGCAAGGGGAGCGCTAGTTGAGCAAATTGAAGAAGTTATTTGCCCAACATGGAGACCGCACATTGAAGTGCTCCACGATAAGCGCGTAGTGGAGGAAGTATCATGACTCCCTGGAAAGAAATGGAAGATACACAACGAAATCACATCGTAGCGCTTGCAATCACAATTCTAATAGCTCTTGCTGTAGCAGCTGGAGCGCTTGGCCCTGCATGGTTGACGCATGCTCTTCTATTCCTCTTTGTTTTATTTATGGGAGCAGTCATGTTCACTGCAGTATTTACAATCGTAAGATTTATCTTAGCAGCTATAACAGGAGAGCTGGGATGAAAGAGGAATGCCCTGATCACGGATATCTTGAAGGCGCAAAGGTTTACTGCGCTAAGTGCATAGCGACTCGCGGAGAGTCTCGCATAGAAAAAGACTTACGTAAGATTCTAGAGATGCTTGGAGACATTGAGAAGCGAAACAAGAACCCTCAGTATAGGGAGCTCATTAGGAAGCTTAAGAAGCAGTACGAAAAGTCGCCTAAGTGCCCTTGCTGTGGAAACCCCACGCATGAAAGAGATGGACATCACTGTCCTGTAAAGGGAGAATGGATATGAGCTATAAGATATGCAAGTACGTCTTCGGTCTTGACAATATGATTCAGATAGCTATGCCTGGTGGATCTAAGATACTCAAGATAGGGAGAAACCCTGGGCACCCTAAAGGCACTTATTGCATGTGGGCTCTAGTTCTTACTGAAAATCCCATTGTTGAAAGACGCTTTAGAATCTATGGTACAGGACACGAGATAGAAGGTCTTACGGGTCTCAACTACATAAGCACCGTCATAGATTATTTCTACGTCTGGCATTTCTTTGAGGTGATATGATGTTAAAGCCCGGTTGTTACGAATGCAAGTACCGAGGAGAAGTCCCAGGAGATGCTCATAGCTGCTGCAGGCACCCTCAGTCCGGACTTGAAGGCAATCCATTAGTGGCAATGTTTGCCCTGATGGCATCTGCGCGCAAGCAGCCGATTCCCTTCATTGAACACGCAGCTAAGCTTGGAATAAAAGCTAACGCCAACGGTATTCAGAGAGGATGGTTCAATTGGCCTTTCAACTTTGATCCTGTGTGGCTTGAAGCCTGCGAAGGATTTACACAGAAGGGAGAGACTAAATGACAGGGATAATGTTTGGTGCAATGGCCGATCCGTTAAGGAAGCAGCTTGAAATGACGGGAATAGACGCCGGAACTATCAATCATTTACAGCGTGATGTCGACGCAGTAGTGCGGTTACATGTCAGGGGACTGCTTACTGATTCCGAAGCGAATAAAGCAAGACAACGAGTTGCGAAGAAAATCTTCATTGCAATACGAAGCAAGAAATGAACCCAAAGGTATTTCCCACTATTATGATTGCCCTAAGCGCAGCTTCTTCTATCTTTTATGCTTTCGACGGTAATTGGAGAATGACGCTATACTGGCTATCCGCATCTGTGTTGACTACAGTTGTGACTTACTGAAATGAAGAATTGCAAAGAAGTGCCGCCAGGCAATGCAGTTTGTGATATGTGCAACTCTGGTCGACCTGACCTTTGTCGCTACGCGAACACTCAGGGAGCTATGAAAGAGATTGACAATCTCCGTGCAGCGATAGAGTGGGTTTGCAGCGGCAAGATGAGAAAAAGCCATCAATGGGATGGGAGCTTTGACTGGGGCGAAGCGTATAAAGATCTCCGCCGCATAGCTGAGGGGAGAGTGCTATGAGCAAGTGTATCCGTTGCCGCATCAATGAAGCTGTAGTTCCAGACAGAACCATTATGTCTCGGAGAAAAAAGATATGTTTGGAGTGCCATAGGAAAGACTTGAAGAATGATGTTATAATAATACTTAATTCGTTGAACAAGAAGGAGCAGGCATGAGAAATCGAAAGGGCTTAGCTCTGATTGAAGTTATGATTGCAATAGCTATTATCGGCATCGTTCTTGCTGTAGCTATTCCTAACTGCACAAAGAGTGGAAAGAGATACAGGCAGCAAGTGGTACAACAAATAGATACTCCGTCTCAATCTGAGTCATGTCGGGCTATCGAAGTTACTTTAGAGGACAACACTGTGCAATATTTTGAAACGTCTCATATACAAACAAGCTCTGAATGGGTAAACGTACTTAGAGCCGACGGATCAGCTATCATGGCAACGTTTCCAAAGAACAGAGTGAAGATGATCAAGGAGATACGATGACACGCATAGAAAAGCAAATGGTTGCAGGGATAGTGTTTCTATTGATCGCTATAGCATTATTCTCGTATAACGTCAGTAGAGTATTGACTCCTGCTCTCCAGCAAGTAGAAGAGAAGGGATTGAAGTCCGTCGTAATGCCCTTATGGGAGGGGAAAGGCAAATGACTTCACACGGCATAATGAATATCGTCTGTTTCGTAGTATACGTCTGCATTGGCGTGCTCATAGGAATTGGTTTGAATAATCCATATTTGGGAGTAGCGACCTCTCTGTATCTAATCTTCATGAGACAAACGCAGTAATGCATGACATTGCTTTTGGTACTGAGCTGGATCTCCGTGGCGCCGTAGGAGATGGAAGAGAACATGAGATCAATAAGCTCATGCCCCACTGCATTAGGAAGAGCTCTAGGCTATTCGATTTCTTTGATCCCCGGACAGGAGAGATGTTTGAAGTCAAGAAGATGAAGATCACCCCGAAACGGAAGGTGAAGATAGATCTCTCCAAGTTTGTAGATTTAACAGATGATGAGCGCGCTATAAACTTCATAGTCTATTACTTTGACAAAGACAGCGGCTCAGTCCTTGATGTTATAAAGACGACCTATGGCGAGATTGCAGACAAGTTTGTGCCGAAAGGTGTACAATCCGCCGTCAGAGTAGTATACTCTAAGTTAAAGATAAGACGTGATCAAAGCCGGAGAGGCTTGTATGGTCCAGACTTGGTAATAGATCTCATCAAACTAAGGGGTTAATGCATGAGCCTTAGAAATTGCTTCTTACAGTGGGTTTCAAAGATATTTGACGTGGCGATCATTACTAGTACACAGCACATTTTAAAGCCAGAGATCGCCGTCGGCAGGATCTATCTTTTGAAAACATCAGACAATCCGTTTAGCCCTCTCGTACAATCTAAAATACTCGATATAAAGAATGGCTATGTGCAGTACTGCTTTCTCCGCGAAGACGAGACAGAAATGTCACTAAAGTGGTCAGAGAGAGTCGATATGTTCAAAAGAGTTTACATTGAAAAGAGATACGAATTGAGAGGTGGAAAACATGTTCGGTAGATATAAAGAGCTTAAAGAGTTTCTTGTCGGCCACGGCAGATTGATTGCAAGGCTTGAAAGCGAACTCTATAAGAAGATAGCAAAAGAAAACGTTGTGGAGTGTGAGGGTTGCGGTTGTTTACTAGCCAAAGATGCGAAGTTCAAGCAACCATCTACAGTAGAGCGCATAGAACCCGCACGTCGAACTGTGGGCTATTCTGGGGTATATACGCCTCTAGACAACGCAACAGAGCGCATCGTGGAGCATTATAGGTGTTTCACTTGTCAGCCTAAGACAAAAAGCAAATAAGGAGAGAGACATGATTGGAAAAACTATAGGAATTGCTTTTGCAGTACTGTTGGGAATCTTTGCTCTTGGATTTATAATCCAGGGCAACGACTTCTTCATGTACAAGTTCTGGGCGCCAAAGTATGAGAACGTCCGAAGAGAAGTGTTTGAAAACACGAAGTCGTATAGGCAGGGTATGATTCAGGAAATGAGGCAGGCGCAGAAGGAATATAATGGTGCCGATACGCAGTCGAAGAAGGATGCCATTGCTTCGTTTATCCTTCATAGCGCAGCTGATTTTCCCGAGTCTGAAATGCCGCCAGATGTAAGAGGCTTCATGTCCGAAATTCGCAGTGCAAAAAAGTATTAATAAGGAGAAGACAATGAAGAAAACGATTGCATTAGTATCAGTAGTTTTGGCTTTTGTTTTGCTGGGATGTGAATACAAGCAGTCAAGTGACGAGATTCAACAGAAGGCGCAGGAGAAGATTCTTGCTGAAGGCACAGCGCAGACTGGCATGCCGGCAATCAAGAATTTCCGTGAGCGGAAGATTCTGAAGGACATCATTGAACTTAGGGATCAAGCCGATCTGACTACGTATACTTATATCGTAGCCGAGATGACAGGGAAGCTTGTCTTTTTGGGCGAATCAATTGGTTACGGTATTCCTGCGGCTACGCAGTATACAAGCCCACAAAAGCTGGAGCATCCATACTCAGGTCATTACGTTGTTATGCCGCAGGCTGATCCAAACGGATTGTTTTCTCCTGCTTCTGCGGAAGGAACATGGGTGTTGATGAAGGACCCTAATGGCAAAGGCGTCAAGCCGGTCTATGTTGAGCCTCGTGTTATCGTATCGCCTTTCAAGTTCAATACGAACTAACATGAAATACAAAGACCTTCTCGAGTTCTGTCAGCTAGTATGTGCTACAGAAGCGGACGAAACAGTTCTTGCTACTAAGCATGTACTTAAGGACGGCTACATCGCTAAGGTGTGGGAGAAAATGCTAGAATCTATTAAGCAGGAAAAAGATTTCGACTATAGAACTTATCTAGAAGAAATTATAGCTGTGAAACAGATCCCTAAAAAATTATTGCATTGATCGCGCGAGATCCGGAATCAATCTTGGTGCGCGCCGCTAGATGATGTACAATACGTTCCTCTTAATATATAATGGTATTAGATAAAACGGGAGGGACACTATGGCAAGACTCATGTACTACATCCCCAAGTCAGGCCTTACGTATGACGACGCAGAAGCTGATAGCGACTTCCATGCAATTGAAGTGATCAAAGACAGGGAAGGCGTAAAGCGTGTTCCACCGACTTGGAAGGTTTGGCTTATGAACGAAAAGAACGAATGGATCGAAATCAACCGAAGAGCTATAGCTCGTCATAGAGCGGAGGCTAAAAAGAAGTGATATTTCATGCGCCGCAAGTGATTTGGATCATGTTAATGACAGCCTCTATGGTGATAGGTATGCATCAGCATGGCCAACCTAAGAAGGGCACTGAGGATGCGTGGATTACTTTAATGGCTATTATCGTCAACTTTGGTCTTTTGTTCTGGGGTGGCTTCTTTGGATAAGCGCCGTCAAATAGGCAAGGCTCTTCTCAAGATATTAAAGATCAATTTCAATCCGTACTGGCTTGGTCTTACGATTTCGCCGCATATGGTCACTTGGGAGTATGCTATACAGTTTCGCAACGACGTTAAGAAAAACTGGCATCCAAGAGTTATTCATTATTTCGTTAAAGAGCATTCTGTGTCATTTCATAACGGCTATCAAGATAGAGATGCTACGTACGTAGGTGGTGACACAATACTTACGATGGCCGAAAATAGATCTCAAGCACCAGAACCGCCAAAACAAGCTTAGGAGGACAGCATGTCATTAGCTAATAGTGTCGGTACGGCAATTGGAGTCACGGGAGTAGTTGTTCTGATCATATTGCTCGTTATCTTTGGACCGCTTATCGGTGTGTGGGCCATTAACACGCTGTTTCATACAAACACGGCATATAACTTCTGGACATGGCTTGCATCTCTCTTGTTTTTCGGGATGCTCAAATCAGCGACGTCTAAATAAGGAAAGCGAAAGAAAAAGGTTAATTTATACATGGATCATAAAAGCTCACAAAAGAAAGTAGACAAGGTATTCAAAGACTACTCTTACGATCTCCACGATAAGCTGAGAGAAAATGCTGATCTCATCTACAACAAGCTGTTTCCTGTGAAACCATACGATCACGAGCTGTTCTCAGCTGTATGTAGTCGCTTGCTTTTAGAGTTGAGTGTCGTCTTTGCAAAAAGAAAGGGCAAGAAACATGTTAAAGGGAAAGCTAAAAAAGCCACGCCGTACATCGACGATCGTGTCGGCGGCTAAAGAACCGTGGCTGACTAGAACTCAGAAGATTGTAGCCACAACCATAAGCTGTCTTATCTTGACGGGAATGATATGGAATTATGGAGCCAAAGCTGATGCGAGGTATGCAAAGGAAGCTGTGGTGTCAAAAGAGATATCGCAAGTCAAGACGGATCTCGCAATGCTTGGAAAAGCCTTCCAGGCAGAACAATACGATCGGTCTATTAGCAACAAGCAAGACCTGCTTCTTAAAATTAATCTCAGGCTTAAAGAGAATATTAGCCCTGCTGAAAGAGCACAATTAGAAGAGGTTAAGCGAGGTCTTGAGATTGAACTTGAAAAATTAAAGGATAAGCAGAAGAAACTAGTCGACTAGAGGTGCCATCGATGGAAAAAGCGCCCATCATTTACAGCGTCATTGTTAACTATCCAGACGGACCGAAATTTAGAATTCAAGCGCCGCACAAAAAGGGCTTTCCCTCATTAGAGATGTTCCAGCGGGCAGACATGATTCTAGACTTGACAAACAAGATAGTATTGAAGGATAAGAACTACAGGCAGTTTCACAAAGTGACGGATGAAGAAATTGCTTTGCATTCGGAATATCCGCTTGTTTGTCTGACATGCGTAAACATTAAAAGTCAGAATGGAGTTTGCTACCTATGCTTGGGGAAACCAAAGAACATCAAGAATTGAAAGGTTGGCTTGTTGGTCGAGTGCAACAAGAAGACGCGTTTGTGCCTGAAATACTTGTCATACGTGGATTTGTAGAAGGCAGATTTACTAAATTCGCGCCGATATACTGGCTTGATTTAGACAAGAAAATAGTAATGACCGATGAACATATCTATAAGATGGGCGAGCCTAACGATAAATGGATCAGATCTTTTCTGGCTGCTGGTAATTGCATACACGATATCGAAATGAAAGACGACACTCACTAAACTGGAGGATTGCATGATCAGACAAAGCACAGTGATGGCTTGCAGAACACTTCGAGATGCACCTTCGGCTCCAGAAGCAAATGTAGACATTACATTGTTTGCCAATTACTATGGCACAGTGCAAGAATCTCATCAGTTCAACGACCCTGCTCTTTACACTGACAAGGGTTTGTGGGAGAGGTTAAAGATCGAATTAAGAGAAATGAAAATTTTCAGGAGAAACAAAAAGCATGCTTAAAATGATTACTGTGTATTTGTCGGGCCCGATGTATCTTGGCAAAGAACAAGCGATGTCGTGGCGCGATGACATCGAATTTCATTTGATTAAGTGGAATAATGATGTTGGACAACTTGCAAGGATTAGAATTGAAACGTTGAATCCTTGCAATCGATGGCTTGAAAAGGGTGGCGAACTTGAAGCTGAAGGACCATATGTTGTTCAGATGGACAAGATGGAGATCGCTAAGTCCGACGTCTTAATCGTCAATGCAACTAATCCTGGTTGGGGCACTCCAATGGAACAATTTATTGGGTGGCAATCTGGTAAAATGGTTATATGTTTTTCCGATTGCGACTTTCCGTCAATTTGGGCTAAAGCTCATAGCCACAAGATGTGTCGTACTCACATAGAGGCGATTACGTGGCTGTGTAATGTCGCGTCTAGACAATTAGCAAGGGCAGTGTAATGAATCCTTATAATATTTGCTACTGGGATATCTCGGGCGTGTGCAACGCTGCTTGCAAGTATTGTCCTAGTGGAAGCAGAAACCTTTTGGGAAATATACACAAGAAGCAGGCAGGATTTCTATCATCAGAGAATTTTAGCGACGGCTTGATTTTTCTTAGAGACAAAGGAGTTATTGATCCAAAGTCTACGCACATGGGTCTTTATAGCTGGGGAGAGCCGTTTCTACATCCGCAATTTGAAGAGATGATGGACGTCGTTTCGGACTTGCATTTCGGCTATTCACTTAGTACCAATGCATCAGTAGTAAAAGAAATACCAAGGCTAGCTCTTCTTAAGCTAATGGAGATAAAATTTTCAATGCCGGGCTTTAGCCAGACAAGTTATGATAAGCAGCATGGGTTTAATTTTGAAACAATTTGCAGAAACATTATCGATACAGTTAATTATATCAGATGGTTTACTCCAAGTGTTTCATTTAGCTTAGTGTTCCAAGTGTACGAATCTAATAAGCATGAAATGTACGAGGCTCAATCATTCAGTAACAAGTTGGGCATGCATTTTCAGCCCATTTGGGCTCATCTTACTGGTCTTACAATGCCGACGATGGGACCGCCACAGCCAAATGATTTTTGTGTTGATGTATGGGACGAAATTAAGCGCCAGCAACCACCCAATTGGCTATGCATGCAATACGACATATTAGTTCTGGATGAATATAGTAACGTTGTTCAGTGTTGCGTTTCAGAAAGATCTATTCCAAGCTATGTGTTGGGTAACATCAAAGAGATTGATTTTGAGAATTTGAGACATCTGCGCGAAAGCAATCCTATGTGTAAGCAGTGCATCGAATCGGGAACTGGTTTTTTAGCCCACCACGTAAGTGGCGCATTTAAGAGGATATGATATGCCATATATTAAGAAAGAGCAGAGAGAAAGAATTCTTAAAGAGTTTGGTCATGGAACTAAATACATTGTGATAGATGCTATCAATCTCTCGGGCGAACTGAACTACGCTATTACAGTGCTTCTTAATAGATGGCTTGAACGAAATGGCGTCAACTATACAGAACTCAATATGCTAATGGGCGTGCTTGAATGCGCTAAACTAGAACTGTATAGACGGATTGCCGCCCCGTATGAGGATGAGAAAATACAACAGAATGGAGATGTTTACCCTGTATGAAAACTGTTACTATTAACAAAACGATACACGCTGTTACGTATAGATGTATCAAAAGTACAGTTTGTGGCATGCCAATTCCTGAGAACTCGTTGTTCCTTGAAAGAAAGTCTCTTTGGGAGACAACCTGCGCTAAGTGTAAGAAGATACTCTCGCCCTTAAAATAGTTGTGTACAATCAAGACTCCATTTGATATAATGTTTTTATATTAATTAGGAGGTGCATATGCCCGTCCAGCCGCTTCAACAGATTGCCCCACAAGTTGCCAGAGGTAAGTTCGATGAGTCCTTATGGGCTAATCAGAACTATGTTGCTCAAGAGAAGCTCGACGGCGAGCGCTTCAAAATGCATTTCTTTGAAAACGAAAACAGGTTTGATTCCCGTTCGATTTCCAAGAAAACTGATCGCTTTACTGAGAAAACGGACAACGTACCACACCTTCGTGACTTTGTAGTGCCCTCGTTGAACGGTACAGTTCTTGATGGCGAAATCAAGTTTGGTGGAGATAGCATGTCAACCTCAACCATAATGGGCTGTTTGGCCGATGAAGCTGTTAACCGTCAGCGGGAAGCGGGAAAATGGGTTAAGTACTATGTTTTCGATATCATTTTCTTTAAGGGCAAGGATGTAAGAGATCTTTCATTCATCAAAAGAATGGAGATTTTGCACAAGATATTTAATGACTATTTAGCCTGTAGCACAAACTTTATTTTGCCAGTATATACATATGATCACAAGAAACAGTTTTGCGATGATGTCTGGGCTCATGGAGGCGAAGGCGTCATCCTCAAAGATGTTAGAGCTCCGTATACTGACAAGAAAGCGTGGGTCAAAGTTAAGGCACAGGCGACCTATGATGTCGTCGTTATGGGCTACGAAGAGCCTGAGGCTGAGTCGATTAAGAAGGGTGATGACAAGGCTACCATTACTAGACTGGCAGCGAATGGTTGGATTGGCACAGTCGTTTTCGGACAGTATAATAATGGTGAATTGCAGTGCTTTGGTAAGTGCTCCGGTATGAACGATGCTGATAGAGAGAAGTTCTCTAGGAATAGGGAAAAGATGTTGGGCACGGTCATTAAGATCGAGGCTCAATCAAGAATCCCTAAGACTGGTTATTTCCGGCATCCTCGGTATCTTGGCATCAGGGAAGATAAGAACGCTGACCAGTGCTTGTTTTACGAAGGAGAGAAATGACCACTACAGTAAAACAACTGATTGAATGGCTCAAAACGCAGGACGAAAACAAGCCAATCCATGTCATGCGGGAATACCACTGTGGTGGTTACATGGGCTATGCAACTGAATTTGTCGATCTTGTGATCCCTGACGAGCATGATTATTCCCCAAATGCAGATGTTTACGATACGTGGATTTCTTTTGGTGAAAGATAGTCGTTTACAATCCTCTAGTTTTATGATATAATGATTTAGATGATGGAGGTGGTGAATGGCTAAGAAGCCTCGTGTAAGAGTTACTGAAGAGAATATAGCAAAAGCACGCAAGAAGATTAAGGAAACCCCAAAGAGGGGTAGATGGCCAAGATTTACTGACATTCATAAGTGCGACTTGTCTGACTATATTTCGTGTTTCAACAACCCTGAGCTTGTAATTTATCACGAGAAATATAAGAACGCTTGTTTCATAAGAATATTAGAATCTTGGGGACAAATAGTTCTAGTTAAGGACAAGTGGCATCCCGAACCGACACGAGAAGTAAAAACGCTGGCTACCATAAGATTTTACTGTGAATCTTGGTCGCCGGATAGTGCTACTCCGTTAATAGACACTGAGTGCATGTATAGATGCGATAGAGTTTCTTGTCCTTATTATAGGAAGGGTTTCATAACAGAAACGCTTAAAAACAAGACATTTGCTGAAGATATTAAACACGAACTTAACAAACAACATAATATAAAACAAGAAACCGAGTAGATTTTAGTAATATAATATATAGTCACGAAGATTAAAGAGGTCGGGTTTGCGGTTATCCACCCAGGGTTGCTAGCACCTGATTGAGGGTTTTGAAAAAACCGCGCACGCTTACGTAGCATAACGGCTTAATGTCCTACCCTGTCACGGTAGTGGATGCCGGTTCGAATCCGGTCGTAGGCGCATCGCTCACCCACCAAAGTGGGAGGAGTGTTCGGAGCCGTCTTACAAAGGCGGTTCCAGTATCCGGGTGTAGCTCAGTCTGGTTCAGAGCACTGCGTTTGGGGCGCAGGGGTCAGAGGTTCGAATCCTCTTACCCGGACATGGGTGATGGTAGAAGCAACGATAGGGTTCGATCCCTACAATAGCAGAAAGCCTGATCCCACAAACAATTGGGACATGGGTTATTTTCCCCTTTCTCCCAAGGCTCTGTGTTCTCTGCGGAGGCAGTCTACGAAGGATGCTATCACTTTTGTAGGACACGCTCCGGTAAACAGCCAGCACGGACGATAGCATATATATCTACGTGTAAGTCAGCCAGGATCTAGACGACTCGGCCTGGAACCGAGAGGACGCTGGTTCGAATCCAGCCACGTAGACATAGTATACTCACAGAGCCTCTATTTATAAGCGCAAACGCTGTGAGTTTTATGGCCTCATAGGTAATTGGTATACCGTCACGTTTACACCGTGAAGTGGGTGGTTCGATTCCATCTGGGGCTAATGTTCACTTTTCTTGTATGTTCATGAGACGTGAACATGTAGTAAAAATGAACGGTGGTCGTGGTGAAGAGGTTTTAACACGGTTGGTTGTGACCCAACTATGCGCGGGTTCGAATCCCGTCGATCACCCAGAAACAGGAGGCATCATGGACAGCAGAGTACTTCTCTTAAATTCAAGCTACGAACCAGTAAGCCTTATCAGTGCCGAGCGTGCTATTGTGTTGTGGTATTCAGGTAAGGTCACTGTTGTAGCTGAAAGAGATATTACTTGGAGATCAGTTTCTGTTGCCATCAAGGTGCCTTCAGTAGTTAGACTTATAAACTATGTGAGAGGACTTACTGGTCTTCGAAACATTGTAAAGCTCACTAGAAAGAACATTCTTCTTAGAGATGCTTATACTTGTCAGTACTGCGGTAAGAAAGCTGGCCCTGACAAGCTTAACATCGACCACATCGTCCCTAAGGGCCAGGGTGGTAAGAGTGAATGGACCAATTTGGTGACTGCATGTATCCCATGTAATAGCTCTAAGGATTGTCAGACGCCAAAGCAAGCAGGCATGACTTTGAGAAAGTCGCCAAAGAAGCCAGACTTTTTGGTGTTCACTATTCATCGTCATATCAAGAACGTTCCAGAGGATTGGAGATCATATCTCTACTGGAATACGGAAATAGATCAAGCGTAATGGTGTACAAATAATTCTACTTGTGATATAGTAGAATCATAATCAGGAAGCCCTTGATGTTGGATGGGCGTTAATAAACTCCTCCCTCCTGGTTATTGTGGCAAGACTCGGCAGACTACCGTTGAAGCCGTTCGCCCTGGATTCAGGGGATGGTGGAGGAATCTGGAAGGGATAGCGGCCGCTTACCTTCACGGTCTGATCAACCGCTTGGGCCGATGGTGGGGATCCGAATCCGAGATATAATCGATCCCATTTATTACCCTTGGTTGCCGGAGCCAAATTGAAAACCGGCGGTTGTGTAGACTAATTAAGGTTTAGGGTAAGCCTCCTGAGTAGCCTAGAGGGCGAAAAGGTGATTTCTCGAGATAAAAACCCTTTTAGTTTAACTGTGGTTAGAGCGTTAGTAGGTTCATCATTGTTGGCTCATAAAAGCAAGACTAGTTGCCAGATCTAGAAATTAAAACTGGCTTTTATGGACCCATATACTAATGGTTAGGTAACGGGCCTTTCAAGTCCGGAGCGGTGAGATCAATACTCCCTGGGTCTAATTATTTATTCAAGCTTAACGCAAAAAGTTCGAATTATCTCCTAATTTAGAATATAAGGAGATAATGATGAATTGTGAAAAATGTAATAAAGAACATGACGGCAAGTACGGTTCTGGTAGATTCTGTTCTCGGAAATGCGCCAATAGTAGAATTCGTTCAGAAGAAACTAGAAAGAAAATCGCATTAAATACTACGTATCATTTTGTCGAACGAGTTTTGTTTAAGTGTGCTCATTGTAAGAAAGAAGTAATTTTTAAAAAATCTTATTTAAAGCTAAAGAAAACGGGATGTTGTTCTAAGTGTTTTCGATTGTCTAAAGAATATAAGAAAGCATTAAAGAAGGGCTGTTCCAGTAACGGCGGATATAGAGTCGGTTCAGGAAATGGTTTAAGAGGAATATATCAAGGATTTTGGTGCGACTCGTCTTGGGAGTTAGCTTTTGTAATATATAATATTGATCACCAAATTTCGTTTGAGAGAAATAATAAGCCGTATGTATATGAATTTGAAGGGCGGAGAAGGTATTACCCAGATTTTATTATAGATGATGTTTTCTATGAAATCAAGGGCTATCATTTTCCAGAAGCCACAAAGGCGAAGTTGAAGTATTTTCCGCACAAAATAGTTTTAATAGGGAAAAAAGAGATTAAGCCGTATTTAGAATATGTTGAACAAAAATACGGAAAAGATTTTGTAAGGCTCTATGAAGTTTGCCCTCATTAGGCATGGGACGAGGTTCAACTCCTCAAAGGGCGCATATGCGCGGTGCCAGAGTGTGTGATGTCCATCGATCACAATGGGCGCTTAGGAAGTCGGGAAGCGGCGCATGGCTAGAAGGAAACGGTAACGGTGTGGAGGATTGGGACAACCCTGACTCTTTCCCAGTCCAAGCGCGAAGTCGGTCGGTAGCTCACTCTAATGAGCAGAAGGCGGCCGCTTGAGTGTAAAATCACTCATCTACGTTGAGAGGTGGCGACGGCCACTTTGAGTAGATTGCCGGAATAACCTATTCTTTGGGCCAGTCCGATGCAAGCTAAAGCATCGCCCGCATATATGTCCCTGTCATCTAGCAGGCTAAGGATGGTGGCCCCTCAAGCCATCCACAGGGGTTCAAATCCCCTCAGGGACACAAACAGGGGAAGCGATTATCTGTATAAAATATACGCTTAATACGCCGTCGTAGACATCTATGGAGGGTGGCCAGGCTGTAACCCTGGCGTCTATGAGGCCATCTAGGTTCGATTCCTGGCGGCGGCACATGGCGTGGATAATCCGACAAGGGTTAGAGACGGGGTTGACAAGACCTGCGGTCACCAGAATTAACTGGCACGTCAACATGGGCTTGTGGTGTTAATGGATTAGCACACTCGGCTTTTAACCGATGGGGTGGGGGTTCGAGTCCTCCCAGGCCTAATTGCTCCGGTAGTATAACGGTTTATTATAGCCGGCTCTTACCCGGTCAGATCGGGGTTCAAATCCTCGTCGGAGCACATGTCCTTTTAGTGAAATGGATCTCACGCAATGTTCCTACCGTTGAATTGTAGGTTCGATTCCTACAAAGGACACATATAAGATAGCGCTGGGGTAAGGCTGACCACCCCAGTCCGGTTAGCTGGTCACTAATTGGACTCCTGGCGCTTATAATAGTCAATCGAGCCATCGCACTACGGTGAGGAAGCTCAGGACATCCCGGAGACCTGTGGGAGGCTAAAGCCGTCTAACCACTGATACGAAAGCGGGATGCAACGCAAACAGGTCTAGATAAGTCTCGTTCTAAGGACCGGGTTGCGGCCAATAGAGAAATGATGGCATAAAACAGAATCCTGGCTACTGATTGATTACATGCCCTCTTAGTGAAACGGATAATCACGTTGCGCTTCGAACGCAAAGATAGGGGTTCGAATCCTCTAGAGGGTGCATACGGTCGGATAGGATAAGTTGTCCAGTCTAGCAAGTACACCTAGATGGGAGCAGGCTAACGCTCTGCAATGACCACCAAATGGGTTGTTCGTCTAATGGTAAGACAAGTGCCTCCAAAACACTTTATGTGGGTTCGATTCCTACACTTCCCGCAGGAGATAAAATGAGTATTAAAAGCTATTTCACCTGGGCTCCAAAGTTACCTAAGAAACCCGTGTATGATATGGATGAGGTGATGGAATCTTTTGAGTATCGTAAAGAGACTACATTTGAGAATCACTATTTGAATGTCTATTACTGGTTTAAGAGAAACTTTGATTTTCTCTGGACACCAGCCATCGCAAAGGGCTACATAAAGCGCGCATGTCAGATTATCGTTCGTGGATGGAGCGATAGAGATATCTGGTCATTAGATTGGACTATCGCTAAGTTTGCTCTACCTAGACTGATCAGACTCAAAGAAGTAATGCACGGTGTTCCCAACTCGATGTTTGAACCGCTTCCAGAAGGTGAGCATAATCATGATAAAGAGCAAATGGCGGCAGCCGAAAAGAAGTGGAACGAAACGCTTGATGAAATCATTTTTGCTATGGACTATATTGCTAATTGTCGTGAGCACGATTATTACCCCAAGAAAAAATGGCCAGAAAAAACCGTTAGAGAAGACTACGTAGAGCTTAGAGCCGTAGAGGAAAGAGTTCAAAAAGGTTTAGCGTTGTTTGGAACCCACTTCAGAAGTTTGTGGGATTAATGCCTCGACTAACTCAAATGGTTAGAGTGCGAGTCTGAAAAGCTCGAAATTCCGGTTCGATTCCGGGGCGAGGCGCATTGCCGGCGTAGCTCAAAAGTAGAGCAATCGGCTGATAACCGATCGACGGAGGGGCAGTACCTCTCGACGGCACATTTGTTGTACAGCCGCTACAGCTTATGATATAATGTATTCATAAATAATCGAGGTGAGTGCATGTTAGAACTTTTATTCTTTCTAGTCTTTACGCACTTCGTAATGGATTTTTGCATGCAATCGGATTTTATGTCAAAGTATAAAGGCAAGCTTCCGTTTGTGATGTTTGTGCATGTATTTGTCTGGACGTTTGCGGTTTGTTGGATGGCAACTTATTTCGGAGCTTTGTCTTGGTGGGCTCCAATTTTCTTGTTTGTGGGACACTGGGCTTGCGATCAATATAAGATTCATTTGATCGAAAAAGAAAACTTGAAGGATGAAGCTAATCCGGACGTGCTATCCAGATTAAAGTTCTTGTTTCATGCTGATCAAGTTTGGCATTTAGTTCAGCTTTTAATTGTAGCAACACTTGGGGTCTTAGTTTAATGGGAAAACTCTCGGCTTGCACCCGAATGATAAGGGTTCGATTCCCTTAGGCTCCACATGGGAGGGTGGCGAGACAGCACTCTCATTCGCCGGCCAGTCTGCAGCTCGGACCGGGATACGAATGCTTGAGCCACCCAACCAGCCACATTCTGTTAGTTTAATAAAACGCCTTCTCGTAGAGAAGGAGATGCTGGTAGATGGCCGGCACAGAATAATTTTAAACTCAAGGAGGATGTACACATGATAGAGAGTATCTAGTCTGGCTAGCCAGACATAGGAGGCTATCATGGGTTACTATCCTCATCGAGATAGAACCGCCAAGAACTACGGGGAAATGGGATCCAACCCCAACCGCAAGCGTCGTGGCAAGAAACGCGGAATGAAGGCTGGCAAGCAGAAGAAAGCTCGTCGAGCCTAACAAAAATTTGTCAAAGGCTCAGGACGCTGAGAAATGGGCAAATAGTGTGGAGTCCCAGGCACTATAAATACTGGGTCATTTGGGGCTATAGCTCAGAGGGAGAGCGTTCCGGTGGCATCGGAAAGGCCAAGGGTTCAATCCCCTTTAGCTCCACATTCGGTTCGTCTAATTTAAGGACGCTCTCTACTTTCTGGAAACAGGGGAGGGAAACGCTGGTAAAACAGCACCGAATACCATATTCCCTTATCCTTCAACGGCAGGAGAGGTGACTGTTAATCACTCAATCGAGGTTCGAATCCTCGTAGGGGAGCATTTCAACAAGGAGGTCTTATATGCAATGCACAAATTGTCATGCTGATATTGGTGCTTGGCTGTTGAAATATAGAGTTATGCCCAAAGTTCGGCTTGATGAAATGTACTTTAAAGAAGAAAAGCTTGTTGCAAAAATGGACGAATCTGGCATTTATATTGACGGCCAGAAGTTTTACGAACACGAATCTAAAAGATGCCACGAACGATGCCCAAAATGTGGCGCAAAAAATACTGTAAGAGTAGAGTACGACGAAGTTACTTGGGCGCCCATCTAATGCGGGTGTAATTCATCGGTAGAATACCTGGTTGCCAACCAGAATGCGGTGGGTTCGATTCCCATCACCCGCTCAATACAATCCCGGGCTTGATATGTAATCAGCCGGCGTCGCGCTGACAAGAATCAAGGTAGTCAGAAGCAAGGTTCCTTATGTTAATGGTAGACGGTCTCCGTGACATGGAGAAGACAGAAGTTCGATTCTTCTAGGAACCAATTGGCCTTGTAGACCAACGGCAGAGTCAACAGTCTGAGAGGCTGTGCAGTGTGGGTTCGAATCCCACTAGGGCCACATGCAGAAATCAGAGAACAAAATAAAGCCGATGTACTTTTGGTCAGATGGCTATAAAGAATTCGGCATACTAGAACCCGATCACAAGAAAATAAAAGAAGATGAATTAGTAGATGCTAACGAAGAGGAAAGCGAATTTATTTTTGAACCAACAATAAAAATCTCCAATAGACAGACTAAGCGAAGGAAACTCAGAAATTTTCTTAAAAGTGAAGTACAAAAAGCGCTTCGGTACGCAAGATTTTATCGCTAAAAGGAGGTCGCGCATGAGATTCAAAAAGACAACCTGGTACAACATGAAGACCGACAGTGCGAATTATGGCATCAAGATTAAGTATGCAAATCTCAAGTTCTTGGACGTAGCTGAAAACGGAAAGCCTCTCATTTTTGAAACAGAACTAGAACGGGATGAAAAAATTAAGCAGATAAAGAGAGACAGCAAAGCAAAAGACTTTGAATCAAGAATGAAGTTTGTCAGAGCGATATAGAACGGCCTCGTACCCCAACGGCAGAGGGAACACGTTTAGACCGTGTACAGTGTCGGTTCGAATCCGACCGGGGCTAATGATTTGCCCGCTTAGGTTAAAACAAGCAAACCGGCGGTTTTGTACATCGCTAATACCGCTGCAAACGCGGTAGCGGGCTCCAGCAAACGCACTCATAGTTCAATGGCAGAACAACTGTTTCGTAAGCAGTAGATCTCGATCCGATTCCGAGTGGGTGCTCATGAAAAAGAATAAACAAAATAAACAGCGGATGTTTTATTGGCAAGTTTCTAAGAAGAATGGTAAAATCTTTATATGCAAGCTTATAGAGATTAAACATGAAGAATAGAACAGAAGTAAAGTATGTGATTAAGCTTTATGAAGCGCAATGGGACAGACACCATAACGAATCGGTCAAGCCATTTTTTGAGCAGCTTCAGAGAGAATGTTTTGACGATGGTGATGGCCACGATCCGCTATTTTCATATTACGTATTCCAGACGGCAGAAGGAATCGAGGCAGCGCTTAATTACAAGCTCGACGTTGGATTAGATGGCCGGCTAAAGATAGGGTATTTTGGAGTGCACGGTCAGACAGACCAGATTCAAGCGCTTAAGCCCATCAATAGGATGAAGCTTAGAAATATTTTAATTAAGACGACCAACTTCGACGGGCTGTATTTCGGTACGTGCGACTTTGCTAATAGAAAAACAGCAGAACTATTGCTGAATAACATATCCACACTCAAGTGGGTCGCTGGCTTTTCTAAGTGGACGCCGTGGTTGGAAGGTACGATTTGTGATATACTGTTCTTTAGGCTGTTGTTGTCAGGTCGTTTCAGAAGGCCGTCCCATACAAACACCAAGTGGGACATAATGACTAAGCCAGAGGACGCTGCTAGACACTTGTATGAAATTTATCCAATGGCTGTTGATTTAAAGTTCTCGCTGTTTTATAGAGGGTCTAGCGGCATTAATTCAACGTATGATGACTGGACAAATAGGATAATGGCATTATGATAAAATACCTCGTAATCTTTTTTGCATTAGTTCTTACCGACATTGTATGGGCTCTCTACATTAGATGGGCTGCAAGTGGTAAAGCAATGAAAGCGGGACTTTCGTCTATTCTCATTTATGTCATAGGCGCTTTTACATTCGGTGAGTTCATTAAAGATACGTGGGTTTTGATTCCTGCCGGATTAGGCTGTTTTGTGGGAACTTACGCAACGATAAAATGGCTAGACAAGTAGGGTCGTGTAGCTCAATAGTAGAGCAGTCGCCTTATAAGCGACCGACGAAGGGGCAGAACCTTCTACGACCAATCGACAAGAGGTGAAAAATGTGTAAGCCAGGACATTTATGGATAAACGATCTCAAAATTGATACGATAATAGATGTCGGCGCCAATGTTGGTGACTTTTCAAAAGAAATGCGGAAATATAGACCAGAGGCTCTTATCTATGCCTTTGAGCCCTTGCCATATGAATACGACGCACTAATTACAGCTTTCAAATACGATAAGCGGTTCAAATCCTTTAATTTAGCTTTATCGGATAAGGAAGCAGTCGTTCCGTTTAACGTAACAAGTTTTGGCCCTGCAAGTTCTATATTGCAGATGAACGACACTCTAATCGATTATATTAATAATGGGTTTAAGACGAACGTAACTGCATCGCCAATTCTTGTTCAAGCAGTTACATTGGACTCAATTTTTGCCGATAGCATTTTGGGTCCATCCCTTTTAGTAAAGATAGACACTCAGGGATTTGAAGACAAAGTAATAAAAGGTGGCGAGAAAACTATTCGTAGAGCAAAAGTGTGCTTTCTTGAAACAGAGTTTCAGCCGCTATACAAAGGACAAGCTTTATTTATAGACATATTGAATCAAATGGACGCGCTTGGCTTTACTTATTTTGGCGATAAGGATTACGTTTCATATCACCTGACTAATGGTACGGCGCTTTGGCAAGATAGTATTTTCGTGAACAAAAGTCTCTTGAAGGACGGTGTTTATCAAGGGCTCTCGTAGGCCAACGGCAGAGTCAGCAGGCTTAAACCCTGTACAGTGTCAGTTCGAATCTGACCGGGAGCACATGCGGGTGTCGTATACTGGCTATTACCTCAGCCTTCCAAGCTGATGAAGAGGGTTCGATTCCCTCTACCCGCTCATTTTGATGTACAATCAAATGCATTTGTGGTATAGTAGTTATATCAATTGAAAGGAGCCAAAATCCAACGATGGGAAGGAAGACCCACCGCGATGAAAAAGATATTAATAATCACGATTATAGCATGTACGGCTTTGTTCGCATCCATGTTTACAAGACCGGATCAGAGATTGTTGCTTACGCTGGATTCGGTGAATCACCCGGATGTGATACAAGTAGAAAAGATGATAGACAAGACGGGAGCAGATGTCCCGGCAGTTACAAAAAAGAAAGTGGCCCTTGCTATAGCAGAACATGCTAAATACTATGGAATAAAACCAAAGAATTTAGTTGCTATAGCATTTGTTGAGTCAAAATTTCAACCAACCCTTATCAATAGTACAGGCGACCATGGATTGATGCAGATCAATTGGCCGACTTGGAAGAACAGATTCACAAGAGATCCAAAAGATCTTCTTAACGTCTACAAGAATGTAGAAGTTGCATGCAAAATTATCAATATAAACAAAAGCATGGGACAGACTGACTTGGCCGATTATCATTCTTTTAATGATGAACCAAAAGCCATTTATCAGGCTAAATTAAGAGAAGTTCTGAGGAGGCTCTAATGTCTAATACGCTCGACGCTGTAAAGGCAACACTGACGAGAGAGAGAACTGCGCTAGACAAAGAATTGAAGCAGCCTTGGTACGACACATTTGTTTGTGGTGCGCTTGTCTGCGGGATTGCCGTGGCCATCGTAATCATGTTTTTAGACACGAAGAAATACGCTATTCAAGAGAGAATGACGAGAATGCATATAGAAGCTGTAACAGCTACAGATAAAAATTGTAATGATTGTCATTTGGGCGCTTCTTTTGTTAATTTATTCAACCACCCAATGGTGAAAGCTGATGATAATGTCATTACTCTCATGATGGATAAGGCTAAGATAAAGCGATGGTAAAAGAATACAAAGAAAAAGAATTTTTTAATTGCGAGTTTTGCCGTTGCAGAACTAATGCAAATCTTCGTAGATGCTGTGAATTGGGCTACGAGGCTGATTTAAGAAAGAGTAAGAAATTAGCGGGTGAATCGGCGGATGTGCAGATACCAGCCTCATAAGCTGGGAGACAAAATCTCTAGCCTGTTTAACTCAGGTACCCGCTACCAATAAGCAGTTTCCCTTGCTAAGTGCCGGGGAGTAAAACGAGAGGGTGATAACGCTCCTCTTGTTCCTGCACAACGGCTTACGAATAAGTATTCAGCTGCGGCTCATAACTGCGGCCTACTCGGGGCGGTACCGAGGTAAGCCACCACAAATTGACCTATGGTGAAACAGTATCACGGTTGGCTTTGAACCAGCAGTCCGAGGGGCGGCACCTCGTGGGTCAGCATACATTGGCACATCGTTCAACGGTAGGACAAACGGCTCTGACCCGTTCAATCGAGGTTCAAATCCTTGTGTGCCAGCATAAGAAAGCCTGTGGTCATAGAACTCATCAGCCAAGAGCTGAAGGAGATGGGCTAGCCCTAGTGCGTTAGTCTTGATTTTAGATTGGTGCCAGGTGATGGAATACTGGCTCAAATACCGTTATACCCAGACGGAGCCAATCTTTACGGTAAGGGTCCGGCATGGACGAGGACACCGGCTTGAACCCGGCTGGCTGTAAAAGGCTCAGGAGTTCGATTCTCCTCCTTATCGCACGTGCAAGACAGGAAAAGTCTAAGGAAATCGCCAACGCCTTAGAGGACTGAGTAATCAACGCAGGGTGGCTCCGGTTGATTCGTCTTGCCGTTTGGTGGAATACTCTAGTCTGGTAAGAGGCAGTCTTGGAAAGGCTGTGCACACGGTGAGAGCCGTTACGTAGGTTCGAACCCTACTTCCACCGCATAAAAAGGAGAAATGCATGGATGCTGACTTAATTAAAAGGGTCGTTTCATTATGTGTTGAAGGTCTTACAACAGACGGCGGTCATCACAAACAGTGGTATTTAGAGCAGATTCTTAGATCGATTTCTGGGGCTCGTTATCATGAATTTAAACGAGAACATGAATGGGAAAAGGGAATAGCACCATAACGGTAGGGATCCGGCTGGATGAGAAATAGTCTTGGTAAGATGCTAGAGTCTGGCTAATTAGCTCCGTTTCGAAAGCGGATGGGTGTAAAAGCCACGTGAGTTCGAATCTCACTCTTACCCATAAGTAGCAAAAAGCCTCGAACTCTTCCTAATTTAGAACATTAGGAGGAAAGAAATCATGTATAAATTCGTAGTCTATAAAACAATAAATCGTATCAATAATCGTTATTATGTTGGTGTTCACAGAACCAAAGACATAAACGATAGATACTTGGGTTCTGGCATTCTTTTAAAGGTTGCAATCAAGAAGTATGGTAAAGAGAACTTCACAAAAGAGATCCTTGCAATCTTCGATTCTTATGAAGAAGCTTTCAATAAAGAACGAGAAATTGTTACTCTTGAATTAATAGAAAAGGGCGAATGCTATAACCTTCATTGCGGTGGCGATGGAAATTGGGATAGCATCAACTACGGAAAGTTAAAATATCTTCATCCCTCGTCTAATTGGGCTGTCGCAGATAAAAAGATTAAAGAAAGAATGACAAAGGGCGGTCTAAAGGGATTTAAGCACGCAAGAGAAATTAAATCTCAGATGATAAAAGACGGCCTACTTAAAAATGATTCTTTTAAAGGCAAAAGACATTCAGACGAGTTTAAGCAAAGATTATCGATTATAATGAAAGAAAAACAATGCGGAGAAAACAATTCACAATACGGGACTTGTTGGATTCATAATGATTCACAGAGCAAGAAAGTACGAAAAGAAGAGTTGGATGGTTTTATAGAAAGTGGTTGGAAAAAGGGTAGAGTACTCAAGTGGTAAAGAGGGGAGTTTGCTAAACTCTTAGGGTGTAAAAGCCGCGCAGGTTCGAATCCTGCCTCTATCGCACGTCCTTGTAGGCTAATGGATAAACCGAATGGCTACGAACCATTCATTGTGAGTTCGAATCTCGCCGAGGACACATGAAATATTTATACTGGATAAATATCCACTACGCATGTTATGGTATAATAGTACATGACGGCGTAGTAATCGAGGCACCGCCGATTGCTAAGTGGGCCATTGGTAAGACCTTCGATGATTTCAAGAAGTTCGTCAAGAAAAAAAACGGCCAGATAAAAGGTAAGCATCTGCCGGGTTAGTCTAATGGTAAGACGCCTCTTTGGTAAGGAGGAAACACGAGTCCGATTCTCGTACTTGGCTCATGGCTCTTTGGGTGAATGGTTATAGCCAGCTGCCTGCAAAGCAGTGAAAACTGGTTCAATTCCAGTAAGAGCCTCATTTGTTGTACAACCGCTGTAATTTATGATATAATGGATTCAAATGGAACAAGGTGATTGTTCCACTTACAACAGGGAGGAGATCCCAATGCGAAAATACCAATACGCCGTATTCATTGGCCGGTTCCAGCCACTCCACAATGGACACTTAGAAAACATCCAAAATGCGTTGAAGATTGCTGACAAGGTTCTTATACTTGTCGGCTCTGCTTTCGCCGCCCGCAACATCCGAAATCCCTTTACATTTGAAGAGCGTAAACGAATGATTCTCAATTCTTTCGGCTTTAATAGTTGGCGTGACGATCCGCCAAAAGACGAAGAAGGTGTAGTCATATTCAATCGTTTGCTTATTAAACCCGTTAGAGACTTCCTCTACAACGATCAAGATTGGATCGCTGAAGTACAAGGCGTTGTTAACGAGGAGATCGATCAATTCGATGAGGACGTCAAAGTGGTGCTTGTGGGAATGAAGAAGGACGATACTACGTTCTATCTTGATATGTTTCCACAGTGGAATTTTGTGGCAACTAATGAGGTTGTAAGCCACGCCGCCACAATTATTAGGGACAAGTATTTCACTTATGAAATTGATTATCGATTTCTTGATTGCCCTGATCCCGTAAAAGCATTTCTACAGGACTTTAGGCAGACAGAAGATTATATCCATCTTTCAGATGAGCACTCTTTTGTCAAGAAATATAGAGAGTCTTTCAGCGCTCTTCCGTATCCGCCGACGTTTGTTACAACTGATGCAGTAGTCCTTTGTAACGGACACGTGCTGCTTGTCAAACGAAAGGCTAACCCTGGAAAAGGGTTGTGGGCGCTCCCTGGCGGCTTCATCAAACACGACGAGAGGATTGACGATTGTACGATTAGAGAGCTTAAAGAAGAGACACGGATCGAGGTTCACAAGAATGTGATTAAAGGGTCTTTTGTGACGTCCAACGTTTTTGACGCTCCAAACAGATCATTGAGAGGTCGTACGATTACACACGCTTCGTTATATGTTCTTAGGCAGATTGCTTTGCCTAAGGTGAAGGGAAGCGACGATGCTGAAAAGGCTAAATGGTTTCCATACGTAGAGTTCTATGACATGGAAGACAAGCTTTATGAAGATCATTTCCACATTGTAAAGCACTTTATTGGATTGGCCCGATAACCGCGGAGAGCGGTTGGGACAGGAAGGAGATTCCAAATGGATAACATGATTCTTATGACCGACAGCTACAAGGCAAGCCACTGGAAGCAGTATCCGCCAGGTACGACTGATGTTTATTCTTACATTGAGGCACGGGGTGGGGACTTTCCAGAGACAGTGTTTTTCGGATTACAAATGATTCTTAAGAAGTTCTTTGTCAGGCCGATCACTCAGGAGATGATTGATGAGGCTGATGAGTTCTTCAAGATACACGGAGAGCCTTTTAACAAGGAAGGGTGGGAGTACATCCTCAAGAAGCATAATGGTTATCTTCCTCTACGAATCATGGCCGTTCCAGAAGGACGGAGAGTAAACCTCAAGAATATTCTGGTGTCTGTTGAAAATACAGATCCAGAATGCTATTGGCTTACTTCTTACATCGAGACAGTTCTTATGAGGGCTGTCTGGTATCCGACAACTGTGGCAACCAATTCTTACCGGGCTAAGCGGCTGATCTACGATTTCCTCAAGGCAACATGCGATGACCCTGATGGGCAGATCATGTTCAGACTTCACGACTTTGGCGGTCGTGGCGTTTCTTCAGGCGAATCGGCTGAGATTGGAGGCGCAGCCCACTTAGTGAACTTCATGGGTTCTGATACAGTAGAGGGAATTTGGGCTGCCAACAAGTACTACAATGCTGGGATGGCTGGATTTTCTATTCCTGCAGCTGAGCACAGCACGATTTGTGTTTGGGGCCGAGGAAATGAAGCTGACGCTTATAGAAATATGGTGAATGCTTATGGCGGCCCTGGCAAGATTTATGCTTGTGTCTCGGATAGCTATGATATTTATAACGCCGCTGACAATATCTGGGGAAAACAACTGAAAGACCTTGTTCTGAAAACGGGTGGTACGTTAGTAGTAAGACCTGATAGTGGTCATCCGCCTACGGTAGTAGCCCGACTGCTGCAAATCCTTGGCGATCGGTTTGGTTGCACTGTCAATGGAAAAGGCTTTAAAGTATTGAATCCAGCGATCCGTGTCATCCAAGGCGATGGTTGTACTCTCCAGATGATCAACGAGATTCTTCATGCAATGTGGAAGAATCAGTGGTCTGCAGAGAATGTCGCTTTCGGAATGGGTGGCGGTCTCTTGCAGAAACTTGACCGCGATACTTTCAAGTTTGCTATGAAGGCATCGTACGCAAAAGTGAATGGCAAAGAGATCCTTGTCTACAAGGAGCCGATTACTGACGAGGTTAAAATCTCGAAGAAGGGCAAGCTGGCTCTTGTAGAAACAATGGATGGATACGAAACCGTCATGCAAGGCACTAAATGGTACGATCGGGACGTCCTTGAAGAAGTATTCCTGAACGGCAAGATTACCAAGGAATACACGTTTGAGGAAGTCAGAAAGAACGTGGCATATTAATATGAAAGTAATAAATCATAGAGAATTTGCCAATGGGCAAGTCTTTGCATTGAAGCTTTACGACGGGATGCTGATTGAAACGACCGATACGTTCCTTCCGTTCTATACGAAGGATGCGGCATCTCAGCACGATAATGCTCTTCATAGCAAATACTGGGTGGGCGACCGGTCAGAAAGATGGATGATTGGTGTTTCCACAATGTCTGGATGTCCTGTGAAATGCAAGTTTTGTGCCGCGGGTAAGCTAAAACAGTGGAGAAACTTGACGGCCGAAGAGATAGTCAATCAGATTCTCTTCGTACGAGAACAGAATCACAACAACGATCCTCGGTATTGTAAAGAGTTCAAGGTAAACTACACAAGAATGGGAGAGCCCTTTCTGAACATCTTTGAGGTACAAAAGGCAATAAGTATGATTAGCCGGATGCACCCTAGTGCTCACCATTATGTGTCGACGATTGGGCTAAAAGGGTCCGACTTCTCATGGATAAAGGACAACATTACGTTACAGATTTCCCTCCATTCGTTGGACGAGGAAAGGCGGAAGTGGCTTATACCAATAAACAACCTGATGACTCTAGAGGAGCTGGGAGCTATCAGAACGGGTAGTCATTTGAAAACTACAATCAACTTGACACTTGTGGACGAAAAAGACTTTGACATCAAGAAACTCCGCAAATACTTCGATCCCAAGTACTTCTTCATCAAGCTGTCTCCGATCAATGAGAATGAGATCAGCAAAGGAAATGACTTAGGCAAGGGCGTCATTGAACAACTCAATCTTGTCTAGAAGGGAGGACCAAATGGAAACTATTAAGAAGCAGTTGGCTGAAGAAGGCTATGAGTTTGCGGTCGCTGTCGCAACTCAGGCTGAGATTGAGGCTGGGGCGGCTTGTGGGCAGTTGTCAATTATTTCTGAAGAATAACGATGTACAATTGTGGCAGAAGTATGATATAATGTACTTACAATGGCGGATAGGAGAGATTTTAGTGATCCTGAGTCCGTCCGGGTGGGCTCCCGTAACTACCAGAACAGCCCATGAGCGCAGTACAGAGAAGTACAGGTTTGGCCGTTCCTGTTAAAAACGGCCAGCCATTACGTTTCCTCGTTAGAACACCATAATTTAGTACTTACCGATGTTGCATGGGAGGTTGAAATATGCATACTGTAAGAGAAGCAGTTAGAAAAATTATCGATGAGTTGCGTGCTCAGATCGAGGCTTCTAAAAAGAAACTCGTGAAAAGGGCTACTCGAAAGAAGTAAGCTGTGCCCTTGTAGCTTAATGGAAAAGCAGCGGTTTTGTAAACCGCCGATGTTGGTTCGATTCCGACCTGGGGCTCACCAAATAAAAAGGAGTACGTATGGCTAAAAAGAAAAGTCCGATGACAAAGAGACCGAGCACGCTGGTCGTAGCACCGGGATGTGAAGCTTGCAGCAAAGTGTGCAAATACAACGGCCCTGTTGCTGATCCTTTTATGGCGGCAGAGTGGAAACGAGAAGAGCCCTACGGTTGTAATTCAAAACTTACGGGCTTTGGACTAGAAGGAGTATGAAATGGACGCGCAGAAGATTAAGGAAATTCAGGGATTAATAACTAGACATCAAAAAGCAGTTCTGCCTCAGCCGCCACGTCCTGCAGGTCATAATCGTCAGGATGAAGATTTAAATAAGGTGGCAGCCAATGATATTATTGGAAAGGGTGGAGAGTCAGATCTCCGCAAATAAATGAAAATTGAAATAGACGTCGATCCGTCTAAAAAAGAAATTGTAATTAAAGATGGCGCAGGAAACGAACGCTATGTAAAAAGCATCGTCATTTGCGGAGGCGACGCCACAGCTGGGAAGTTTTATTTATTTGGATGGGGCTCTTCTGCAGATGGCGGCTGGGCGTTAGCTCATTCGCTAAAGGCTACGGAAGATCCTTTTTACAAGAGGTTGTTCGATCACTTCTTTAGATGGCTGGGAATCAATAACGGGATGGCTATTGTTGGAGAAGAGCCTGAAGCTATTTTAAAGAGGTGGGAGGCAGAAGACAAGAAAAACACTCCGACGTACAATTAACAAACGCCCTTGTAGGCTAAGTGGATAAACCATCAGGTTTCTACCCTGAGTTTGGGGGTTCGAGTCCTCCCAAGGGCGCATGGCTTCGTAGGCCAATTGGCAGAGTCAGCAGGCTCAAACCCTGTTCAGTGTCAGTTCGAATCTGACCGGAGCCACATCATACAAAAGGAGACGCATATGGGATGGCAAGCACGCTTGAAGGATAAGCCCAAGTTTGAGAGAACATGCAATAAGTGCGGTGGCACAGGAATTAAGAGAAAATACATCTCAGTCAACGGCATTCAGGGAGAAGAAATAAGAAAGTGTAAATGCAGCTTGCCCAAGGTAGAAGCCAAGATCATTCCTGCAGAAGTAATAATCGATGCGGACTCAGCTATTCGTTCGTCATAAATCGTTGTACAATCCTCTATAATTGTTTTATAATGTTTTTAAATAACCACCAAAGAGGTGCATTCACATGTCTGTTTTTCATTCCTACGAAAAAGTTGAACGTCTAGAAAAAGAAGAGTGCGATGGCATTCTCAATGGCATTTGCTACATCTTTGAGAAGCTAGACGGTGCTAACGCACAGATCTATCTAGACACTGTCACTAACGAGATTGCGTTCGGTAGTCGCAACCGGGTTCTCGGCATTGGTGACAATCTTGTCTCGGGAGATTCTTTTAGAGGCTTTGCTGGCTGGGTAAAGGAAAACAAACTCAGCTTAAGCAATTTCTTCACTATTTATCCCGACTATATTCTCATGGGCGAGTGGCTTATTAAGCATTCTCTTCCGTACCATGCTTCCGCGTATCAAAATTTCTATGTTTTTGATGTCTACAACACTGTCAAAGAGCGATACGTCCGTTTTGCTGACGGCGATGATGCCTACGTGTGGAATACTGTTCAAAAAGCGGGTCTTAAGACTATCAAGCTAGACGACGCGCTCACTAATCCGACAATGGAAGATCTGCAGAGAATGCTTGGTATTCCTTCGTACTACGGCGCTCCGTTTCGCGAGGGCATCGTAATTAAGAATTACGATTTCGTGAACAAGTGGGGTCGCCAGCCTTATGGTAAACTTCTTCATGAAACTTTCAAGGAAGTCAAAGCTACTCCAAAAGCTCCCGCAGGTGAAGACGCAATTGAAAGGGCTGTTCAGGTTCAGTACGTTACTGAAGCTCGTGTAAATAAGATTTGCTACAAAATCAAGTATCTTGAAGTCTGCAAAATGCCAGAGTTTTCAGCTGACGACAACGTTAGTTCTGCTGTAGAGAAATATAGACTTGAAATGAAGCATGTCCCTCAAGTTATCAACATGGTTTGGTATGACATCATCACAGAGGATATGAACGACATTCTCAAGCGCCTCAAGGATCCAACTATTAATTTCAAGCTATTGAAGAGACTTGTATTTGAACGGGCAAAGGAATACTATATCCGTAGCCTACAAGAAGGAGTATTGCATGAAGGGTAGGATGAAACCATCGACCAGGTACGAACGATTCAGAGAAGCGATCCTGGCTAAGTTCAATGAACAGCATAGTCAAAGTCGTCTCATCACATTCTTAAAAACAAAGGAGAACATCAACAACGAAATCGCATACTGTTGTGACGAGAACGATGCCTTAAAAGATGACGCTATAAGCATGGCGCATTCTTATTGGCAGATTTTTAGGTTAGTTAACCGACCCATTTTATTGAGAGATTTGGAGGTGTTTGCTGCCTTTACGTACCCTAGCTTTAACACGGTTTCAACAAGAAGTGCTTTTTACACGGCGATATCTGTATTGCATAGCATTAATTTAATTGACTATACATTTAGAGAATTAGATGGACGCCCGGCGGACGTGATTCTGTTTTCTATCCACGAAGATGAACTAACAACTACGGAGGAGTAAATATGTCTATTGGTAAACAAGCTTATGAAGAAATTGCACAGATTGCCCAGCTGGCACTGCAGGACGACGCGGTGAAGTTTTACGATAAGGAAACAAACGCAGCCGGTGGTAGGCTGAGAAAGCACTTGAAGGCGATTGCTGACATTGTGCGGGCCGAGAAAAAGAATATCCTCGAGGTCAGGAACGGGCGATCAAAGAAGTAATTAGTTCTTGGTTGAACAAGGGTGGCAGCTTTAGGGTTGCCACCCTTTTTACTAATATCTGGAGGTAGTTATGAAACAAGTCAAGATTATGGGCATCGACTATTCTGTTGTCCAAGTGGGCGCTACAGAAGTAGTCGAGGCTTTCAAAGACAGTCCGCATTTTGCTTCCGTCAAAGAATTGGTTGGAGAAAATGGAGAGAATTTTGCGGGTCTTTGTGATGCACAAAAGTGCGTAATCTACATTTTCAAAGATCTACCTCAAGACAAGAAAGAAAAGGTTTTCGTGCATGAAACAATTGAAGCTACCGATCAAGAGTGTCTCCTTGAGCTGCCGCATTCTAGAATTCAGGAGATTACAAATCTCTTGTACATGAATGAGCCGCTTAACTTGAGCGACACTAAGCTTCAGACTGTTTTGACATCGTTTGAAAAGGCAGGCTTGTGGACTTCTGGTAACACGTTCACTTTCGCCAACAATTTGCATGTTCAGGGAAAGATAAACGTTAAAGGATTACTAGAAGATGATGCTAAAGCAAGTGAAGTTGAACCTGTTTCTGGGTATAATCAAGGGTAGCGTTAACGCGATGATGATTCCTGCCAAACATGGCAAGCGTCTCATTTACTCTGGCGGTTATAGGGCGGCAAAGCAGAAGGTTCAGAAGTTTTTAGAGGAAAACTACAAGGAGTTGGGTGGTTGCCTAAGCAATCATCCAGAGTTCTATTACACAACTGTAGACTATATAGTCTATGATAATTGGCTGACGAAGTCAAGTAAGTATCAAAAGCTCCGGAAGAAGGACGTCGCTAACTTTACTAAGAACTCAGAAGACGTTGTCTTTACGTTTCTGGGCGTTGACGATTCGTCCATTGTTGATTCACGTATCCGCAAGGCCTTGGTTAAGCCGGGCCACACTGCTTCAATGCAGTGCGTCGTATCTCTATACGAGATGGACCCTAAGGTGCTGGATGTTTAAAGATCTCTACTGTTGAATCTTCTTTACTAATCTCCACAACATCAGCGTACATTTCAAGGAAGCCGTAGACTAGCTCGTCTACTACTTCTTTCGTTACTTTTGATATCTTTTCTATAACGTAAAGATAAGTTCCAAACCCCAATTGACTATTTAGTCCAAAAGTGAGGTTATCAGCCTCATAGCTTTCTAATGGAGGGTTTGAGAACTTATCCTTGATGGACAACCTGAAGTTATACTTTGAATCGTCTGTGCCGATGTCTCTATAGCCATCTGACAGTGATTTGATCTTTAGAAGGTATTTGTCACCCGTTATTAAATGCAGTCTTTGTCCCATAAAGTATGCGAGGGCGGCCTTTCGACCGCCCTCTGTCTCCTTGTTTGTTACTTAAGAACAGGCGTTTCAGCAGCCATCCCAAGAGCGGCAGCCTGAGCGCCATGAACTCTTAGGGTAATGAAGTCCGCAACGTTCTGAACTCCCTCGCCAAGATCAGCGTCCGCATTGACTGCATACGCCGTGTCCCCAGCTGCATCACCCGAAATAACCCAAAAGCCGAAAGCTCCGTCTGGATCTATTTCGAATGTGCCATCGCCTGACTGGACCGAAACATTGAAATTCTCAATAGCAATCGGCTTTCCGCCTGGCGTAACAGGGTTTAGTTTCACATGGATCTTCTCTTCATTTGTGCAAGCTAGTTCTAACATAGCAGTACTCTCCTTTGACCACTTAAGCTTTGGCATTCCCACACTGTAGTTCCACGCTACATGATTGCAGAGTTTATGTACTTTGTGAGACGGAACGCTATAGTAGTTGTTAACAATTGTTGCCGGGTGAATCGGACTACACTCAGCGTAGTTTTTATGTTTCATGATGCCACCTCCGCTTAGTGAATAAATTAAGTCGATTCCCCCTCGGAAGTACGTTGTTAGAAAAATTAGTTTCTTAGGGCAGTCCCGCAAACGCCACAGAATTCAAAGCTTGATTTCCACGTACGTCCGCACGTAGGACACACAAACTTTTCCCTTACAATCACAGGCTGCTGTACATAGGCTTTGTCTCTTGTCCCTTTCAATATGATAACTAATGAATGGACATTTGATTCTAGTGCACTAGCATGAGCCGTCCCAAATTTCTGGAACGATTTAGAGCCTTCAACGGTGATACCTGCGTCGTTTGACAGAGAGCGTTTCAATAATCCTTCTGGCTCTTCGCAGCGGAAAGTATCTGGGCCGTTCATTACAGCATTCATCGCATTTCCGACTTGCGACGTGAAACATGAAGACTTCGTCCCTCCACCTACAGAATTAGACGCTGTGTAAGTTACGCCACCCAATGGCGCGCTAGTGTTCTGGACGCCGATCCAAAGGTTGTTTGGGCAACACCACGGACACATGCATCCCCATGGATGATTATTGTAATAATGATCGTGCTTATAGTTGTAGCGGATTTCCCTTACTTCTGGCAGAGGTTTTTCAAACTGCCAAGTGACTCGAATGATTCCGTCGTCAATCTTGTCGCCTCTGAAATCACTTATTTGTTCGGTCTTTTCGATGAACTTGAATCTCCTACCTTCTGTGAGGCTCTCAACAAATCGTTCGATATCAGCTGTATGGCCCGCTCGCATATAGAAACCACTTTCGCTGACTTTTCTGCCATCGATTTCGATGTGCACAACGGCGTTTCTTCCACCGAGATTCTTGAGTAGAAGCGAGTACTCTGAACCGAATGGAATAAAAACGGACGATTGGTTGTTTTGGATTTTCTCTCGGAGGATCTTCTTACCGACTTTTACAGAACACACGAGTTTATTACTGTACATCATGGCACGACCTTTCCCGGTATCTGACTAGTACCGTAGAGTTTAAAGTCAGATGGATTTTATGCAATTGTTTGTATGTAAATTACCAAGATTTAGTCATTTCTTATCCAGACAGCGTCTCCTTGATTGCCGCCTAAATAGAGCGGTATGTAATACATTTCTTTGAAATTGTAAAACTCCAAAAGATGCTTCACTTCGGCATACACGTGCTGATCTTTCCACACGGGCAACCACTCAACTTCAATGTGTATAGATTTCATAGCTCTTATTGCATCGCCAAAGCTAATGAGAACTTCCCAAGTAAACCCTTCTACATCTATTTTGACGAGATCTATTTCTGGTTCGTTGATGAGTTGCAAGAGCTGGACACCGTTTATAGCTAACACATTGATCCAATTTATTGGATGTGGCGCGCCCCAATACTTAGAAATGAATTCAGTGTCGGCTGATAGAATAGAACTTGTTCCCACTATATGATCTGGAAATACTGTAGCGGGTATAGCATTGAATTTAATGACACCTGGCTGATTAGAGATAGCTAATTCAAAAGACCTGTATTGCGGAAAGTTTTTCACGATTTGTTTGAATGATTCGGGATGCGGCTCAACGATAAACATCTTGTTGTCGGGTATGTCGGCTAGTTTTTGCACTATTTCTGCATGGAGCGCATCTCTAGATCCAATTTCTAGAAAGTTTTTTGGCGGCTCTTTGAAGCGCTCAAGATACGTCTTGTAATATTGTTCCATTATTTTATGTTCCCTTGCCATGGTTTGGGTGCGGTTGGGTCGATTGTAATATCGAACAATTCTGAGGTAAATGCTAAGTGATAGTTTTTAATCAGTTTTTTGATATAATCAGCCGGAACATTGCCGTCGTGCCAATTTCCAGAATTATAAGCGTCTCCAGCTAATCCGATGAAGTTTACGTCGTTTGCTGTGCCGTCTTTGAATATCCTTCTGTTGAAAAATTTGACAACGGCAGTGATAGCGTATTCATCATTTCCGGCCTGACTGGGCGTAGGCGAGAAGCCCATTTCATAAAAACAAATGAACATTAGTTGGAAGCTGCTATATGAGCACGCAGCAGCGGATCCGTATTGTTCAACTAGCTCGAATTGCCTGCCTTTACAATATCGACCGCCTATATCATAAGCAGCTTCGTGTTTTGGCTTGTTGTTCTTTCCGCCAGATGATTCATTCAGACTGAACGCTCCTAGAAAAACCTGGGGATCGACTGGTTCAAGCGTGTCATCAACAACAAAAACTTGAGGGAACTTTAAGTATACGGCGTTTCTTTTAATCAACTTTACTAATTCGGGCATTATAAGCTGAGACATAACTACCTCATTCGCCAAACATTTCGTCCGTCTCTTTCTTGGGCTTGCCATCTCCGAATCCAATTTCTGATAGATCTTCTATACTGAGATCATCTGATTCTTCGATTTTCATCCTTCGATAATCTATCTTGCAACCAATTTCTAGACGAGCCTGTCCGCTTCTGTTTTTACCGACATATAATCGGAGTTTATTTCTTGTGAATTCTTCCTTCGTCTGTCTAGCTACAAGCACGAAATCCGCGATCATAGCTTTCTCCCATGATTCAGATAAATTAGAGATATCTGACTCGGTCTTATCATATCCCGCGCGGTTAATCTGGGAGGCTGTCCAAACCGGGCACCCAAACTCAGCTGCCAGAGCCTTCAATTGACGGTAGATAAGACCAAGGTCGGATCTGCGTTCAGCATTCTTTACAGACGACTTCATTAAGTCAGCATAATCCACTATAATCAGGTCTGGCTTCTTACCACTAGACATAATCTTGCGTTTGATATAGAGGGAGAGCATGTCCTTAGTAAGGCATTCAGGCGGAAACTCTTTCAATAACAAATGACTTTTGGGATTTGCCTCTATAAATTTTGTTACGTAACTATTGATGACGTCCGTCGGACTGTTGATAATATCAATAATCGGTTTGCCTGATACAAGGCAATCGTATCTGGTCATAACTTCACTGGCTGTCATTTCAAGAGTAAAATGAAACACTGTTTTGCCTTGTAGTAGAGCCGCGTGACCGATATTGACTAAGAACAGCGATTTGCCGAAGCCTGGAGGAGCAGCAATGAAATAGAGTTTGTTCGGATATGCACCGCCAACACAAATATCATTAATCCTGTCTGAGAACGTCTTTATGATTTTGTGCGCGTTGACTAGTGTGCGATCCCGTTCTCTCTGAGCTACGTCATCTAGTTCCATCTCACCAAAGTCGGCCTCGAATGTTAGATCGTCAAGAAGTTTATAGATGTCAGACTTTATTACAGCGAGATCTTTCTCGTCCATGATACCGAGACTCATATTAGCATCGGCATTCTTGACAGAGGCTACGATATGCTGAGCATTTTTGAGAAGGACAAAGCTTTCTAATTTTTCAATGAAATACTTGATGCAAGACATCTCATTTACTTCATTGGCTTCTCTGCGGACCATGCCCTTCTCAATTATCTTTTCTAGCTTCTTGCCCCTAAACTTTTCAATGATATAGAACTTGTCTTTGTTGGTTAAACGATCTTTGATGGCTTCTACAAATTCATCTTGCAATTCTGTATCGGCTAAAACTGGCTCGTCAAAGAAACGGAACTTTATGGCTTTTTCAAAAATGAATAGATTATACTCGTTTATAGATTCTAATAGAACGTTGACCAAATTGATGGTCATATCGTTACTAATAGTGATGTATTTTGTGATCAAGTCTTCACCTCAAATAAATATTGGCAGGCTCGGAACGTTCTCGTTGATCCGATTTAATCTCCATGATAGGGGAGAACCTGCCATATTGCTAGTCTTTCAAGAAAGCTACTGCCAAACACGCGCCTCTAGACATGTTGATGAAAAAAGGAAATCCGTCTTTTGTTCTGCCGTTGATCACTAAATTGGCGCTATTCGGAGTATCCTTTAGGTTGAGGGTTGTGTCGTCCTGTAAGTCTTCGATTACAACGGTCTTGTCTGGTTCGAATACGTTTGTGATTTTTATTTTCATCGTATTCTCCTTTCGTGTTTACGTCTTTGCGACGTAATTGTTAGAACGGAATATCTTCGTCTAAGGAAACATCATTGAAAGCAGGCTTCCCAGCGCCTGAAGCCATCGCTCCCTGGTCGGGCGCATCTGCCGCGCCAGCAGCCGGAGCTCTGTGTGTAGAGCGACTGGCAGGATCTTCACCTGTTGCTTTTCCAGCAGCCTTGAGAGCTCTGTTTTCCTCGTAGATACGAGCATTTTCCTGCATGAAAGCCCAGGTGAAATGTGGCATCGTATTGACGATCCAGTAAGCCTCTTCCTCGGTGAGGGCAAAGGAAACTGAAGCGCTTTTGAGTGAGGAATAGAGCGTGACGATAATCGTGTGGGCGAAGTTGTAAGGAGACTTTGCGTCGTCCTTGCCCTTATTCTCAACCCTCTTCAAGAAGAGGCTTGACTTCTTCTTCTCACCATTCACTTCAAAATAGTGATCGATGGCATATCCGTCAGCAGGAACTGCTTTGCCTGCGTTGAGGATATTTTCTACGAACCGCTTGATTCGCAGACATTCTGTGTAGCCGAAAACCATGGAAAGCTTAAGGTCGTAATCGAACCTCTTTTCCACCGGGTTTCCATCAGGTCCCTTGAGCTGAGGTGCACATTCAATCTTGAACTTCGTTACGTCTTTGTAGGATCCAAGTTCGAATCTGAGACACGAGGTCTTGTGGTAAAATGTTTCTGAAACAATCGTCTTCGGTGTAGCCATTGTTATTCTCCTTCTGGGTGTAGGTCTTTGTATTTACGACCACGTATGGTTAATTGTACAACGGATTGCGTATCGTCCAACGACGGTACCTTAATTATGTAGCCGTTCACGTAAATGCCGATTGGAATCTCTACTTTCTCCTCTCCCTTTTTAACCACTTTTCGTAACATTTGTAGACTCCAATACTATATCTATCTTGCTTTTCTTTATCTCGAATACTTTGGATCTCATTTTATCCAAATACTTGTTTCCTCTGTCTTTGTGTTTGGCCTTGTAGTATCTCTTGTCTGTTTTTACCTCTCTGTCTACGTCTTTTAGAAGAGCATGCGCAAACGGAAACACTTCGATCGCTATTCCTTGAAGCTTAAGTCCTGTTTTGTGCACTTCGACTATGTCTATAAGATACAATTCTTGAGCATGCAGCTTGCTGTTGAATTGAAACACTTTCTGCAGTTTTGTGTCGTCGATCTTTTGAGTTAAAGTCATTGCTGTGATTGAATCGCATAGCATTATTTGCGCCGCATAAGCATTGCGGCATTTGATGGCTAAGAAATTCTTCACATGCTTGTTGAAACTATGCAGCGAAGCATTCTTGAATTCTTTTACATACTCGAAGTTGACAACTCTTTTATCTCCGGGTTGTAATTCGCTTATTTTTACGAATGATAATTCTTCGTCCTTCTCTACGAGGATTTCTGTGTCGTCAGTAAATAGGGCTGTAAGTCCTAATTCGTCTGTGATAGCGTACATGTCTCTGTAGCCAACACTTTGCATAGATTTTACATAGAGAGGAGTATGACGAGAGCTTAAGAGGGCTTCAGACGCTAATCTAGTATCAACTCTCTTGCCTTGTTTAAAGTGGTCCTCTTGTAAATTATAGAAATACTTATGAATATACTTCGCAACTTCTGTCGTTCTATATCTCGGCCCACCCCATCGAGCAGCATAGACAGATATAGTGTGCAGAAAGCTGAGAGGATGAACCATTAAAGCAGCCCTGTCCGGCCAACAACTTTCCCGCCTTGCTTGGCTGTTGCTTTTCCTGTCGACTGGCCACCGACAATTCCCTGAGGGCCGCCCTGCTTATTGCTGTATTTTCTATAGGCTTTAGCTTTAATGCTGTTGTTCATGTTAATGCCGCCGGCAAAGTTTATGACTTGATCCTTCTTGTAGATTTTCTGGCCGCACAAGCATCTGCCGATGTCGTCTTCGTCATAAAGCTCTCTGTATTCGCTGAAAGTAAATATCGTCTCTTCTGATTTCTTGCATTTTGGGCATTTGAATTCGTAAATAGGCATTACCATCTCTCCATTTCATTCATGTTTTGACCCTTATAAAGTTTGTAACTAAAGTTGGGTCGCAGTAACGTTTGTACATCTGTTTTGAAAACTTCATTCTGAATTAGTGTGGCTCCCTCTGCAATTATGTCTGGAACAGTGGCGAACACGCCAAATTCTACTTTGGCTGCATCAAGATGTTCATTCGGCACATTAAAGACAGCGGCGTCGACATTAAGGATACATTGCTTTATTTTCAGCTGTCTCGTATTTGCCAAGAATCTAAAGCAGTTCAATACCATAAGATCTGCAGTAGTAGATTGGAATGGAAAATTGTGAGCGCTTAAGAACGACTTCCATAGGTTGTCTTTAGTAAGATCGTCCTCACTGAATCTCCGCTTTCTGAAGGATGTCGAGAAAACGCAAGCATTCTTTTCAAGGTAATCCTTCAGGTTGTTCTTATATTCTAACATCTTTCCATACTTATTATAGAATGCTACCTTATAGCTCTTCACATCTTCAACTCGCACACCTGCTTCGTTTGCAATAGTCGAATCGCCGGCCAGATTTAGCATGCTTAGAACAAACAGCTTAGCAATGTTTCTTTCCTTTTCGCCTATTTCTCCGCTAAATAGTTCTTTTGCGAACCGCATGTAGAAGTCGCCATGTTCATTTAGATCGTTTATCATGTTTTCGTCTTGAACAATTAAAGCGGCTGATCTTAAATCGGCAGAGTCTAGATCAAGGTATACTAATGTATGCTCTGGATCGGCTTTAAAATGCACAGAACATTTTGAGCCAATTTTCATTCCGTTGAGGAAGGGTTTTCCGTAGTATAGTCGACCTGAAGTAGCCGAAAATACGAACAATTCAGGGTGCAACTTGCCGTCGCTTGAATCTTGGCACTTCTTTAAGGTGGGCTTTACAATGTTGTCTAGTTCCCATCCAGAACAAGCAGTTGATCCCTTTGCTAGTCCTTCGCAGTCAACAGTTATTCCATTCCATTCGCTTTCAAGCTTGACAGCCATTATTCTAGGGACTACTCTAGATGTGAATTTGGCAGCAATTGGGTCGAGCATAAGTTCTTCGTGCAACAATTCTGTAAGGGCATGTTCTCCAGCCGCATCGATAGCAGCATAAACTAAACTATTTGTGGCAGCTTCCATTATCTGTTCTATTGTATACGTTTTGTAGTTTTCAATGTAGTGGATGTACTTCATAACAAAAGAGTATTGCGGGTAGTTAAGCAAGTCTCTAGAAGCAGCTTTAAGATTATAGCCCTCTACTTTTCTATTTTCTGATAAGGCATGAAGAAGCTGCATTCCATCCCATATTCTATTGCACTTTAGGAATTCTTTGAAGTCTCTTCCATAGAAGTTGCACAACGAAAAGATGTCAAAGCCACAGTTCCAGGCAATAAATGTTTTGGGCTTTTCAAACAGATACTTTTCCCAGAGATCCTTTATTTCTTTGGCTTGTCCATTGGCAAGTCCGGCTACAAGACCCGGCAAGCTAAGATTGAACGCGTGGCCTACGTTACCTTCAGTAGCCATTGAACCAATTCTTACGCTGTGCTTATTCTTGTCCCATATTTGCAAGCCATTTGTTTCTACGTCTATTGATACTCTAGTCCAATCGGGCAAGTCGAACATATTGTACAAATAAGCTTTAATTTCGTCGTAGTTGAAGTAAATCTTTGTCCGAGGTGAGAAGCCGTTTTCGACAACATCAATTGGCCATTTGTGTCTTTCGGAGACGCTTTTCTGGAGATACGCTTCTCTTACTTCCGATTTGAAGTTGTTAGTGGCATCGACTAATGTTGTCATGAATGATTCGAACGCTAGAAAAGTTTCTGGCTTAGACATTGTGAAGTCTATCGGTGGCATGAAAGCAATAAAGTAGTGCTTCTTGTCTCTACGAACGAAATACGAGAACTTATGGACGTCCCTTTTAGGGTTGCCCGCCATCTTATCAAATTCGTCTATGTCTCTAAGGATGTGTTTGTATAGATTGCTGCCGAATACAATAAGGATCTCGTCGTCCTTGATGTTGTAGCCTCTCATGGAGTCTACTCTATTAGCAACCTTAAGATTGATTTCTAGTTCTTTGTTCTTTTCTTTAATGTCCTTAAAGATCTTAACTAGTTTTTCTAGATTCTCTTTCTTTTTAGCTGGCTCACATATAATTGTAATCATTCCTGAACCCGTTTGCATCTAAAACATGCACACTTTCAAAGTTATAGTTGAAATAGAAGTTTTGAATTTGATTAGTAAAGCCCTTCCCAAATAGCTTTATAGCGCTGTTTGGTCTGATCAAATCTATGAACACCCGCTGACAGTTGTCTATGTCGTAGGGTAGAATGACTATGTCTGATGATCGCATGTTAACGGTACAAAACATATCGATGCCTTTTGTCATATTTGTTCTAAAATTGACACCCATACTAGAAGTGCAGGAGCCCTGTGGCGGAACGATGTGAAACCTTCTAGACGTTAGTGGGTCTTCTCCATGGAATTTGATTTCGCTTTCTATCTTATAGAAGAGACTCGCAAACAAATAGCTATAGAAAGACTTGTAATTGTTGACGTCCATTTCGTATCGGGCTCTAGTTCCCTTTTCCAGCTTGGCCTTGCGAACGTAGTTTTCGGACTCTTCACATAGACTAGTATTCGTCATGTGCGAGATAGCGCTTTTGCAATCGGCTATTCTGACATTACGGAGTTCCTTGCCTGGGTAGCCAATGGATGACCCGAACGTCAAGACTAAACTCATCAAATTACGAACTTTATCGTGTATGTCGTATTTAACTATTTCATCAATCCACGTGGCAGCATCGTCTACAAGAGTATCGATCCCTTTCGAGGTTGTATCCATCGGCTTAATGAATTTGATTGCACCCAGTTCGTTCTCTATTGCGTCTTTGTAGGCTCTATTGACAGTCCGTATGTCAGATAGCTTATGCTCATCGTCACCCTCTTTATTGTATCTTTTCACGATTTCTTTGTCATCAGCATACAATATGATCATGGCGTTGTTGCACAAGAAATTTATGAGATCCTGCAACCATACAGCATCGTTGTATTCTTTTTCTCCACGAAGACAATTGTACATCATCCGAGTCATGATGCTTCTATCGGACACAAAGTAGCGCTTGCTGTAGGGATACTTGTGTAGAAGGTTCTTTTGGAGGGTCGATTTACCCGTCTTGTCTCCGCCTTCTATGACTATGTTGGGAGTATACATATTACCTCGAGATCTTATCGATTAGTTTAAGTTGTCTCAGCTGATTGTAAGAATTGGAGCGCTGGAGTTTGCCGATATACAAATTGTTCGTATCCATTATATCAATTTTCTGATCGCCATCTTGTATTTCTTTATCACCCCAGTAGTAAACACGGGACATAGATGAAATTCCATCCGATAGCCCAACAACGTAATACGGCTTGCCCTTCTTAGATTTCTTCTTTTCGACAGTAGAGATTCTGAAGACAGCAGCTAATTCACCCTCATTTTCAAGATCGACAACATCTTCAAGCATCCGCAACTTAAAGTCAGGATATTTCTCTTTGATACGATCTCGTTGGCCTACGAAATAGGTGACTTCTGTAAAACTGACATTCATGAGCTCTATCTCGTTGGCGATAATATCAGAGAGACTCCAAGACACTGGATCTTCCTTGTATTTTCTAATCTTGACGAATTCGTTATACATGTCTGCCCTAGATACTCCGCCCGCAATAGAATCCAAAGCTCCCGACTGGATAAGTGCAACGATAACTCTTTTGTTTTTGAGCTGCTTGTGATCCGAGTTAATAAAGTCATTAATTCCGGTGAAGGGTCTGCGTCGTATAATTTCTGCAGCAGCATCGGGAGTTATTCCTTTCACAAATGTTAGTCCGAATCTGATATTTCCATCTTTATCAATGGAGAATTCAAAGTCTGATTCGTTGACATCGACTGGTAGAATTTTAACCTTATCTCGTTTGATGAACTTTCCTTCTGATTCATAATAGATCGCACTAGTCTGGATGCGAGAGATATACTTTGCGATAGTTGATGTCCCATACTTGTCTTCTTTTGATCGAGCAGTGTTATTAAGCAGCGCAGTATAGAACTCTATTCCATAGTGAGCCTTAAGCCACAATTCGCGGAATGAAGTATACGTATATGAGTCAGAATGACTTTTGTTGAACGCATATCTTGAAAAGGCTCGGATTTGTTCCCAAAGCTCTTTTGCGACCTCCGCTGGCATCTTCTTGCTTGCGTTAGTAACGAACTTGTGTTCCCACGAGTCAACTCTTTTGAGTCTGGCAGTTTCGTATTTAGTTGACCTCTCATATTTTACGAGGTCTTTTCTTGACTTGTTGATTTCAATCGGATCAAATTCACCGAGCTCTTTGAAAAGGCGCATGAAGTCTTCTTGATAAACAACAATGCCATAAGTGCCTTTGAGATAATCGGCGTAGCTTTCGTGTGTAAGATCACGCCAGTTTCCTGCGGCTTTTCTCTTTGCAAATTCAACGTTCATTCCCATGTCCAGAGGTCCCGGGCGGATAATGGCGTTGATGGCTGAAAGATCGTCAAAGCATTCTGGCTTGACATCAAGAATAGTCTTAAGGGCTAGATTAGATTCAAACTGAAACACTCCAAAGAGATCTCCCTTTCTGGCTAAGGCGTACGCTTCTTTTGAGTCAATATCGATTTTATCCCAGTCAATGTCCACTTTGTGTCGGCTGTTAATAAGACGCACGGTGTCATTAACAACGGCCAAATTATTAAGTCCAAGTATATCAAACTTAACAAATCCTTGACCAGTAAGTTCATGATAGTCTCCACCTTCTGTGTTGGCTGTAACGATAAATTCTTTAGATCTGATAAGTGGGATCCAGTCGTAGATTGTGACTCCAGATACTACTACGCCTGCCGCGTGTCTACCAGTTGCCTTGATAGAGTTGCGGAGACGCTTAAACAATGTTTCTACATTAGGATTCTGTTCAAAAAACTTCTTAACCTTTGGGAAGTGCGACAACAGATAATCATACGGCATGTTGTCTAGTTGTTCTTTCTTTCCTTCGGTTGTGTAGATAGTAAATGGAAGATCTTTTGTTATCTCATTAACTGTCTGGTAGTCGAGGTTGTAGATTCGTGAGGCGTCTTTAATGCAACCTTTTACCTTGCCAATGTGATAGTTTCCAATCGTGGCTACCTTATCGGCGCCATATTTGTCCACAAGATATTGCTTGACCTCGTCACGCACCGCGGGCGAAAAATCGATATCGACGTCTGGAAGGTCTTTTCTGCCTTCATCAAGAAACCGTTCAAACAACAAGCCATGTTTAATCGGATCGACATCTGTGATTTCTAGCAAGTAGTTAATAAGAGAACCTGCCGCCGAACCTCTGCCTGCGCCTACTTCATAGCGACCAAATTTCTGTTTAGTCCACTTGATCATGTCTTCTAGAATGAGGAAGTAGTCTACGAAGCCTAATTTGATAATAATATCATACTCATGTCTGCAACGCTGGCGATATACTTCATTTTTGCTGAAGCCTTTGACGACAAGAGCGTCCGCTACTTTCTGATACAAAACTCTTGCGGCGTCTTCATAAAGCTTAGGGATCTTGAGGCTTGTATCTAGTTGGAAGCTGTCTACTTTTGAGAAGACTTCATACGATCCGTTTATGGCCGCAGCTACGGCTTCTTTTTCGTCTGCTGGAGGGTTATCTCCGAACCATCGTCCTTCTTTCCAGTCCTTTATGATCTGATCGAACGTCTTAAGATAGAGGTCCTTTACAACAAACTCCCACAGCTTTTCGTTTTCATTGTCCGCCTGATCCTCTTCTGACACTTCTTCCTCTGATGGTTCTTTTTCCTTTTCTTCTGTGTACGACTTCTTTGTTTGAAGCAACAGAATAGCTTCATGCACCTTCTGGTCGTTCGGATAGAGGTAGTGAGCGTCCGTTGTTACTATCGGAGTGACTCCCATCTCCTTTGCAATAGCCCAAAGTTTTGGATTCAATCTCCACTGATGAGAATAGTCCATCGACATCAGTTCGATGTAGAAATTGTCACCAAATTCGTCTTTGTACTTTTTCACGTATGCTCTGGCTTCGTCCATCTTATCATGTTCTAATAGACGGTTGAGCTCTCCTCCCGCGCATGCAGTCGAAACTATAATGCCCTCTTTGTTTTCTGACAACAACTTAAAGTCGATAAGAGGGAACCGATAGAACGATTCGATAAATGACAGCGAAGTGATTTTGAATAGGTTCTTAAGCCCTGTGTAGTTCTTGGCGATGAGAAGAATGTGATGTCTAGGATTGCCGTGAATCTTGCGTTGTTCAACTGCGCCGTCTTCTTTGCTACCAATGAATGGCATGAGAGCAGCTCTATCAGCAATCATGTATGCTTCAGTCCCAAAAATTGGCTTGATGCCAACTTTTCTGGCGGCTTCGTATTGCTTAAAGAAAACGGAGATGTTGCCATGGTTGGTAAGCGATACAGCAGGCGATTTGTGTTTGAGAGCCCATATGATATGTTCTTCCGCGGTTCCAATTCCATCTCGGATAGAAAATTCATTGTGGACATGCAAGTTTACGAAATTCTTGACTTTGATCTTTTTGATTAATTCTTTGAGATGCGAAAAGTTGTCGCTGGCACCTACGCCGCCCTTTCTAGCAAAGAACGAAGGATGATAGGCTCTAGCAATTGTGTAGTTCCCATTCTTGACAGGGCCTGCGTAATGATCGAAGGCCAATCCAAAGATGTTGGAAACTGTTTCGCCTAAACATATGATAAGTTCGGGATCGACTATTTCAAGTTCTCTTACGAACTTTTGAGAGATGCAAGTAGGTAAAACCTTTAGATCGATTTTGTTGTCTTCAGTTGAGCACTTCTGAATATTTGTAATGTAAACTGTTTCGAAAGAAAGACCTACTTCTGCTAGCATTTCTTTCATCATATCATAATGGTTGCTGTCTTCTGGCCCGAACACGTGATTGCCTCGGCGATTATGTGAAGGATTCATTCCTACTAACATAACACGCGCTCGCGGATAGCCGCTGGGCTTAACGAACTCTTTATTACATTCTAATTTGAGAAGTGGGCAGGCTTGGCATTCAACCGACGAAGTGTCTTCTATTGCGTCAACTATGTCAGCAAAATTTGAATCAATTTCTATTGGTTGTACTGCGTAACTAACTCCCGATATTGCTATTGCTTTCGTCATCTGTAATTTCCTTTATGAATGAGATTGCTTCCTGTAGGTTGTCTACGGGCTTGCATTCCTCAACGCTTTGCCATCCGCCATCGATATCATATTTGTTCGTTTCGTTTCTTACGTAAATGTTGCATACGTTAGGACGTTCAGCGGTATTAATAAGATTATATACATTATCTTCGATAAAGTACACCTCTTTGTTATTGAATCGATCGAAAAAGTACTTTTTCTCACCGAGGTCTGTGAAATGAATCATGTCTACCCATTGACTCATTCCTCTGTTGAACAACCACTCAACCGTATACATATACAGAATAGGGTAAGTTTTGACGGGTCTATTGGTGAGAAGAGATACTATCCCTTTTTTGTGACAAATACGAAGAAGGTCTCTTGCGTTATCTACAGCGGGCAAAATCATTTTAAATCCACAAAGTCGATATTCTTCTTTGAGTTCTTTATAGAGGTCTATGTTAGCACTTCTCCACGTGCAAAAGTCTTGAAACGTCTCAAACTTTCCGATGCCAATTTTATCTCCAAACCACGTTCTATATGCAAGCCCAATATCAGCTAATACGCCATCTATATCGATAATGAAAGTATACTGAGCGCTCTTGAATTTGTCGCTGTTCATGAAAAGCCGCTGATTGAATTTCTGGTCTATAGTCTTGTTTTTCATGTTTATTTTGCGGACTAACTCATCATAACTGATGTCAAATTCGTGACAGACATTGAACGCGTATTTCATAATGTCCACTACAGCGTCAGCCGCTTCTACTTTTTGTAGAAGAAGAGAGTTAGCTTTGTGCTCTTTTGAAGGGTCCCAATCGAGAGTGTTCATGACATCAGTAACGTTCTTGTTGATGCCGATGCAATAATCCTTTATTCTATCGACATGCGTCTTGTTAGCGTATTCTACTTGATTTATTTTGTCGAAGAAAACTTTTTGAAGATCATACAGATTTTTCATTCTTCTTCCCATTAAACTTTCTTGTATAGTTGTGAGCCCAATGGATAACATCCTCAGTCTTTATGGAGTGATTCATTTGAGCATAGCGTCCCACTAACTTTATAGAACCAAGCTCTCTAAGCTTCAAGCTTCTTGATATTTGAGTAGCTGTTTTGATGCTATCCAATACCCATTCTCCGTAGATAGCAAGAAACGCTTCTGGAGTTTTTGTTTCATACACCCATTTGTCTAGTTCTGGTACATACGTTTTGCGGTGCCAAGGATCAGTAACACTGTAAATGTAATCGAACTGTCCTCTGCCCTTTTCGTCAACAAGAAAGAAATTCATGAGGTCTGGAGTTGTTGAGATCTTAACTGTCACAGAAGTGTTGGACAACATCCCAGTTAAAGCGGGCAAAGGAATAGTTGATATGATATTGTCTCCGTAGAAAACGTCTTTATCCGTTGTCACTTTTCTATGTGAGATGTTCTTTATGTTAGCTATTATAATATGGTTGCTATCAGATTTTCCTGCTAAATCCAAACAGCGCTTAAGAAGTGATTTGCCCAATGCTACTTGAGAAACTTCAAACGCTGTGAAACTAGACTTCCCACCGCCGGTTAAATGTGATGATTCTGTTCCATTAGTTCCGTGTGCTTTGAAGGCATATTTGTTCTTAAAGTCGTCGGTGGCAAAATTGCGAACGTCGTCGTTAATCTTATAGCCGATGAAGACTTCTCTTGTTTTAGTAGGAAACCCTAACCTACGAAGTAAGGCTTCAGTGTCCTTGTTTTGGTGCAGGAATCTAGGGCCAAGTGGAAACTTTGTGTTAGTCTGGCTTGCGATGTTGTTCGTTATCACAAGGTTTCTGGTTCTAGTTGATTCTGCAAGGTAATGAAAGACTGTTAGTCCGGCAATACCTGATCCAAGGATCACATTGTCGTAGTTAGGGTTGGCCATTATTTCCTCGCATCGAATGCGTTGTCACCAAAGATAGCAAACAACAGGTCGTCCACACTCTGGTAGGCGTTGTTAAGTATGAATTCCTCGTCGAATAGAGCTTTGTCTTTATTGCTCAATTTATCGTAATCATTTTCTCCGTATTTAATCCACTCTGTAGGTCCTGGCATCTTAAACCCATGCTCTGCAAGCTCTTCATAGCTAGAGCAGCTCACATTAAATTCTGAATATTGTTCTTTAGTCGGCCATCTGCCACAGCAAGCAAATAGTGAACTAAAGTATTTTGTCATTCCTTCGGGACCTTCGTGATAGATACATCTCTTTGCACCATCGCATGCAGGCCGCAAATAGTTTGCTAATAGGGGGAATTTCCGTCCCACAAGCTCTCGAAGAGCAATATGGAGAGCAACTATCGAGCTTTCCTCGCAAGCCATTAGTCTCCGGCTGCACTGGCCCTTCAAGGCGAGATAGTTCTGTGTAAAGACGTATGAGTGATTTACGCTCATCGGGAGGAAAGCTCTCCCACTCTGCCATGACCCCTGACCAATCGAGATCGCTGATTCGTATAGGTCTTTCGTTGCTCTTATCCATTTTTCTACCTCGTATGCGAAAGCCGCATCCGTTTCCATTCTTTTGCAAACGTCCGGGTAAAATAGGAAATCTGCATCAAGTTTGTTGTTATCTCTTGTTCCAATAGAGGCGAAGGCGGTTCCGATTCGGACTCTTGCATGCTGGTCAAAAGTATGTCGTGGTGTCCCATTAACTTCGAAAGTGAATTGGACAGCTTCAGCAGCTTGAGGTAGGGTGTTTCCTGTGAGGACTGCAAGTACGATGCGATATCTGTTCTCAGGAGTAAGTCGTTCCCATTTTCCAGTTGATCCGGTTTCATTGTCGCCCCACGTCGCTGCAGCCATCGAAGCGATTGCACGGTACGGATTCTTTGTGCAATCATTCATCGCAACATACAGCGCATCCAGTGAATTTTTCCAACTATATGTCTTCTTGGGAGCCTGAGATGGCAAGGTTCCCATTGCTTCTCTCATGTTGTCTACTTGATCTTTATAGTCACTCATGCTTAGCTCCTAATCTTGCTGTAATGTATTCTTTAATTGGTATCCCTGTATTCGGCACTACTTGAACGCATCGGTCATCCCACAGCTCTATCATATCATAATCTTTTGTGGCTGTCACTTCAAGTTTAGGGAGTCCGTGTTTCGTAAGCCACGCATGAATTTCGGGAATTTGTGAATCGTCAAAGCCCGCTCGGGCAGTGAAGATCTTTACTTTGTTACCATTAGAAAGCCATTCTTTTACTCTTCGCATCATTTCAGGAATAGGCTTGCCAATTTTGCCATCACCCCAGCCGTGATATTCGGCTAAAGTACCATCAAGGTCTACGCCAATCCAGGCGATTCTTTCACTACTCATGTAACTTCCCCACGATCTTTATCTTTAAGATATTGATTTGACATTTCTCTGACTACTTTAATAGAAGAGCCCTTTGGTACAATAACAGATTTATTGTTTGGAAATAAGCGCTTAAGCGATACGTGTGCGTTGTCCATTTCTTGCATCGTCAAGTCTCTGTCGATTTCTAGTACAACAATGTCATTCGGCTCTAGAGAAATGATTTTAGCTTTTTCTACGTTGATATCTCTCATGTAAGTTCTCCCTGATCAACAATAACTCTAGCGACTTCTTTCTTTGAAAGATGCGACGTGTCGATAAAGAGGGTGTTCAATCCAAACAACTGAATAAATTCGATGTACTTATTTTCGATAGCTCTTTGTGCTTTCATTCTTTCTTCTACTGTCTCTGGTTCGGGAACAAAGCCTTTGCTATCTCTGATTCCGAATCCTTTGGCAACGTCCTTTTTAAGACGCTCTATAATTCTATTGCGTAAAACATCGTCGTCTTTTACAATCAAAAGAAAGATCTTGTAGGGAAAGTTTGTTTTGAGAGCGCTAACGAATTCATGATAGATTTGTTTTGCATATAGTTCATTATATACCATTTCTGATAAGAAACAGCGATCTAATATGACTTTCTTATCTTTCACTGACATGAGATATTTCATACATGTCATGTGTGAGATTTGATAAACGACGTCCCTAGGGATGTGAATCGATGGAATTGCACCTTCGATCTTTGCCCACGTTCCGTTTGTTGGCGGAGGGATATTATATTGGAAAGTGTAATGCTGCGAATCGTTAAATCGTGGATGATAAAACGTGATGTAAGACTTCTTTTTCTTTAAGATTTCTAGCGTTGTTGTTTTGCCTACGTAATTTGCGCCTTCGATTATGTGCAGCATGCTATTCTCCCATTCAAACTTGTATGTAGACGATTTCTACGCCCGCTTCACTGAAAAGTTCTTCGGCTAGTTTCGTTTGTTCTTTCCATCTTTCTGCGAAATCGTTGTTGATTTTGGGTGAAACAACCTTAAAAATTCCAGATTGAATAATATGGACGGCGCATCTTTCGCAAGATTGTCCGGGCCAATTGTACAGCGTGTATCCGTCGAGCCTCTCTCTAGATGAAAGAATAGCATTCATTTCGCAATGGATAGTTCTCTTATATTTCTCTTCTCTATTGCTTAGAAGCTCTTCCCGATCTTTTATCGCCCTTGGAAATCCATTATATCCTACTGCGGCGACGGTTGAATCTGGCCGGACAATAACACACCCAGTTTTCGTCGACGGATCTTTTGACCAATTAGACACGTGTTCGGCTAGATAAAGAAATCGAACATGCTTTTTAGAAATGCTATTAATTGGGAAGATTTCTATGGTCATCGCTATTCCTTTAACATCATCTGTTCGACGGGCTCTTCAAATACTAGCTTTCGCATGTCTTCAAGATGATATTTAGTCGATCGAAGTTCTCCCTCAAGTTTGCCTTCTGGTAATTTCTCTCCTTCTAGCATTTCCTTTAGCGCTGCTAGAAAGTCCTTTGAATCAATGTAATTGAAAGCGAACGTAGGTTCTCTGAACATTGAGCCTTCGGGAACTTCTTCGAATTCAAGAGCTGCTCTCTTTGCGACGAAGGTTTTCAGTCCCACTTGTTTGACGATTACAAAGTTCGACGTTCCTGTATAGTCTTGAAATAGATACACTCTAAATGGGTTCATGCTTTACTCCTCGAATTTAATGTCTGCAAATATGTTGGCGGCACCAATTCTCATCACTTGCTCCCACATCTCTTTTGCCATGTTTCTGATTTCCCATTGAGCGTGTTTAGAAGTCCTGAGTTTGAAGAAATGGCGGAGCTCTCTAAAATTCATTGTAATAATGATTTCGGAGCAACACGCGTTGGGTAGAACAAATCTAGCATCTTCTCCCTTGACGCCCATCTTCAATAGTTCGTTATATGTATTCCAAGCGAATAACATGGCATTCTCAAACTTGGCTCTGGCCATTTGATTCTGGCTACTAACTCCGATGTTCTCTTTATTGTCTAAGATGCTTGGAGGCGTTACATAGTTGGGCTCTGATTCTTTGACATACCGCTGGCTTCTTTGCGAGTAACTAGCAATCCGATGCCTAACCAGCTGATGAGTAAGAGCTCTGGAAACCCCACCCACTCTATAAGTGACACTAGCATGCTCAAGAACAGATTCATGGCCGCTCCTTATTAGATGGTCTATGATGCGGACATGACTACCAGGGCTCTTCTTTTCAAACGAGTCGTAGCAGATTCTGGCAGCCTCTTCGATTAATAGTTCGGGCGCTGGTGTGAATGCAATGATTTCTACTTTCATATTGAACAGGCCGCTCCAGGAGGGCTAGATCCACAAACATTGCAGATAAAGCACTTCCCGTCCTTTACCATAGAATTTTTAGCGTTACAATTGGGACATTCTTCGTCGGCTTCTTCTATTTCTTCCTCTTCTTCCTCTTCATTCTTGATGAGTCCGATTTCAATGAGACAATCCCAGATGCATTCTTTCATGGCTGATAAGAAATGAGCGTATGTCTTGCCGCGATACATAAATTTCTCGTCCATCTCTACATAGTCCATGTCCTCGAGCTCCTGAAGGATTTCGAGCAGTTTCTCGAGGTTCTTTTCCTTATTGAACATAATAGAAAGAAGTCTGCAATACGGCAGCATGTTTTTGTAGAAATCAACATCTCTAGAGACAACAAACACTTGAGACACCTGGTTGTTGTTATAGGTTACATGGACGTGTGCGCTTGGAAGTCCCGAGCTTCTTTTGATTTGATAAGTAAAGCTTCTGCGTCTGTAGCCGTCTTCCCTTGTTTCAGGTCTAGCATCATCGTCAGTTAATATTGATTGAATGGTTCCTTCTCTAAACGTAGTGAGTCCTTTGATAGACATGTCTGACGTGACGACATCGAACATGAACTTTTTGAAGGAATCGAAATCCGTTCCTTCTGGGAAGTTAATAGTTTTTGAGATGCTGTTATCGACATACTTCTGGATGGTATTCTGCATTCGCAAGTGGCCTTGAAGCGATACGTCTTTGGTGGTTTGAAAATAGTCAGGTCGTTCGCCGTAAATTTTATCAAATCCCGCTGACTTGAAATATTTGTAGGAATAGTCAAGTAAATCAAATTGTCGTGTAAGATTTCCTTGATCATCGCGCATTCTCCTCTTCTGCTTCAATGAAAATATCGGTTCGATTCCTGACGATACATTATTCAATAGTAAGGAGATTGTTCCAGCAGGTTGACATGTTAGGATGGAACAGTTTCTAATGCCGTGTTGTTCCATTTCCGCTTTAATCCCGTCTGGCAGACTTTTGATGAATTTTCCCGCCATAAACTTATCCCTATCGTATTTAGGGAAAGGGCTCTTTAATTTCGCCAATTCAATAGACGCTTCATACGCGGCGTTTCTGATCGTTTGCATTAAAACATCAACGAACGAAATAGCTTGATCAGAATCGTACTTGATCTTTAGCATCGTTAACATGTCTGCTAATCCCGTGATGCCCAAACCAATTCGTCGATCGGCTATAGCTACCTTTTCGTTCTGCTTCAACGGATAGTTGGTTACATCAAGAATTGTGTCTAGCATGTAGACTAGACTCTTAACTGTCTGCTTTAGCCCTTCGATATCGACTTCTTGACTTATGAATGGATTTTTGACGAATGTGGGAAGAACGACCATTCCGAGGTCACAACATCCCCACGCAGGTAAGGGTATCTCACCACAAGGATTGGTAGATTCGATTTTTTGGTAGTAATATGTATTGGACACTTCATTGACTCGGTCCTTGAAGAAAATTCCTGGTTCGTTATAGTCGTAAGCGTTGGCCACAAATTTTTCGAATACAATTCTTGCCTTAAGCTTTCCATAGACTTTTCCGTTATGCTTGAGTTCATAGTCTTTGTCCGCCTTTAGAGCGTCTATAAAGTCATTGGTGATGCCAATAGACACATTAAAATTAGTTAAGCCTGAGTTTTTCTTCGCGGTGATGAACTCTAATATGTCAGGGTGATTGACGTCAAGAATAGCAATGCCGGCGCCTCTACGGTTTCCTGCTGATTTCATGGTCGCGATCATACTATCCCACGTATCCATAAAAGAGAGGGGACCGGAGGCGGTTGAGTTTACGCCCTTGACGTGTGCGCCTTTAGGACGAATACTAGAAAAGTTAGTTCCAAATCCACCACCTGCCTGCTGAATCTTAGAGGCGGCTTCAAAGCTATCTCCGAGGATAGAGTCAATGGAGTCTTCAATTGGCACTACAAAGCAGTTGAGGGCTGTCAATTTGACGCATGGATTGCCCAACGCAAGCAGAGCTCTGCCGGCGACTATTCCCCTCCGCTCTGCCATTATTTTGTAGAATTCTTCTTCTATGGGATCTTGCAAGACTCTGTCGTTTATTCCTTTGACAAACCCTGCAGCTAATGCTTTAGCAACTCGCCTGAAAGCTTCAGAAGGTTCTGATTCTAGAGCCCTTGTGGAAGCCATAGGATCGTTCGATTGTGGCGCTTCTCTAACAGCGTACTTCTCAAGAAATATTTCTTTATTAAAATCGGGCAGAATTTCAGGCCCTTTCTTCATTTCAAGCTCTGTCATTTAGTCACTCCGTCTGTTTTCTTCTTCTTCCAATCACGTTTCATAACTTCCTCAGCTGTGGAGAATAGAGCTTTCCCGAAATCAATGCCTGCGTGAGAACATAGTTGCATTAAATAAACTACTGTATCTGCTACTCCATCGGCTAAATCATCTAGGGCTTTTTCATCCATGCCAGCTTGATGGCGCCTTATTTTTTGCCGGGCTTTCAATACGACGTGAGCTACTTCTCCCACTTCTTCAGCGGCTCCCAACGCCATCCATTCAATGCCGGTGTCGCGCTTCTTGAAGTTTTTCTGTTGCCAATCAAATAGCTGTTTCTGCAGTCTAGTAAGAGCTTTCACCGCGCACGTTGTATTCCTCTCTTCATCGTTGATCGGAAAGGCGTGCTTGGGCTTGGGAAAATTATTGCAGGACATTTGGCGTATTCTCACTTCCGGGCCCACCAGTTTCGACAGCTTTCTTTGCGTCTTCTTCAAATTTTTCCTTCATTCTAATCATTTCAGCTACTTCTTTTTGCATCTGTGTTTGCGCATTCTCAGCGAATGTCTTGAATCTTGCTTCTACGTCCTTTGCTTCTTCTTCTGTCTTGCCATTCTTAGCTTCATCAAGCAAGAAATTGACACGTACGGTTAGTCTTGTGATATCTTGAAGAAGAGCTGTATGCGACTGCCGCATATTCCCGTCTATGACCTGAAGTATCCTGTCAAGCTGTTTCATATTGTTCTGTAGAGTGACGATTGCTCTTTGCGTTTCTTGTTGAATCTGGAAATTCAACTTGTCAGCGCTCATTCCCATTTCATTCTCCTATTGCCATAGCATCTATGAATAGATTATGCGTAGGCTGCTTTTTATTGACTATCTTAATTAGAGTCGGCTTGTCAGGTACAGCCGCTATATCTTCGCACGGCATATCTAACGGGTTGATGTATGATAGATTGATGTGTCCATAGGATTTTTGCACCTTATTTACGAACGTTTCGATATGTTTTAACGTGACGTCTTTATCAAAGCAGAGGCAAACGTCTTTATGCGCAGTTTTGCCTCTAAGATACTCTGACAATCCCGCATGTTTGCCCTTTCCGAATATGCAAACTGAGTCGTATCCGAATTGGGCAGCTTTCATTAAATTAAACATGGATTCGACAACTAATAGCGTGCTAGAGTTATTTTTCTCGTATGCATAGAACAACTTCATTTCTGGATCTGACTTTCTAATTACGTGCTTCTGTCTGTCAGGGGTCAAATCTAAAAACTTTCTAGCGTAATAAGCGTAATCATTAACCAGAACAACTATATAGCCGTAGTAATAATTCCACGGAGTTGTAATTGGCCACAGTTTAAAGTTTGACTTTAGAAACTTAATGTCGAAGCCTCTCGATACTAGATACAGTCTGGCTTCTTGTGCGACGTTTTCTTGCCGCTCACACTCTCTATCTTGCGGTGGCGTAAGTTTTGGGGCGTGCGTAGATACTTGATCTACAACAGCAATGCGGCCCTTTACCTCAAATCTTATTCTGTTGCGTCGTAAGAAATCACTTAGTCTGCCACGGTTGTCGCACCTATAGCAATTATACGAGTCTTTGGCAAAGCTCAAGCCAAGATGATACTTTTTATCATTACACTTATTGCATCTGACGTTTATTTCTAAACGCGATTTCCAGTCTTTAGACGGATCGACCTGAAACTTCTGGCCAATTTCCCGTACTATATCTTTAATGTTTGTGTATTCCGCTTTCATTCGATTCTTGAGAAGCCGTTTAGTCCTTTAGTTGCGGTAATTGTATGGTCGAACAAATACATCATATCATCAACTGACGAATGGTGACTAATGAAAATGCACATTGCATTGATGCTCACGGCGTATTGTTTGATAAACTCAATGACATATCTGCCACTTACATTGTCGAGATGGTCAAGAGCCTCGTCAACAATCAAGAACTTTAGGCGATTATTCTTGAAATAAGTCATGGCGATATCAAGAAGCGATAGCACGATTACAATATCTACCTTCTGTTTTTCGCCACTAGATAGCTGGTCATATTTGAATTGTTCGCCATTTATCGTGATTGCTTCGGTGATGTCAGAGTCGGTTATCACAAATTTGAACTGGAAGTCTTTATTGTAGAAGTTGTTTATGTACTTCTGCATGTTAGTATTGAGTACCTTCAAAAGGTCTCCTGCTAATGACATTCTAGTTTTAGACTTGGGCTCAAGCATTTCACGCCAAAACTCAGTCATATCAAACTTTGTTTTGGAATCTAGCCACTCCGTTTCCGCTAGCTCACACTTAGCTTTCACTTCTTCTACCTGACCGGCTGAAGACGTAATGTTACTGAATTTCTCAATGGTCTTTGTGTTGTTCTTGATCTGATACTTCTTTTCGTTTATGATACGCGTGCACTCGTTTGACTTCTCCACTGCAGTGTTGTACTGTTCGAATAAGGCTGAAGCCTTTAGGATTCCAATTTCGTTTATTATGCTATTGAGTAGAGACGTAAACTCTTTGATCTTAGCGAGTTCGGCTGTAAGGATCTCGTCACGATTAGGCAGTCTTTGTCTGCATGTATGACATACTTCGTTCGTCTCATAATACTTGGCTCTCTTCTTGCTCTCGGCTAGCTGGTGCTCAAGCTTTGCCTTGGAGTCATTAGCGCCGCTAATTTGCGTGTTCTTGCTTTCTATCTCTGGAAACAATGTTGAGACTACGCCACTAAAGCCTTCTCTCATCTTCTCGTCTAATACTATTTCTTGCTCCAGTCTTTTGTTGGCTGCTGTTAACAATTCGATGTTTTCATTAACATTCTTGGTAACACTCTCTTCTTGTTGCATCAGATTATCTAGAGCAGTTTTAAGTGCGTAATATTCTCTATTGTTGTCGTCAAATACGGCTCTATCTTCTTTTGCCATGCCCTGAAGTGATGCGTAAATTTTAGACACAACGTTGAGATTGAGAACTCTTTCAAGAATGTCGATTTTGGCAGCGCTGCTACCCTTAACGAACTTGAAGAGCTCGGGATTCAATACGTTGTTGTTCACGAACACTTGATAGTTCATGCCAATAATCTGTTCTATCTTAGACTGTATCTCTGTATTAGTCAAGTCGTTGGAGATACAGATGCCATTTTCGTACAGTGTTGTCTTAGAGAATGAGGGCGACTTGGAGCGCTGACGCTCTATTAAGTACTCGGCTTTTACAACGCCGTCGGTTGAATCGACGAATGTAAGCCCTACAAAAAGAGCTTTAGTAGATTTAGTTACGAGGTCGTCAAGATTAAGCTCTTTCTTAAGTGATCTGTAAAACAACGCTAAGACTATGCAGTCGACTAAAGTTGACTTGCCAGAGCCATTAGACGATCTATCTTTCTCATCTATACCCTTAATTAATACAAGGTTGCCCTGGCGTTGAGTAAAATCTATTTCATGTCTTCCCTTGTATGAGTTGACATTTTCTATTACAAGCTTCTTTAGCTTAATTGACATACGTTTTTCAACCTGCCTACAAATTTTTCTATTTCTTCAGGCGACTTATTCTTTGATTTCAAAAGCTCAGTCCCTTTTTCAATAATCAGATCGAATATGTTGATCTTATCTATTGACGACGTCATTATTTCCATCGCATTAAGTTCTTCTTCAGAATCAAGGCCTCTTGTTTCAAAGTCCGTAAACAGATCTTTATATTTATCTAGAAATTCACCGAGCTTCTTTTTGCCAGAGTCGCTGTTAAGCGAATAGATTGTAGCGTAGATATTAGTGAATGGAAACTTAGCTTTCTCGGTTTCTATGCGAGCTATCTTTCTTTCCAGACTTTCTGTTTTTTCAAGATTGAGCTTAAAGAACAGCGGGCAATAAGGATTTTCTACGTACTTAATGTTGCAACCACTGGGTGATAGATCTAATACAGTCAAGCCTTTTCTTTCGGCTGAGTCTGAGAAGTTATGATTAAGCACAGCTCCTACATAATAGAAGTTGGATCCAATTTGACGTTTGAAGTGGATGTGGCCTGAAAATACTCCAGTATAGATGTCTAGATGTAAGTCATCATACGAATTGAATTGGCCTAATTGGTATGTGGATGAAATTAAGCCCTCATAAGCTTCTTTGATGTCTAAGTGACAGAATACATACGTATGAGTTTTAGAGCCCCGGAACTTTTCTGCAAGTGTAGCAAACGCATCTTTTAGTTTGTTCGGATCTCTAATATATGGCACAAATATAAAATGGGAGTTTATTTCTGACACAAACTTTACTTTGATGCTGCTCTTTATGAGCGTAACGCCACTTATGTTTTCTACCGTATCGACCGCTGAAGTTTCTTCGTTCCTATCATGATTGCCTTCTAGAACAACCATTGTCTTCGACAATGTGTTTTGCGTTATATCGCTGAGAGCCTTTATAACTGCGTTGTATCTTTCTACATAGAAACGTAAGGCCTGATGGAACGTATCGCCCAGGTCGATAGCCATCATAGTGCCGGTAGTATTAGAGACGTCAGATATCCAAGAAAGGGTAGAATATAGTTCATCTATCCTTGAATATTCAACTGTCTTGAATTTTGACTGCCTTACATTGAAGTTATAGATATTGGCACAATGTAAATCGGCGAATAATAATATCTTCACTGAGTAGGCGGTGGTAGGAGCTTATTGAATGGTGTCATGAAATGGTCCATTTTGGCTAGAATTGTGTTGATGTTTTCTTTCACAAGTATTGACATAAAGTCCATTTTTGAGAACGAAGGTTTCATTTCTATAGCTGAATAGATAAGCTTTAGACTTTGAGGGCTGAAATCCATATCAATGAGATCAATCAGCTTGTAGTTAAGTTCTAGTAGTTCCTTCTGTCCTTCAAAATATTTACCGAATTTAGCCTTGGCTTCAGTAACGGTTTCGAGTGCTGCGTAAAACTCTTCTATATTAGTAGGACTTGTTACTCCAGCAGCTTTGAACATGTCGAACAGTTGCTGAAACTTCTTGTCGCCAAACAGCCTAACTCCTTTAATGTTGTCTGAAGAATCTCCTCTTATTGCTTTGTAAACACGATAGCTTGAAACTGCCAATCCCTTAATAGGAAACACTTCTTCCATGTTGCATTTAGCGACGTATTGCTTCTTGTGAGGATTAAAAATCTTGTAATTTTCGTTGTCAAGAAGCTGATAGAAGTCCTTATCATTAGACACAATAGTCGCTGTCTTACCTCTATTAACAAAGTGATGAGCCACAAATGAGATAAGACAATCGCCTTCTATTTGCTTGACGATAACAAGTTTGATGGGAAGAGTCTTGAGAGCGTCTAATATGACATCTCTCTGTCTCTTTCTAGACTCAATCTCATTCATCTTGATTGTTAAGTCATAACCCGCAAGAGCACTGAGATCGATATCTCTGTTGGCCTTGTAGTCTTTAAAGAGAGCTTTCTTTCTTACGTCTCGCCCGAAGTCAAATACAATGTAGACTTCTTCTGGCTTTTCGTCGTCTACAAGCTTACGGAGGTGTTGAAGGAACACGTAAATAGCTGTAGTATCTTGACTTTTGGCATTTTGAAGAACTGTATCGGTCATAGAGAAGAAGGCTCTAACGAACAGGTTGGAGCCGTCGCATATTAATACGTCACTCATTATGAATCGTCCCTTGCGCCGTATTTTTCCAAGAATCTTTCTATGTCCCACAGAGTTTCTATTGGAATACCCCACGAAGTATCAACAATGGCGTTCTCTTGTTTCCAACCTTTGTCACGAGTCTCCATAAGTAGTTCTACGGCTCTATGCAAAAAGTCTTTGTTGGTCTTCATAGCTCCCCCGTGAATGCGGCGTAGATTCTATCGAGTACAAATCTAACTTTCTTTTTAGGAAATCCGATTTCTTTTTGCGTTTCTTTAATAAGATTCTCGTATAGAATTGCATCGCCATGAGCAATCTTTGCCTTGATGCTGTCCAGAATACTATTATAACATTCATCTTCTGGTAGATCAAGCGAGTCAGCAGTAAGTTTGCTCACAAAATCTCTTATCGACGACATGGCTTCAAAGCCATTGTCCGCGTCAGTTGACAATTCTAGATTTACATTCTCATCGTCTAAAGCTATTCTAGACGGGTCGTTTGAGTTCAACGACGTGTCCTTATAGTTGTTCTTCAGATACCAAAGCATCTTGTTCTTGGCTACGGCAGTAAAGCAGGAGAAAGCGTCCCCACGTTCTTTGTTCCATTTGGGTAGAACCTCTAATATCCCTACCCAAGCTTCTTGTGGCAAGTCATCGTTAATGACATTGCTTCTGATGAGTTTGTATCTACTAATAATTCCGTTAATGAGCTTCTTGAATATGGGCTCTAACTCATCAACAATTGTTCTGTCACCGGTCTTCTGAAACTCAGTGATCTTTAGTTCAACAAAGTCGTTGTCGAAATATTGTTTCACGTTAATACATTAAAGATCCGATCTTTGTGCTCTTCAAACACCTGACCCCATTCCTTCCGGTTAAATTTAATTATACCGGACTCATCGGCGCTTGTTATGTCTTTGTTTAAGTTGAGTTCGTTTGTTCTTCCCGTAGTGAGTCGCTTTTGTTCTTTGAGCATTTCGTACGTGGTGAGCGCTTCATCAAACGTTCCGGTTGAGTGATTGAAAATGAGACTGATTTCAAGAAGCGGAGTATACGCCTTGTTCTTGACGGTTTTGGCTTCAATCTTTTTACCGGTGATCCCGGCAGCCTCATCGATCTTTACAGTATTAGTCGCTTGTAATCTAATCCTCTGGATAGCAGCGTACTTAGGTGCGTGGCCACCAGGAGAAGTATATTTTTCGCCAAATGACTGTCCCACATTCTCTCTAAGTTGGTTGACAATTAAGAGAGTAACCTGAGTATTCTGTAGAGGAATGGTAAGTTTGCGTAGACCCATTGAGTTAACACGTGCTCGGATAGCCATTTCTTTAGTGTATTCATCGCCCTCTTCCATTTCGCATTCTTTTTTGGCCGGTGTTTGTGCCAAGGAATCCCATATGATAAGTGCCGGCCCTTCCCAGGACTTGTCTTTTAGTTTAGACATGAGTACTTGGGCAATTGTGTCGTAAACATCTTCAAGACAACCCGGCTGATGATAAATCATTTCTTCCACATCGACGCCCAACATAGTAAGCCGAGCCATAGAAGTGGCAGCTTCAGTGTCTAAATAGACAACTGGCATGCCTCGCTTTTGAGCTTCGGCTGCTACCATCGCGGCTAATGTCGACTTACCGGACGCTTCTAGCCCAATGATTTCAACTACTCCGCCTACAATGATTCCACCACCAAGTATCTTGTCTAGAGGCATGAGTCCGGTCGAGATAAAATCAAACGCATCAATAGAAACTTGCTCTGCAGATCCAAAGATGGCTTCCCGCAATTTTATTAGACCGGGACTCTTCTTGCCGCCTGTCTCTTCTTTTCCAGCTTTAAGCTTCATACGTTCTCCTTAAAATGGTACATCTTCATCTGGACCAGGGCCAACTTGCTCTTCAATAGGCTTGTTGCCACCAGTCCCCACATTCTTGAATCCATCGATATTAGCGGCCAGTTCTTCAGAGCGGCGATCCATATCTTCTTTGCGAGCTCTGTCTTTTTCGTGTGCAACGACTTCCGCGTTGTATCTTTTCAGCGCCGCGACAACCTTCTCAAGTGTTTCGTCGTCTGTGATAATTTGCTGTTCAATAAACATTGCCAGAGGCTTTTCGTGTACTGAAACAAGCACCTTCTTGAACCCTTCACTATCAGTCGGAATAGCTACTGACTCATCAATCTCAATGTCGAACTTGCCTTCACTGTTAGTGAAGAGTTTGACTCGATGTCTGAAGGCGTCGATAAGATTCAAGTCCTTATCAGTCATAAGCTTCGACAGCTTGGCAGTGTAGATTTCATAGAGATAATCTTGAAACCAAGCGATCTTGATCTTCTTTTCATTGATGACGTAAGTCAGGAAGAATTTAGTTCCCACGGCTGTCTTGAAAACCGACTTGGGAACTCTATTTTCTTGCATCCATTTCTGGATAAGATTGCCATTTAATGTATTGATGCGTTCGGCTTTCATGCCACCGTATTCTGACATGAACTTATATAGCCCAAAATGTGTGTTGAGTTCTTCGAAGGGATAGTCTATTTCGCATTCATCTTCTGCAAGGTTGATCGATATAACCTTAGGCACAATGAAAAATTGGTACACGCCATTCTTCTTGAAACTGAGGTAGTCAACAGTTCCGTTGGCTGACGACCGTTCCATATTTTCTTTATGCGTTTGTTCAAAAGTCTCTTTAGTCTTGATTTTCATTGCAATCCTCCATGCGAGATAATTTATTATACTACAACTTACATGCCTGAGACGTTAGCTACACAGTGATTTGGGAAATTATTTTCTTTTTAAGAGATTTGGCAAAAGTGTCATTCTCGAAACTGTCTATTTCTACAGTTGCGATATAGTTCATTCTACAAATCTTCTCCGTAGTAAAGGCTCTTTCAAGAATGTTGATGTCTCTCTTGGCATTGTTAGCGCTCAATACAAAGTAGGTCTTACCGCCAGAGGGCTCATCCTTTGTCGGCTTATCATTCTGGATAATAGGAACGATGCTGTTGAGAAGCTTCGTAGAATTGATTGTATAGAAAATGTAGGAGGGCTTGGCAGCACCGTCAACTCTTTTTCTATGTATTCTAATCGTATTGACGTTCTTTAGAAAGTCGGCTTCGAAGAGATTAGAAACGTCTATCTGCTTAGTCTTATCAACGCTAAAGATAGCCACTATAGTCTCATTATCAACGACGTCAAAAGTGTCATCGAACTTCTCATTTTTGAGATCGAAAGTATAGAAGCGTTCTTTATCAATCTTATAGACAATAGCTTTTTCAGTTATGTTGTCTAGCTTAGACAAGAAATCCGCGATTTGTAAGCTGATGAAATTGCCGCTAAACTTGTTTTTCAAAGGCTTCAATGGGAAAAATACAGCTATAAGTTTAGTGGTAGAGGTTTTTTCGGTTGATTGCTCTGCGACCATTTACTTCTCCTTATTGCGGATATATTTATTCCATGCTGAAAGGTTTTCTCTTATAGTTCTAGGGTACAGCCAATCGATATCGATTATTTGAAATTTGGGCTGATCTGTTCGTCCTACGATATTGTCTAGCTTTTCGAATCTCGCTTCAATGCCGGCTCTAACTTCAGGCGTATCGTATTCTGTGTGACAGAAATTGTTGAACTTCTCTTTGACTTTTTCGACACCGCCAAGCCAACCGAAATGATTTCCGCAATTAGAAAGATGATACGCATTAGCGTGGAAAGTTCCATCATTTCTATTAGGCCCAGTTCGCAAATAGCTCAAGCTGGGATTTTCACTATATATTCGTCCTGTTACTGCATACGGATGAGGGCATATGTAGCCCGGCTGCTGGACATTTATATAATAAAAGAACAGCCGCATATCTAGTCTTACTAATCCATGGCGCCGTGTTTCGGCTACTATTCTAGGGATATTCTCCCCGTTGATTATTTCGTCTATATCTGTTACTATAAGGACGTCATCATTTTCTATGTAGAATGGCCTTGCAGCAATATCACGTTGCCGTACTTCTTTATCCCATCGCCCCGGGCAATCAGCAAAGTCTTCTTCGTGCGCCACAATATACTTTACTTTGTTCCCGTATTTCCAAGCAGGGAAAGAGAGCGCTTTCGCTTTACCCGAATGAGTCACTTTAGACTCAACTACAACTATTCTGTCGACATACGGAGATTCTTCTTTTATCTTCAAATCGAGAAGATCTATTTCGTCGTAAAACATTGTCATGCTATAAATCATATCATACCTCTTTTTGTTTTACTTATGGAAGGACACTTCCTGTCGGAAGCATGGCACCAGCAGACGTAGTTCCGAAAGTGCTATAGTTTCCGCCGTAGTCGTCCAAATCAGATGATTCATCTCCCGCTTCTGAATCTCCGCCTTCCGCTTCTTCGTCGTCGTTTATGCCATTATCGTTTTCATCTTCTTCTTCACTGGGCTCTTCATCTCCGCCTCCGCCTTGCTCGGCTTGTGCTGCATCAGCTGCCATCTTGGCTTGAGCATAGACAGGGTTGAGGATAATATCGCCCTGAGGAAGTTCTTTATAGCCGTACTGGGCTCTAAGTTCATTAACTGTCTTGAGGTATTCGACTTCCTGTCTTTCAAGAGCAATCTTCTGAGATTCAATAAGGTCAGTGTAGCCGTAGAACGAAAATTCAAATTGATCATCTGTAAGCGGACCAACGACGTATTTATTTATAGTGGCTTCAATGAATCTAAGCAACGGCACTAGGCCCTTGTCTTTCGAGAACTTAATTCTTTCAAGTGCTGAGCTATCATTAAGAGATCTTGACTGGCCAGAGACGCCACCCTTATTAGGGAAGTTGATTTCAACAGGGTCGATCTGATAAACACCGCAAATGACGTTTACAAGATATTCTAACCATCTACCGAATTCCATGTCCCTATTTGACTGGCCCAAGTTGATCCAATCAATTCCGCCTTCGGAAGCAATAATAGGAGTCTTCCAAGCATTGGCAACTCCGGTTATCTGGGCATGCCAAGCTCTACGGAAAGCGTCGAGCTCTTCTCTTGGTACATTGGCTCCCTTAACGTTAAGAATGCCTTTTGGAGTAGATCCTTGAGTGAACCACCGCTTGTTATGCTCTTCACCATAGATCTGCGCAGAGATGTAGTTCAGAGCCATCTCTATTTCGGATATGCCATAACCATTGGCTTTTATGTCTGTTGTAGCATTACGAATAGCAAACGCCATTTCATCATAAGCGTAGGCCGTATAGAGATTGCCGTCAATGAATTGGACATAATAGATGCCCTTTTCAATCTTAGTCTTGGGATCGGCTAATCTTATGGTTCCCGCATCAACCGCGTAAATGGCCGAGGGCCTGCCGGTGTAAGGATCTTTTACAATTTCAAAACAAAGCTGGTCAAACGTCAGCGTGTCTCTTACTATCTTTCTGAGAAACGTTTGGAAGTTGTCTCTTTGAGGATCTCTTAATCTTGTAGTGGGCGTGCCGCAGTCGCCAATGAAATTAGTTAAGTCCATGACTTTCTTGATTTCATCTGGCGTGAGAGAAGGCACTTTCAGATTGGGATTAGCCTGCTTTTGTAGATATTGAAACTTCTTGTTCTTAGGATAGACAGTATAGCCTATTCTATCGTTTGGCATTATGTATGGCGTAGCAAACATAGCGCACTGATTAATTCGAGTGTTGATGATGGAGGCTATGACGCCGTTTCTGTATGAGACTTTTCTTAGTAACTGATAGCTTAGAGCCCATGAAGCGTTCTTGGTTTTGAACTGTAGATAATCAAGAACAAATAGAGGGTCGTAAAACTTAGTTACTGGTGCCGGGTCTCTTGCATCTTGCTTGTCTAGAATCTTCCCACCTGAGAGCGCTACTTTTGTGGCTTTCTCTAGGGCTTCATCGATCCCGCCGTTTACCATAGCGAGTTCTAGACTAACATCTGTTTTCTTTCTTCGTCCCATTTAATTACTTCTCCGTTGTTATGTATTTCATCCAATCAATAGTCTCGGGATCACCCACCGTGATATTGTGATCTAGTGGGTGCAAATAGTTGTCATCGTATAACAATTTTTGTCTATCGTAAACTGAGGGCTTTTGCTGCGTATCCGAAACACCAATCCCAAAGGCATCTTTATTAACAAATGAAAAGGACGAACTGTTTCTCTCATTCATTAAGACGAAACCGCCTACAGCAGCTGCAATTATACTGTCATCGTGTTTTCCTTCGGAAGCCTGTGGTTTCCCGTTGGGACCGTAAACAAATGACAGCGCTTGATCGAGCCATGTCTTACTGTAAATTACTAGCATATTGTTGCGAAGTGCTTCTGCGGCGGTGTCTAAGATAAGAGGCCGAGTAACACTGCTTGATACAAAACCTGGCTTACCATCTTTAGCAAAGTAAACACTCGGATATTTGTCAAGAATCTTAATTTGATCTTGTAAATAACCGTTTGTGGCCCAATAATTAAGCAGGTGCCCGTGGTTGTTTCTTTCTATAACTAGTTTTGGGAAGTTGTATTGAGCGCACATATGATACAACAACTTGTAGAATTTTGGCATAGTTAGCTTGTCGGCTATTTCAGCACAAAACTCCACAAATATTGGATCTTTATTTAGTCGTAAGATGTATGCAGTTGAGTTGTCTGATTGCGGGTTGCCTTCTGCAGGGTCGGCACATGCTACGTACGTCTCTCCTTGTTTGAATTCTTTGTAGATAGTAATCTTGTCGTCCATTTGTTTCTTAGACCAACCTGGCTCTATGATGACGCCTTGGTTGTTCTTCTTATCCCAAGTCTTGCCTTGTTCGTTCCATAAAATTATCGACTTGATGATTTTGGCATCAAAGAACGGTCTACCAGATGAGATAAAGCAAGTAGCATCATCTTCTGGATATTCTTGGACAAACTTGTCTTTCAGCGAGGCTTGCTTAGATCTTCTCCAAGCTATTTGCTCGTGAGAAAGATGATGAACGTTGATCATTAATTTTTCATCATCGGTAAGAGTCTCAATGATATATTGTTCTTCCGATTTTTCGAGCGGGTAAAAATACTCTGGATGATCGAACCATCTATAGAAGTGAGGATACGGAATCTGATTTAGTTTTCTATCTAGAGCGCTAGTATTCTTAGCGTTAGTATAGTCTGTATGGAAGTGGTTGTAGCCATTAGCCGTCGTTTCATAGATGATGATACCACTCTTAGGCACTGTTTCAAGCAACGAAGGCATTAATTCTTCAGGACGCTCCCAGAAAGCATATTCAGAAGCGTGCAACAAGTTAATAGTTGTGCCTCGGCCAAAGCCAACTGATCCAGCTGTACCAATGAAAATTTTGCTGCCGATGTCTTCAAACACAATTTCTCTCTTTGAAGAATATCTCTTAGCGGGTCTAATTTCATCGGGAAGCTTTTCATACATCAGCTTGGTGATTTCAAAGATTCTAGCAGTAGATTCGGCATCGTGAGCAATAATTGCAGCTGTAGTGTTCGGAACTAAAATACATTCCGTCAAGAACAAGGCGCATATTAATGTGGTGAAACCTAACTGGCGGGGCTTGAGGATGATATGCCTGTCTACACCTTCGTTGTTTAACTCGACGTACTTAGAATAGAACATCTTCTGAATAGGGTTGAATACGAAAGGGACGATATAGCGGTCTTTGTCCTTAATACTTATAAATGTTTCTATAAAGTATTGATGGTCGGAGAGCGCTTTCTGAACTATCTCGTCGGGATTCAATGCGGCTTCGTTCATATCAACATCAGCTTTCTACTTAATTTTACGGGATCATTAATCTCATGCTCCCAAATTATGATGACTCTCCATCCACACCGCTCAAAACGACTAATTCGTTGCATCGTTTTGTACAGCGGCTCGTTTTTGTGCCAATAATCACCGTACACTTCAACAACAAGTTTCCGAGTTTTATTAATGAAATCCGGTCTAAGGTTATCGATCTTGAAGGATCCGTCTCCGGTAAAAACAAAGGCTGAACCAAGAACTTGTTGTAGTTTCCGTTCCAAGCCGTTGGGCCCTGCTCTTCTAGGCCGTCTTTTGATTTGGCTGAGTTGACGTCTGGCTCGAAGAATCTTTTCAATGTCATACTCGTACCTATAATCTTTAACCACTTAAGCCTCTTGAGGCCCTCTGGTTGATGATCATTTGCGACAAAGTTACGGTGCCTCCGCCTGCTACGACTCCCGCTGCAGCCTCACCCAACGCTTTACCGAAACTTGGAGATGAAACTTTCTGATCTTCAAGAAGTCTAGCTGCGTGCTCTAATACAAGCGCGGCTGCGTTTAGCCGAGTTTTGTCTTCATCAGCATGGACAGTCAGTTCTGCTAGAGCGTCCATTGCTGAATCCACTTGTTTGAGAACTTTTGAGAGGATGAGGGTTTTCTGATCTTCTGCTATGCGACGCTTGACATCAACGAACTCGTCTGATGTAACTATTTCTTTATATCTATTCTGAGAAATGTTCACAACTTTACATATAGTATCTTTTGTTTCACTGGAGAACTGGAGAGCGGCTACTTGCTCACAATGCGCGGCGAACTGATCATCTTCAAGTACTGCCACATCGCTTTGAGCGTCAAATTTGTCAACTAAAGCTAGCTCGGGTGTCTTTTCTACAACTTCTGTCTTCTGTTGCACTAACTGATTAAGAGTATCTAGTGTGCCTCTTATCTTGCGAATGCTATCATTCTGTTGCTTCCTAATATCATTGCCCATTTTAAACCTCTTTAGTCGTAACCATTCAATTGATTCAGCTATTGGTTTTGGTTACCATCATCTCTATGAAGTCTTGAAACCATTATACACATTCGTACGTCTTCGAGTTAGTAGCTCGGAAAAATAGTTTTAGAGCTCTGTACGATTGATCGACAAATGATAAATTAGCTTGCAATCACGGATAAATCGAGGAATTTCTCTTAATATAGTACCTGTCTACGTGTTTTATTTGTTACATTTTACCGAAAGAAGGTGGACGATGTCGGAAGAACTCAATGACCTATTTTCTTTTTATATCGAAAACATCGAATTTAAAGAAGAACAGCTCGACAAAGCTTTCATTGATCAATACAAGCGCATCGACTTAGATAAGTCGACTGGTCGAATTGTTGCAGGTTACGCATCAACACCCGATTTAGATTCTGACGGAGAGACTATTGTTCAGAAGGGCTTAGACATATCATATTATCAGAAGTCTGGCTGGCTGAATTATATGCATAACAACAATCCGTCCCATGTAATCGGTATTCCTATTGAGTCTTATATTGATAGCAAGGGTTTCTACACAAAAGCGATGCTGCTTAATAACGATATGGCGAATGATGTTTGGAAACTCGAACAACAGCTCAAGTCTTTAGGCTATCCCCGTCACTTAGGTTTCTCGATAGAAGGCAAAGTAGTTGGCCGATCTGCCGTAAATAAATCAAAAATCATCAAGGCTAAAGTCACGAATGTTGCTATTACGCACATTCCCGTGAATACATTTGCGACGTTTGAAACAGTCTCGAAGTCTTTTGTTCCTCCGACTTACGACGAAGTGGTCGGCTATATAATGAAAGACCTCCCGTTAAAGAAAGACTTGGCGGCATTGAGTGCCTCACCCGGTCTCAATGCTGGTAGTAGTTTTGGAAGCGACAACTATACTGGTGGCGAAGTTTTGAGAACAGAGTCACTAGAAGGCGCAAATGCAAACGCTTACAAAGGGAAAGCAGTCACAGGGAACGATAGAACGTCCGAACAAGAACTTGATGAACGTCTCAACTCAGCCTACCGTAGTGCTCACAAATCCCATTCAGAATTAATAACTTTACTAAAGGCTGTCCACCCTGCAGCCTCTGAAAACTTGTTAGAAGAGATCACTAATCTCGTCTATAAGGCAAAGGGTATCGACAATTTTATCAAAATAATTAGCGAATCAGAGGTATTAAAGTAAAAACTCGTTGTTTTTTACTAATTTAATACTCGTTACACGGAGGAAAAGTGAATGTCTCTTATTAAAGTGATGGAAGATCTTATCGCAAAAGCCCAGGGTTATGATACCAAGCACACGGGCTCTGGCGGTCCTGCTGAGGCGGTAGCACACTCAGTGCAGGGCGCTCCTTCGGGCGATGAAAGCAAGAAGGAAAAGAATGCGGCCAATTCTGGAACGCATATCAAGAGTGGCGGCACGCCTGGTTCAAGCAATCGACCTGAAGGCGGGGAAGATTTCAAGGACGGCGGAGCTGCTGAAGACGAAATTCAGACGCCTAAGGGTTCTGGTGGAAGGGCTCCTCAAGCTCGTCCCGGCACAATTAAGCACGAAGGTGGTCAGGGTGGTGCAACACTCTCTGCCAAGTCTGAAGGCGAAGCCGATCTCGAAAAGGGATTCCCTCCTGCTGAAAAGAAGGATGACGACAAGGGCTCCGACGAAAAGGGCGAATCAAAGGAAGATGAAAAGAAGGAACACGAAGGCGGAGATGACAAGGACGACAAGGATGAAAAGTCCGAGAAGTCAGTCGAGTCCGGTGAAGTTCTTCTTGATATCGATGAGTTCGCAACAGAAATTACAAAGTCAGTAACCGAAAAGGTTCTTGCTTTTATGGAAGAAAAGTTCGGCGAAACAGTTCAGAAATCAAAGGATTCAGAATACATCGAAGCAGGGTTGGCTAAGTCAATTGCCGCCACGCTTGATAGAGTTGAAGAACTCGAAAAGGCAGTTGTTAATGTAGCTAACGCTATGAATATTAGAAAGTCACTTCTCAAGTCATCTGACAACATCAAGGGAATTGACAACCCATCTCTTAACAAGACTTCTTTGACTAAGAGTGAGGTTTCTAGTAAGCTGCTCGACATGCAAATGTCCGGCCAGTTCGGTGTAGACACAAATATGGTTCTCAAATTTGACGGCACGGGCGATTACTCAGTACTGCCCCCAGTAGTCAAAAGCAAACTTGGCATAGAAGAATAATAGTTCACTCAGGAGGAACGCTAAACAATGGATGAAGTACAGGGTTTTGGATTAGGATCCATGCAGGATGTCCAGGCCATTAACAAGGCCGTTGACTCGTTGTATAACGCGGGCACGGGAACCGGTTTGGCAGCTGGAGCTTCTTTTGGTTCCGACAATTATGGTAGCACTGGTGCGCAGTCCCTCAGAGTTGAATCTCTGGACTCGTCACTCAAGGTTATCACGTTCACTGATAAGCACATCAACTTCTGGAAAGACATTCCGAAGTCACCTGCTTATTCAACGGTTGAAGAATACAACCAGTTAACCTCTTACGGCTCGCAGACGGGCGGATTTGTTTCTGAAGGCGAATTGCCATATCAGACAAACTCCGACTACGCCAGACGAGCAGCTCTGGTCAAGTTCGTTGGAACGACCAGATCAGTAAGCCACCCATTAACCTTGGTCCGTACGATGGTTCCTGATGTTATTGCGCAGGAAAACTCAAATGGTATCATGTGGATGCTCCGCCAGATTGAAAATTCTCTCTTCTGGGGCAACGATGTGGGTCTTACGGGTGAATACGTGGAATGGGCGGGCCTTGATAAGCTTCTTGGCGTAGGTCCAAACACGACTTCCGGTACAGGCGCTGGTAACACCTTCGACCTCCGCGGAACAACTTTCTCCTCAACTCCTTTCACGACAATCGTCAATGACTTGGCACAGACAGTAGTTGATAACTTCGGTTTCCCAACTGACATTTATCTTCCATTCCCTGTCCTTGCAAAGATCAACGAAGAGTTCGCTGGAACCGCTGCACAGAGAGTAATTCTCCCAACAGCCTCTGGTAATACTCAGGTCAACATTAACATTGACGGCCTTATGACTCAGGCTGGTCGAGTTAATCTCAAGCCAACCTTCTTCTTGCAGAAGACAAGAGTAGTTCCTGGTGCCGGTGACGGCGCTGCTAAGGTTCTTAAGTCTGGCGCTCTTGCGGTCGGAGGTACTTCTGTCACTATGTCAGCTGCAGGTACTCCTACAACTGGCTACTCAGTGGCTGCTGGTGACTATGAAGGATCAGTCACTTTCAGAAACAAGTATGGTGAATCCGGCTCCGTCGCTCAGGGCGGTGGTACAATCACCACAAGCGGAACTAACACTCTTAGATTCGCTATCACAGCTCCTCCAACCGATGCAGAATTCGTAGACCTCTTCATCACTCAGGTCGACGACGCTGCTGGCGTGAAGTATTGGGTTCAGACAATGGCCCTTACTACAATAGCTGCAGGCCCAACTAACTACGATTACAATGGTATTCGTATGCCTAACACCTATACCTGCTTCATCGGCCAGATGACTCCTGACGTTCTTACCTTCCGTCAGTTGGCTCCGCTGGTAAAGATGGATCTAGCAACGATCGCTCCGGCTTACAAGTGGATGATCCTGCTCTACGGTGTTCCTGTTCTCTTCGCTCCTTTGAAGTGGACCAGAGTTATTAACGTAAAGTATTAATCCTACTTTACATAACAAGAACTGACAGCATAGTTACAAACAGCAACTGAATCATTCGAGGGGTCTTAATGGCACTGCTGTTAAGACCCCTTTTTTCTAGACTCGTAAAAAGGAGTTTCATAAATGACTCTATATCCACAACCAGGGGACACAGTCGGCGTAGGCTATGTTATGTCGTCCTTTGTTAGAGGACCCGTCGGCCTGCAAGGATATTCAGGAGACAATTCTGGCTATTCTGGCATGCAGACTTCGGGCACATCAGGTTATGGCACCTCAGGTTACTCCGGATTTTCAGGTGCAACTGGTGCTTCTGGTTACTCTGGTGTTGACGGCTCTTCTGGCTACTCTGGCTTCTAAACGTACGACTCAAATTTGGAGGATTTAAATGGGACAATATCCAGCAGCGGGTGATTCGGTAGGGTACTCCTACACGTCCCCTCTTATAGGACCACGAGGCACTTCGGGCTATAGTGGTACTCTTGGTACAAGCGGTTACTCTGGAGGCATAGGCACGTCCGGCTATTCTGGTTCTGGTAGATCTGGATATTCTGGCGTAACTGGTGCAACCGGTACTTCCGGCTACTCCGGTACCGATGGTACTTCAGGTTACTCAGGCGTCTAATAATGTGAAGGGGCCCTCTTACGAGGGCCCCTCGCTTTAACCTGCGGCATTCTACTTGTCGCAATTTATTGCAAGGAGACAAGCAATATGGGAAACTATTTTAGAGTCGGGAATACAGTTGTAACACTAGAAGAAAAGATGCGTCTCACACCGGCGGACGTTAAGCGATACGAAGCGGATGCTGTAATTGCGGAAGCAAAGCGCCTCGAGAATATTCGCAGATCGCAAGGAATTGCTGCTCCGAAAAGCGTTACTCTTGATGTGACTCCGGCTGCTGTCGCTGCTCGTAAGACAGCAATTGCAGCTGAAGAAGCTAAGCTTGTAGCTGAAACAAAAGAAGTCGAAGTTGAGCTAGGGGAACCGGGTGCTAGTTTCTTGGCGGAAGGCGAAGAGACTTCAGACGTGCAGTCAAGAAGGGGCAGAAAACCTAAACAAGCAACTGTATAATTCAATTAAATAAACATAATGACATAGTTAGGAGCTAGTGATGGCTGATGTGACTGGGGCTCATACTACGTTTCATCCCGTAGTGTCTCAAAATACTGAATCGGTTCTAAGACATAGGGCTAGATTTCAAACTAGTTCAGGCAGCAAGATCAATTTGCCTCTCATTACTGGAACTAGATACATTATATATTCAGCGTATACTGCTGGAAAGCAGCTTACAATTGGTATCTCTACTGACGGCACTAATTATGTCAGCGGCAAGACTTACTTCGATTTCTCTCAGGCAGCAGGCCCTGTTGACTTGACAAAATTCTTTTCTTCAACTCCCTTTACTCAATACACACCGCCAACAGCTACTGACGTTTATTTGCTCATCAAAACTGATGCTGGCGAATTCACTGTTTCTATCGTTGAGTACAAAGTGTAATGGCTACCAAGGAAGAACTAAAAGAGGCGGTTTCTGAATCCCTCTTAGAGGCTCTTAAAGTTGCAGAAGAAAAACAAAAAGAAAGCGACGTTGTAACAAATTCAGGCCTTAATTGGGTTCTTAATCTATTAAATAAATTGATGCCTATGGCTCTCTTAGCGCTTATGGGATGGATAGCACTCACGATAGTTGACAATCAGAAAGATTTATTGGCAATGCGTCTTCAAGTTAATGCGATGGATAATACAATGAAAACCTTCATGGATAAAGACATGAGGAAGTCGGCTACAAGTGCGCTTCTTCATCACTCAACAACAGTCAATCCTTGCAGCGGCTGTCACACGCGAAATGGAGTAGTTGTTCACACACTAGCGTCTTTGCCAAACAAGTCTCTGATGCCCGGGGATCTGTTTGAAATTAAGTGCGGGTCCTGTCACACTCTTGATAGAGTTTTGGCGACAAAGGGAACGCATGAGAAGTGGAAATCTGTTGTTAATGAAATGAGACAGAAGAACGCTAAATGGATTTCGCCTAGAGAGGCAATAATAATAGTTGATTATATTGATCAATTAGAGAAGCATAAATAATGAAGATACAGAACCTGACTCCAGATTGGCTATTAGAAACATATCTTTATAGAATTCCCATTGAGTTCGATAATGATAGACTTTCTAATTCAGCTATTCAGTTTTATATCGACTCTGCAATTAGCAGAGCTGAAATGTTACTCGATATCTCGATTAGAAAAAAGAGCATCGAAGCTGAAACGTATGACTATCGTTTGGAAGAATGGATGGCTGGTTTTGGATTTGTTGCGCTTAATACGCGTCCTGCTATTCGTGTGACTAAAATGTCATTGAATGTTATCACTAGTGAAATAGAGATTCCAGCGGAATGGATTCAACTTAAGAAGAAATCAGCACAAGTCAATTTGATTCCTTATTACGGTATGCTGGCTTCGCAGAATATTGCAAATCAAATATTGATATTTATGCCGATGTTGTCTGCTACTAGTTATGTGCCACAGATTTTGCGAATTTCATATGAAGCTGGCTATAACGATACTGATGACGTTCCGGATCTATTAGCTCAGCTCATTGGTATGAACGCATCAATCGGAGTAATGAATGTTCTTGGTGAAATTGCTCTTGGAGGCCAAGCTGCTTTGGCTGGTTACTCTATTGGAATTGATGGATTATCTCAATCTGTCTCTACGACGCTGTCAGCAGAAAATCATGCTTACTCGGCTAGAGTTAGAGGTTATGAAAGAGAACAAGTTGAAATAGTTAAGGCTTTACGCCAGTACTACTACGGTCTACACCTAACGAGCTGCTAATGACGACACCAACATATCCATCTGCAGCACGAGGCGGAGCTAGAGTTCCCTTTACGCCGCTAAAAATTGACTATAATACAAAAGGCGCAATAGATCTTATCAAGAAGTACGGCAGTAGATTTGATTGGTATAGTGCTCTTGTATGCCCCTGCACGCTAAAAAGTCAGCAGGTAGAGCTAAAATTCAGACAGCTTTCTTGCGGTCTATGCAATGGAACTGGTTGGACGTTTGTATTGAATAGCGAAATAAGAATCGTCCCTTCTTCGGCTAGAAGAGAAGAACAGACTCTTACATATAGAGTTGCTGGGCAAGGCTTGATGTCTAACATTTTTGTTAATTTAACATGTGAACCACAGTACAAGGTCAATATTAGAGACAGGGTAGTCTTTAAGGAGTCTGTAACTCATAGAAGTGAAGTCGTATTCATGGATGTTGAGAAGACTTCGTATAAGCTCATTTCGCCTGCTATAGATCTTTTGCATGTAATAGATGAAACTGGGAAACACTACAATTCAACTAGCTATTATACGGACGATCAAGGCGTCGTAATAGAAAGTCGAGACATAAGCGTTAATGCCGATGGAGAGATTTATTGGGTTGAAGGCAAGAGAAAGCCGCCTAATGGGATGGCCTTCACTGTACTGTATAGCTTTTTCCCGGCTTACGACGTTATAACAGCCGCGCATGAAATTAGAGGGTTTGTGGCTGGCAAGCTTGCTGAAGAAGGCGGAGTGCAGGCTTGGGAAGACTTACCAAGATTTTTTACGGGAAAATTAGTAATTCCCGATGCGTATCTGTTTGGATAACGCTAATAGAAATAGGAGCTGAACATGGAGAATAGACGAGTAATGCCGGGACTATATAAGGGCTATCCTGAAAGTCTTAAGAAAAAGGACAGCGAGGAAAGGGATCACACAGATCCTATGCACAAGCCTGAAGCGGCAGAAAAGGCTAGAGAAAAGGCCGAGGCTGCTTCTGACGAAAAGAAGGAAAAGTCCTATTCTCAAGATGATGTTACCGTTGCTTATCTCCTTAAGGGCAGATCAAACGCTCAGGAGCTGTTCGACTTAGCAAAGGCGCCCGTTATCGGTGGGTCAATTTATGCTGGCAGAACGATGCCAAAGGATCTTTCGCCTTCTGAGGGCAAAGTTATCGCAGCTCAGACAGCAAAAAAGCCGGGCGGTCTTACTGGTGGGGCTTCAGAGGAATTGAAGTCTCGTGCAGCTAAAGAAAAGCAGACGATGATGGACACAGCACAGGCTAGACTTAGAGCTCAAACAGCTGCAGTCAAGTCAGAAGAACCATATTCATTGGATTTCTCAAAGTCTATTCTTGATAAGATGGGCTTAACAAAAGCTAAGAAAGAAACTAACGAATCAGGCGAGGAATTTCAAGATGGATCAGAAGACACTATTGGCGCAGAAGGACATGCGGCCACTGCTAGACCTATTGCGCATGAGGGCGGCGGTCAAGGGCCAGACCACCCTGGTACAAAAACTAAAAGAGCATCTCAAGAAGATGGAGATCTCCAAAAATCCGACAACCTAACTGACAATCTTCCAGAAGAATTTGAGGAAGGCATTGAAGACGCTGACACGATTCCTAATGAGGATGAAAAAGCGGCAGTTGAAGGTAAGAAGTCTTTTACTTACGACGAAATGAATGCTGCTATTCTTCTCAAGTCTTCTCCATTTGCTCAAGAGATCGTTGACTTGATTAAGGCTGCTAGAGATGAAGAAGCAGCTAGGGATTACAAATATAACGCTTGGCGGAAGAGATCGGATGTTCGTGCAGCCAAATGGAAGTCAGGAATAGACGCCACCAAGAGAGCTGTCCAGCACTTCAAGAACAAGGCTGATCTGGCTGAGGAAGACGAAGCTGGAAAGTCTGAAGGCGAAGGCGATCTTGAAAAGTCTCACACAAGTAGAGTTGGAAACGCTTCTCCAACAAAGGGCGCGGCCGGAAGACATTTCGCCCGTGAGGCACGTGAAGACCAGAAGAAGGAGGATGCAAAGTATCGCATTCCTCGACATGCCTCTGTTTTAGGTTCTGGGGGAGAAGTGACTAACGTTAGTGACAAGGTGATTCGTGTTCGTCCAGCTCAAGGTGGCACAGTAGGATCAGAAGCTAAGATTAAATCGGTCTGTGAATTGAACAACATTCTTGAGAAGGCGGTAGAAAAAAAGCCCAAATCAAGAGGCCCAGGTATAGATTACATATCTGAAAGCAAAATGAACAAGCCTAACGTTAAAGTAACAGGCGAAAAGATGCATGGTCGAGAGATTCCTGCTAATGCTGCTCATGAAAAAGAGCTTAAGGAAGCGTCTTTACATACTGAACTAGATTCACTTCTTGAGAAGGCTAGACGCCCATCGTGGGACCCTAAGCCCAAGCATGTCGATGAAGACAAAGAAGCGTTCCATGCCGACTCCTTATCGGGAGATGCGGGATCAAGAGAGCATGAATACAAGCGTAAGCAAGAGTTAGCGGACAAATGGCAGGCTAAAAAGAATTCTCCAGAATTCAGAACAGCCTCTAAGATAAAGGATGCCGACGAAGGCGACGATTAATATGGATCGACAGGAAATTGACGAACTAGTGGCCAAATCTACTCCCGAGTGGGCTGCTAAGAAAGTTGGCAGTGCTATTGGTAAGTTTGCTAAAGAAAACGTTCATAGAGTCCCTAAGGAGCGGAAAAACTTAGAACAGCCGCCACATAAGCCAAAGGATCCCGTTATACGACGCATGGCTGAGAGAGCACAGAAGGTCGGAGAGCACATGAGGAGCCATTATAAAATGAAGCCCGGTGAATTTGAAAAATATCAGGGAATTGCTGACGCTGAAGCGCGTCGAACTTCTAAGTCCATTGACGAACAAACTTCAGAATATTTTGCTAAGTGTCATTCGCATGTTCTTGACGGGATGACTGAAGACGAACTAAAGAATAAGAAGAAAGAAGCGCCCAAGGCTGACGGCCACGTCTTTGGTAGCGATCCGAATGACAAGCGTGGCTCTGATATGGAAATGGTGAAAAAGAAAGAGCCTGATGCTTACAAGTCTCTTGATGAAAGAACAGCTGATCTTCACAAGGCTGTTACGGGCAATAAGAAAGTCAAAACTGGCGATGTTGATCAGCACGACGATCATGTTCGTTCTACGGAGTCGTCAAAGATTGAGGGTGGCAAAAGAGTAGGCCCAGGCACCGATAGATTTACTCATACGTCTCACGATCCAGAAAAGGGCGAAGTAAAGATTACAACGTCTAATTGGAATAAGAAAACTCAAAAGTATGAACATGGAGAAACTACTCATCCGACACACGTACGCATGGGCCGCGCAACCGAAGCTAATCAAGATTTGCCTAAGAAGTCCTTGATTGCTACAGTGGATGAATTGCTCGAAAAGTCAGGCGTACGTCAGGTTCATAGAGTTAAGGATCAAGGCGCAGCTAGTAAAGTAAAGAAGATTGATCCTAAGACTCTTTCACACGACCGCCAGCAACAGCTTCTTAGCGGTTCAGCTGCTAAAGTAAAGGCTTATCGTGAAGAGGGCTACGTTCCAGATAAGGACGACACGCCTGAGGTTAGAGAGCAGGACAGAGATCCTTCGAACAAGTCTCTAACATCTACGCTTGATGATTTGCTCAAGTCGATGTACGATATAGTGCATCACAAGCGATTCAGCAAGATGGATCCTGATGCTGGGATAAACAAAAAGAAGGAAGAAGCTATGGAAAGAGGCCCTTCAGACAAGGGCGACTACAAGCCCGGCTCTAAGACTTTCAACAACCCGCAGGATTCTCAGGATCCTAAGATTCGTTATAAGTCTCTTGATGATAGAACATGCGATTTAGTGAAGTCGATCGACACGCAGCGGGCTAAAGAAATCAGGGACGCTGCTTTGACCGTTAGACTTTCACGAGAAGGAATATCGAGTGCTGCTTCTAAGATGGATGTTAAGCCAGAGGATGTTCATCGTGTCGAAACAAAACTTACAGGACTTCACGCTGCTAGAGAATCTTCCCTCAAGTCAGTTTGCGATATGTGGATTGGCGAAACGTCGATGATAAAAGGCCATACGATTCTTCCGGGCAATGCTGTGGGAGATTTAGCAAAAGACGAACGCAAGCCGGGTGGTAGAACTCCAACTCTTCAGCAAACGGACGAGAAACAGAGAGAAGTAGAAACAGGCAGTATTTATCGCAGACAAAAAGCCGAAAAGAGAGTTAATGCTCTGAAAGAGGAACAGGCTTTCGGTAGCAAATAGCGTATCAGCTTCGCCACAGCATCGTTCAGTACGATCTAAATGAGGGCAATGAATGTTCCCGTTTAACGAATATAAGTTACTTAAGATCATAAGATCTGCCTTTGATGCTCTAAAAGAATCAGGCAGCTCTTTCGATAAGACTTTCCAGTATCTTTTCGATGAGATGGATTTGAGTCTTGAGGAACGACAAGCCTTTAAAGACACGATAATCAACAATAAAATTGCATATCATACGACGTATGCTAATTTGCCGGTGAATACGCCAATTATTACATGCGTTATGGATCAAGAAGTCAACATTGAAAGTGAAAAGCCTATTGGTTACGAAATGGGTGAAAACTCTGTAACTGATGCGGCGGGCAATGTGATCGCAACCGATGAATTGGGCTATATAGAGATGGGAGCCTATTCAGTAAACGTCATTGCTAAGCAGATATTACTTGTAAGGCTTTTGGGAGCTTTCGTAAAGTTTATTTTTGAGAAATACGCATCAGCCAACGACGATATAATTGACTTGGACGTCAACGTGGACAGGTTTTCTCCCGATGCTGACTATTTCCCAACTGATTCGTTCCACATACACATAACTCTTCGTTTTAGGTATGTTGAGACTTGGGATGAACTTACGTCTCCAATTGCCCAGATCTTCATGATGTCCTGTGGCACAGATTTCTGGCAAAATATCATGGGCGAAAATTGAAAAACGCCATAGATTTGTTAATTTATAAAAATGACATAGGTTTTTCTCTACTCTATGTGATAGGAGAATGTTAATGGGCGTATATTTCAATGGTAGATACTACATCAAGCCTCAGGTGGCAACTTACGTAGATGATAGTGCGTTGACACCGATTGGACTTGTAGGCTCTAATGTAATAGGAATGATGGGTCCGGCTAAAGACGGTATCCCAAATCAGGCTTATCTCTTAACGTCCCTTAATGACGCCACTGACATTTTCGGTGAAGGACCTCTTGTCGACGGTGTTGCTATGGCGTTCAATGGCGGTGCTCAGTATATTTGGGCAACTCGTGTTGGTGGAACATACGATGGTGCTACTCGTCTATTCACGGGCGCTCCTTCGCAAGCATTCTTTGAAACAGCCGATGGTACAGGTATCCCATTCAAGCTCCTTTCGAACGCTTACGGCACACAGGCTAATGGAATTTCAGTTACAACACACGCAACGGGATCTTCTGCTTCTGTTCGTGGTGTCACAGTCTCGGTTTCTGCCCAGGGAAACACAATTATGGGTGAAGGAATCTTCTACGACACTCTTAAGATTGCTGCCGGTGCTGGTTCTCCTGCATCTACCTCTTTTACGGTTGCTTCAGGCATCTTGACTATTACTGATGGCACAAATACTGGGCCAACCATTGCTTTAGCTGGTGTCGCTTCTACAACTGATTTGGTCGAAAGAATCAAGGCTGACATGCAGTTGGCTACTCCTGGTGCGATCGACGATACAAAGTTCACATTTACTGTTCTCAAGGAAGTTCCAGGGACGCAACTTGATGACGGCGCTGTAAGCGTTGCTACAGGAAACACAGATACGCTACGTGCAGACGTCAAGGCTGTGTTCGATTGGATTAACGCCGGAGTTCAGCCATATGTGTACGCCGAAGATTCTGATGACATCTTTACAAGTACAGCTGTAAAAGATCTAGACCTTTTACGAACAGCGAATACTCCAGGTACGATATTCACATTCAACATGGCAGATGGAACTCTAGCTACTATAGGATCGATTGACTCAACAACCTATACTGGTGTCCTTGCTGAAATCTACGAAGATCTTGATATCGATCTAGTAGTGCCAATTGTTGATGATTATCTTGGAGTCACAAACTCTGATGATGCCGCTGCAATCTTTTCTGCTACTCTAAGTCATTGCAAGGCAATGAGCACAATCAAGTCCGAAGAAAGAATCGGCCTTGTGGGTTATCAGTTTGAAGCAGGAGTTTTGCCAGCCGGCACGACTTCTATCTCTGACGGCGATGCTGACCTTCTTGTTACTGACTTGAAGGCCAATGCCGCTACATTCAATTCTCCATACATGGTTGTTTGCACTCCAAGACTAAAGGCTTTCGATACAAAGGGAATTCTTAAGCTCTTCAACGGTACGTATACTGCGGCTTATGTTGCAGGTCTTATTGCTTCATTCCCAGTGGGTGAGCCAATTACTAACAAGGACATCACGGGCATTCAGGGGCTTTCAACTTACTTCAAGAACAGACAAATTCTCCAATTGATTGACAACGGAGTTTGCACAATAGAACGTGTAGGCGCAGCGCTTAAGGTTGTACAAGGCGTGACGTCTTGGATCTCGGACGACAACTTCAACAAGAAAGAAATCTCTGTCCGATTGGTGACCAACTACATCGCCAAGAATTGCAGAGAAAATTTGAAGCAATTTATCGGTAGAAAGAACTCTCTACAGATGCTTCAGATCATTAAGGGATCATTGGTGCAGGTTCTTAGAGAACTTGAAAACAATGAGATCATCGTTGGTACGCCAACTTATCCCGCTTATAGAAATCTTTCTTTGTCAGCTGATGGTGACGTTGTTCGTGTGTCTTTTGAATGTTCGCCAGTGCTTCCAATTAACTACATACTAATCACAATCCATGCGACCGTCTTCAAAGCAACGATCTAACTAAGGAGTTATCATAATGGCTAAAGTTTATTCAGGCAATACTATCATGGTGGTTATCAAGAACAAGCCTGTTGGCTTGCTCCAAGATATGACCGCCGATGAAGATTTTGCTCCGGAAGCTGCCTCTGGAATCGGTGATCCTAGAGTAGTTGAATGGGTGCCTACAATGTATAGAGTTTCTCTGACTGTGGCATCGATGTCACTAAAGAAAGATTCTCTATTCAATGTCGGTGTCTTCCCAGAAGGCATAGACAAGTATTTGGCAACCGAACCTTTCACGGTCGTTGTCATCGACAAGGTCTCTAAGCAAACAATTCGTCAATATAACAACTGTATCTTTTCACGAGGAACAGTCTCAGTTAGAAAGCATACGATCGTATCTCACAACTGCACACTGCTCGCAACTGAAGCTGTGGCTGGAGATGCAGCTGGATTCACTGAAACTGTAGCATAATAAATAAAGAGGTGTAAAATGGCTCAGAAAATTTCGCAGTATTTTACGTACAAAATTGGTGAAAAAGAATACAAGATAAGATATAAAACGCCCAAAGTGGGAGAGCAGATAGCGATAGGTCAGGCATATGCAGCATTGAAGGCTGGATTCCCGACACTGGATGAAGTTGCTGATGTTTTGGCCTACGCTACTGCTACTCTTAGTGTTGTTATTATAGATCGCCCCGCCGACCTCATTTTCGAAGACATAGATGCGTCTGACTGGAAAACTCTCCGTCAAATGCTGACTGATTATCAATCATTTGCCTTTTTTCGTGACAAGGCTCCAGCAGAATCTACTCCGTCGTGAGCTGACGGCAGAATCACGCAAAGATCCTGATGTTGGTGATGACGTAGAAGATTTTGCAATTAAGAAACTTCGAAAACAAGCAAAAAGAGAAATACGCGAAACGCTGTCTCGATTAATATATCGAGCGAAGTATAACCTCCCTCCTAATGACCCTCGTTTTCTCGATCTTACGGACGAAGATATCGTCTACGATTTGGTTCTTCAGTCCGAGTTCCGTAAATGGTCCGACGATACGCAGGAAGAAGAAACTGAAGACAATAAGACTATCTACAGAAACACTGAGGAATTTGAAAGCATCGCTAAGAGGCTTGAAAGAGGTGAGGATATAGACTTAGAATCAATGATGACTCCTGACGAAAACTGGGAAAAGGTAGATGGCTCCTAACGCTGACATTCAAGGATTAAGTAATCTTTTTAGGCAGTTCATGACGTCGCAAAGATCCGCGGGAACTACTGGAGGGATACATCCGTTTGGCCCTCCAGCTGGTGGCGACACTAAAGGCGATCTTCCATCTGATTGGATGGATGAATTAAGAGACATTACAAAGGGTCACACTGACGGTTTCAAAAAAGTAACTGAAGATCACACCAAAGGCTTTAAGAGCGTCGCTGATGAATTTTGGTCTAGAGGCATTAAAGCTGAATCACTCACGGCTCTTCCACAAGCGCTCATCCGCGAAACTCTAAAATACTCATTCTTCCAAGGTTATCAGATTCAAGGTGGAACTGCTGGCGATTCTGCTAGAGGAAGCCTCGAAAGACTGAATTCTGCGGGCAACATAATGGCGATTGCTGCAGGCACGCTATTGACTGTTGCTACTGTGGCGTCTGGCGGTACATTGGGTGGCGCTGCTGCTTTGGGTGGCGCACTAACAGGCGGCATGATGGGAACTGGTATCGCTACTAGAATTGCTGCTGCTAGTAGGACAGCAAAAGATGTCACTGTGGAAGCTGAAGTAATAAAACAATTTCAGCAGTCTAGAGAAAGCAAGGTCTTACAATACGAACAGTCGTTGATGATGCATTTGATGGGTGCTAGAACAGGTTCATACGCGGCTAATCTTGGCGTCGGCGGTCCTGTTATGGACAAAGACATGATTAAGCGCACTCTATTGAGCGAACAAGAATTTACCGCAGCTTGGGTAGACGCAGCTCGTGCTGGTGGTGCCAAGGGCATGGACATGCTGTCGAAAGATATGAAAGGCAAAGGCACTATTGCAAGAATGTGGGAGCAGGGCTTGACGGGTCCCGATTTTGCTCAGACGATGGTGATGGCTGCTACTTCTGCTAGATATGGAATGGGTGCTGATCGCTTTGAGGGAATGACAAGAAGGACGGGATTGCAACCTTCAGAGTGGCTTGGCGCTGCCATGGGAGCTCAAACAAGGTATCATATGTTCGGTGCGAATGTAGGAGCCAATTTGGCGTATGGCGTTGGCGGCACTGAATTGGGTAGAATGAACATGGGTGCCGGTATGGGATTCTTAGCTCAAATGGGTCAGGGTTCTGCAGGCCAGCAAGACGAAGCTGTTTCTATGTTGCAATACCGAAACTTTTTAGAGGCTAATCCTGGGTCTTCTTACCTTGATTTCGTCGAGGCTAAGAGAAATGGAGAGGCTGATCCTAGATGGCGCAGAGCAATGGGTGCTATGGCAGGCTCTGGTGCGGGTGGCGGTTGGGCAGGTTTAGCGGCCGCTACTCAGATGGGCATTGCACCTGGACAAGTGGGTAGGGCAGGGCAATTCTTGGCTCAAATGGAAAGAGGCGGAAACGCTGCTAGTGGTCAAACAGGCGTTCCACAGAATCTGGCAGGAATGAGAGACACTGTAGGCGAATCATTATCGCAAGTGTACAACTTAAACGAAAAACAAATGCTACTTCTTTCTGATAATGTTAAAGTTCTTGATAGCGTAAACGAAAAAACCAATGAAGCAATCGATAAAATGAAGACGTATAATGACACTGTAATTTTGGGCACTGACAATATAAACAATCTAAACAAAAGCTTCTTCCAAATGATAGATAGCTGGGCTGAAAGAATGTACAAAGAATCGGGTAAAGGACCTGGCGGAGACACATTTACATCCGACATTAGTGGATAATGCAACAGATACTTAAATTCAAAATAGAGCTATTCGACGTAAGAATGAAAACATCCATCACGGTAGTCGATGACACTAATCTTGTAAGCAACATCCAGATAAATAAGGGCATCACACTAGACAACACTGCTACGATAACATTTGCTAAAAGCAAAACATACAACCTACTTGATATGGAGAAGAGCTTAAAGCTCTATAACTATGTTAAAATAGAGCTTGATTTGCAAACGTATGATCCGCAAGGTGGCAATAAGTTTTGGTTCTCTGGTTTCATACAAAGCATAAACAAGTCTGCCAATTTTGGCATGAGTCCGAACGCTACAGTTTCTATCACTGTAACCGACTATGCTAATTTGATGAAGACGACTTTTTATACTAAAAACCTTACGTTCCTTGAAATATTGAATCAGGCTGTTCCGGAGTTTAGATTAGTAAATCTGTCAAAAGAATTAGGCGCTGATAGTGAAAAGTTGCTGACCGATTTCTACTCGCCCACTCAGCTCGGGTTCATTTTCTTTCTGTTTTTGTATTTCAAGTTTATGTACAGAATTTTGTATGAAACTGACGGAAGCACTAAAAAGACTGCCGCGCCTGATAGTAGAGAAATCTTTAAGAAATTCAAAGTGTACATGCCCTTTGGATTCGAAATAGCGGGAAACAAGTCTATGCTAAATGGACAGGAGCAGACGCTAACGTTATACAAACAACTTCAAGGCGTCGCTCTTGATTTGTTCAAGTATATTTATCCCGAGCCTATTTTTGAGTTCAATACTTTTGAGACGTATGACACTGTGATTTTAATGATTAGGTTGACGCCGTTTATGAAGTTTGACAGGCCCTACAATTCGCCAACTGAAATTAGTGTCGGAGAACAAGATGTAGGAATGTTAGATACGTGGGCTACTACCAGCGCTTCATCCCGAGGGGCATCTTTTTACGCAGATTCATATAACGTCATAGAGCGCTATGATTTTGGCTTCAATAGAATAAAGTCGTGCCGTGAGGCTCAGGGCGTTTCTCCCGCTACTCTATTAAGAGAGCATTTAGAAGAAACAAAAGCTAAAAAGCCAAAGAGAATTATCACGACGATTCAAAAAGCTATTGGAAAATCTAAAAACATAAACGTTGACGACTTGATTGCTAACAATGATGAAGCGGACGAAATCACAGATCTGTTTTACAATGAGCAACCAATTGACACTAGATTTTTAGAATCTATGGCTATGACTAGATCGGCAAGTTCAGTTGTTAATGTGATCTGGACTGTCCCGACGACAGATACAGCTATACTTAAAATGTCTGGTAGAGAAATGGTCTACGCATTTCTAGAAGAAAAGCTCACTAAGCTAGGCGGAGAAGATAAATTCGGCAGCTATTTGCTACAGCAATTCAACGAAGGATTTAATCCCAACCCTGTCTTTTTGATGGACTACAAAAGCAAGCTTAGCGCTGGCGAGAACTTTGTATCAGGCGACATGAACTACTTTGGGTTTAGAGAATTTGAAATAAAATGGAATTATCTATCGCTTCTTTATAATTCTATGAGCTATATTCTCAACAATATAGATAAAAAGGTTTTAGCAGAGGCAAGAAAACTAAGCGCAAACACAACGCAGCAGAGAATTTTAGATAATGCTATGAGGAGATTGGCGGATCCTACTACTAGGTCGACTGAGGTTAAGGCCAATGGTAAAGTTGTTGATCTTAGAAGAAAATGGGCAGAGAATACGGAGATAACAACAACAGGATCTGTAAGAACATATCAACAAACATCTAGAACGTCTAAAAAGCCCTCTAATGATAAACAAAAGCAGATAAACGACGCTGTAAACCAGCAACTCTTTAAAGATGCGCTTGAAAGATACAGCGAAGAAGCGGGCTTGGGCAAGCTAAATAAAACAAATATTCAAAACGCTAAGACAGTCGTTGCATTGCTTGATTACGCTAGAAAAGCAGACGATCAATTAATGACAGGATTTGTGAGCAAACTAAATGGTGTCGTTGCTGAAGCATATAGAGAAAACGAACACCTATACGATTGCACAATCTCGAAGCCGATTGATTTGTCCGTTCTTCCGGGAATGATTGTCAAGTCTTCAAGCGAAAGTTTTAAAGCATCTTCTCCATTCTTTAAAGGATATGTTACTGCTATATCCCATGCAATTAATTTTGGGACTGCTACTATGAAGACGTCTATTAACATATCTAGAACAGCGTCCGATGATTCGGGCATTGTGGGCGCCCCTGTAGGTCCGGATTAATGAATAACTATCTATTAAACAAGAAGTCGACAGGTCCTAACCGCGGCGCTGTATATTTCGCCAAAGTGCTGAGATTTTATCCTACGACTAATACGGCTGATGCTGTAGAAGCTGTAGATGGCGGCCGGACATTTCCTAACTGTCCTATATTGTGTTCTGTCCCTGCAGGTTTTGCTTACGGAACGAGATATTATCCAACGCATGACGATCAAAATACAGAAGCTGAATACGTAAATTCTCCGGGAGACATTTATTGCGTTGCGATGTACGTTGAGAATGATTATAATAGTTGCGTTATTATCGGCTTCATGTTCCCAACGCAAACAACATTGTCAATAGCGGAATACGGTTTGCATATATTTAGACACGAATCTGATGTTATATGGATGGTTCGTGGAGATGGAACAGTGCAGATCTACCATCCAAGCGGAAGCTTCATAAAGATTGGCGATGACGATACTAATGAGGTAGATGCCTCAAGAGCTGATGGTGGGCTTTATCCTTCCAGCACAGACGATTTATACCTCAGGCCACCAGATGACTATAATAAGGCTAAAACTTCTAATTTATTCATTAATTGGTATAAGGGCCAGAAAGTCAAGCTTGATTCTGATGGCAATATCGTAGCCAGCACAGAGGACGCTCAGGGAGCTGTAGTTTCTAGTCTGACAATGACCCCAGATGGCAAAGTCACCGTTTTCTCAACAGATCAGGTTAATGTGAATACGAAAGATATTAACGTTACAGCGTCAGGCAATGTTGTGGCCAATGTCATAGGCAATGCTGATATTACAGTCGAAGGTGACGTAACTGCTAATGTGACTGGCGACGCGACTGCTAATGTGACGGGTGACGCTACGGTAACTGCCAATAAGTCCAATGTCAATGCTCTTACTTCAGTCAATGTTGTCGCTACAACTATTGCTAATATCACCGGAGGTACAGGAGTCAATATTACTGCCGTCACAGGGCCTATTGTGATTTCCGCTCCAACGAACAAAGTGCTCGTGCAAGGAACGCATCCGTCAGGCTACACTGCAACCAATTTTGGCGTGTACTACAACTAGAAAGAATTTAAATGGCTATATTCAATCCAAATACTAGAAATCTCATAGTGCTTTCTGTGAAGCTGCGATCTGCTGCAGAGGAAATAGACTATTTGTTTCCTTTGAATCCCAACTCTCTTACTACGAATCAAGCAAGTAGGGTGAGCGCCACATTTACGTACGGGGCTAAAGTATTCCAGAATCTTGGAGCTGGGTTGAAGACTATTTCGATTGAAGGTCATACTGGATATCGAATGGATTACGCTAAATATGGAACTCGAGGATTCACAAGTGATCTAGCTTCTGGGGCAGAAGACTTAAGTGATAAGGCCAGCCCTCAGGCTGGTAAGAAGCACTGGCTAGATTTGTACGCATTGATTCAGTTGATAAAAGGCGAAAACAAGTTTATCCGAAAATTCGCGTCTATTTCTGACACTTTCTCCGTTGATAACATCGATAATATTGAGTCAGTAAAGCTAACAGTTCCCGATCAAGGCATTACGTATGATGTCTTACTTCAAAATGACAGTTTCTTAAGAAATAGGGAGCAACCACACCTCTACAAGTACAAGCTTGATTTCATCGTAGTGCAGGAATTTATTGGCGCTCCACGTAAGCGTGAGGAAGTATCTATTGCTCGCCCTGATTTAGGCACGACTGTTAATTTCTGCAAGAAAATGGTAAACGATCTTAAGAGCATAAAGGATGGGATCAAAAAAGCTGTCTATGCTATTCCCTTTGCCAAAGAGGCTTTTGATCTAGTAGAAGATGGCTTCGTTTTAGCTGAGCAGTCGACAACGTATGCAAACTTTTTCATTACACAAGCGAACTCTGCTATTTCAGATCTTCGTCGTCTCGAAAGAATGACTGACGCGGTCAATAAGGTTTCGGCTAATGTTGGGCTAATTAAGGGCGTGGTTCTGCAGCTCAAGACTTTCTCTAGTCTCCAGGCGGCATTTTACGAACCATATGTTTCTTTAAAGCATCTTAAGTCACAATTGAATTTGCTAAAAACAGCTATGCGTGGCGAGCAAGAGCAGCTAGCTTTTAACGTTAATCTTACAAGACTTGCTTCTATATCTGCGCCGGTTACTGTTGCTGCGAATAAAGCAACGGTGGCTCAGTTTCAGAAAGATATACGTCAATTAAGCAGAATCACATTCCCTCTTCCAGTAGATCGTGTTGAGGAAATAACAACTGACGGTGTGACTAAAATAAACGTTTTCTTTAAGACAGCTCCGTCTTCTCTGGGCGTATCTGGCATGAAGATTTTTGTTGCTAATGATTTCGGAAGCGAAAACGATCTTGTCGAATCATTTAGCGATAGCAATTTAGTAATGTCGACGAACTATAATACTTCTGGCTTCTTGTACAATTTTGTAATCGAATACAACTATACAACTTTTGAATCAATTGTTCAGCCAAGATACAAGAGCATTAAGAGAATATTGATTCAGAAGGGCGAAACGATTGAGACTATAGTAAAGAAATACGCCGCATCAGAAGCCAATTATTCTCAATCATATCTTTCAGAGGTGGCTTATCTTAATAGAATAGAATATCCATATGTAGTGACTTCAGACAACCCTAATTTTGAGGCCTATTTTGGTTCATATGGATACAAGATATTCACTACAAGAGGAGAGTTCCTTAGATACATAAACAACATTGACACTACGATATACAACAGCGTAGATCTTCCTGTCTACGATGTGACGGACTCTCTTGCGTCAAACTATATTGATCTTGATGATCCAGCAAAATTCTTATTGCAACAGCAAGAGTTGATCGACCAGATAAGAATAGAGCCAAACACGAAATTTTTTGTACTGCTGTTTAAAGAAACATATTCTAATAGATGCTACGCGCTATTTGGAATCTTTAACTCGACAAATGCGCTCCCGTATAAATTGTTCAACGCTGATTCCTATGTGATTTGCGCTCTAGAAAAGGGCAGATCTTACGATGTTGATAACAATGCTTTATTTGAGATATTGAGCCCGTATACTGCGACGGGTGACTTAGTTGAATATTATGGGCAAACTGCGTATTTTGAAACACTTACCGATACGCTGTTCAATAATTTAGTTTCTGTAATAGATCAAATCTATATCGCGAATGTAGGTTCTTTCGTGCAAGTGGGTTCGTTCCCATTCACTCAAGACGACAAGACGTTCCTATCTGGTGATTTAGACAATGCTAATTACGCTATTTTAACAAACTTTACAGCAGCTGGGGCGTTAGCTTACAGTGAATATTCAATCGCCGCTTTTAGCGTTTACAAGATATTGACAGATGGACAAGAAATTCTTCTTCCTTCTTTGGAGAATACATTCTTGCCGTTTACAGAAGCTTTTTCTAGAGAAGACACATACAAGGTTGATCTTGATGTAAGATTCCATTATCTTGATGATGTACATGTGTCTATTCTGCCTCGCCCTGATCTTGGCCCGGGCCCTAATGGATACGAGCAAGGCTATCTAGATTTCAGATTGATTAGCGGATTAGACAACATAAAGCAAGCTATTATGAATAGATTAGAATGCCCTCAGGGTGGACTAATTTTACATCGTGATTACGGTTTGCCTGTTTTACTTGGCAAGAAAAACACTCTTGAGCACCTCATACTGTTGAGGTACAATTTGTTCAATCAGCTCATGTCAGACTTGCGCGTAAGATCTGTAGACGATATGCAACTAAAGAGCGTAGCGGATTATATAAACGCTCAGGCATCTATTACGCTTGTTAATAACGATGAAACAATTGTTAAGACTACTCTATAAGAGGATGAAATGACTGTACAAATCAAGAACGCTGATACGATAAAGACTGACTTCATTAATTTTCTGCGGTCAGCTATAGAAGAGAATGGCGGTCCTAACGTCACTGACTATAACATAGGCAGCGTTTTGAACGTCTTAGTGGAGGCGTTTTCAGATGTCCTCGAGAACTATTACTATGATCTCTTTCAAGTTACAAGAGATTCGTTGGAGAATATTTACAACGGTTTCAACTTCTTTAAGCAGCCGGGCAAGAAAGCCTTAGTTGAGCTGGCGGTTTATATCGATGCGGATCCGGGCAATTTGGACGTTAATGTGTTTTCAATTCCTAGAGGCACTAAAATATCGACGGACGACGGTACGGTTGTCTTTGAAATTATTGACGACTATATTCAACCCACTCAAGTGTCCGGTTCGGGAGAATTCACAGGCAAGACAGAGTACTTTGCGCATGCGACATGCACTGAGACTGGTACAAGTGGCAACGTAGCTGCCAATGCATTGACAAAATTTGATTCTACTATCGTCAACATAAACGGGGTAGCTTATTGGATTAGACACTCCTCAGCTTCTGGTGGCGCCGATTCGGAATCAGAAGAAAATATGAAGCTGAGATTTCAGAAATATCTTATATCTCTTAGGAGAGGCACAAAAGAGTCTCTTGAATATGCTTTGGCAACAAACGCGGCTTTCTCAGGACTTATGTATTCTATAAGCGGTTTTAGATTCCTGTATTTAGTAAAGCAGCCGTATCAGTCTGTTGGTACAAATAATTATCCTGACGATTTGACTCTTTCTAATAAATTCTATCCGTCGTACACCTTATTTACAAACGACGACTCGTTTAGTAGAGAGCCTTTTTATCTATATGTAGGCGCTGACGAAAAATTCTTTAATCTTCTGTTCTCGACGCAGACAGTGCCAGACGACCCTAATCCAGATGCTAACCCTGTTCAAGCGGCAGCCGATGGTCCTGCTGGCTATAAGATAATTGGAATCAATGCTCCTGATTACGCTGTGGGCAATCCGGGCGGCTATACTCCTGTGAACGGAGGCATAGAATATTACGACGTCATAACACAGACTTGGGAGCAATTGGACGTGTTAAACGTCACTTTGTCCGGCGTTGATTGGTACGAATTGATTCCTGAGCAATATTTGTCTTGGACGCTAGATACAACCAGATGGGGCAAGTATCAAATTAGAGATTATAACGCATATTTCATAAGAATAAATATGCGAAAAGCCCATGCGGGTCAATTAAATCTAGACGTCTACAAGATTATGACGTATCCATTTCCTGGCTATATTGATGTCTATTGCTTAAAGAACTATAGGGATTCAGTTACTACAGCGGATAAGACGCTGATTACAGAATCTATTGACAACTATAAAGCTGCGGGCGTAATAACTACCGTTTCGCCAGCCACAGTTGTTCAGATGCATCCAATGATTATTATACACACTAGTGATCTCACTAATTCGCTAATACCATCTGATATAGTAGACAACATTAGGGCAGATGTTATAGCGTTTTCTAACACAAAAAATATTAGTGCAGATTTTGTTAGAAATGAACTTTACGCATATTTGTATCAAAGGTATAATCAATACGGCAATCTCTACATATATTACAGATATGATCCCTCTATATACGAGGACATAACCAACGAAGTGTTTAAAGAGGGGTTTAAAGATCAAGTTTTAGACGCGTCTATAAATGAAAAGATTGACTTATTGCTGTCTGACATTTACGTCGTTCGCAATTTGAATGCTTTAGTCAACACATTTACTGACTACCAATACTATGATAGCGCTCCAAATTATAGTAATTACTATAAAGATCCTGGTGCATCTGCACTGGATACATTCACTGCTTACTAAGAGAGGAATAAGATGTCAACAACGGGCACTAAAGTATTTAGAGAAATAGCAGCGGCTAAACGGCCTTATTTATTTTTTGCCGATCAAGTGCGGGCAGTTGCTGGCGGTCAAGGATACATAAACAATTCTCTAGAAGGCACAGAGTGCGATGCTGATGATACGGGCACGGGACAGCTTGTTAAGAGTTTCGGCACTTTTTTCCCTAATTGGCATTTTTATGATTTTTCAGGCGGCGCCTCGACGGGAATCTCTGCGGTATCTATAGCAAATGGTGTTTGTACAGTAATTGCGACGGGAACAATAGCGGCGTACTCAGGCACTTTATCTGCGGGCGATATCATTTCTATAAATGGTGTCACATGGGATACGACGCATCCATTCATAAACGGCGCGTGGGTTATAAAGTCTCTGACGACAACGAGTGTTTTGAACGATACGATTACGTTTGAAATAGATTTCTTTGACACTATTGCTAATTATACTGGCTTGTTAGGCGGTTCTTTCATAATCGCGGGACCCACGTTTGAAATTAGGGATAACAGAGCTACTAGTGATGCTAAAGGAATGAGTTGCACGTCACTATTATTCACGCCTATGGAATGCTATAGAGTAAGTACACTTAGCCCGACGTATAAGAGAGTGCTCCCTTCAGACTTATACACAAGATTTAAGTTTCAAACAGGTTCGGCTGCAGTGCCGCAAGGCGGGATAAACTCTAATTTGTTCAGTTCAGAGCTCGCGGACACTTCTGGCAATCCTGTTAAGCCAATTTTGTGGGCATACTTTTTTGGATATAACAGCGAAGTTGTCCCTGGCAACATATTCGAGATTGTGTTTAATTCGTATGCGGTAGTATTGCGGCCTTCTGGTAGTGGTTCTAACTTAGAATTCGCAATTGTAAAGTTTAGCTGGGGCACAGATCCCGGTACTGCTACAAATCTTACGTCTTTGACGCCTCAATTTGCTAAATACACTGTCCCGAATACCGCTCAAGGGACAGATCTGGGCTACTTGATCTCAACCAATCCTTCAATTGGTACAGACAAAGTAACAGAGCTCGCGGTGTCAGACTCGTTTACTTATGACTCAGAGTTTCCCGCTAAGTTTAACTTGAAAATAACGATCAGAAAGCACCTGTTGTCAGATTCAGTACTTGATGGCACTTATCTGGTTAATTTAATGATTAGTGATAATTATGAAGCTTTTGGTCCCGGCAAGCATTACGATACAGTATTACATGCGTATATTACGAAACCAACGCCGTTGTACAGCGTGGTTACTGGCTCTTATCCACACGATGCTATGTTAATGCCAATGGTATATTTCAAGTTCGTCAATATAGATGCTAACTATGTTAACGCCGAATCGCCTTTCGCTAATCCGCCATATCCCGGATCAAGCAAGATTATTCAGGACAACTTGTTTTACAGACAAATCAACTCTGCCGCGCTAAATACTGCAGGAAAATCATATCTTTATTAAGAGGTTATAATATGTCACAGCTATTTAAAAACAACGCAAAATCCAGACTGGCTAGTTCTATTGCGGCTGATGGGTTGTCATTTACAGTGACTACAGGCGAGGGAGATTTGTTCCCTGTAATGACTGCAGATGATCACCTTCTTGTGACGTTTGAGAACTCTTCCGGCGGCAAAGAAATAGTTAGGGTCAGTGCCAGATCAGGTGACGATTTTACTATTGCAGGTGACCCAATAGCTGCTGAGCTGCCAATAGCAGGCAGAGGCCGGGAAGGCACTGTTGCAAGAGGCTTTTCTGCCGAAGATTTAGTTGAGCTCAGATTAACTGCGGGCTTTATAGACGCTCTTAAAGAGGGCTCTATAGTGTTTGTTGTTGACGGTGGAGGGTCTGCTATCACGACTGGCTTGAAAGGTTGGATTGAGGCACCTTTTAGCGGGACCATAAAGAGTGCTAAATTATTTGCCGATGAGATATCGGGTTCAGTAAGCGTCGACATTTATAAGTCTACTTACGACAACTATCCGTTTTCCGCTCCGGCCGACGTAGCCGAACTCATATCAACGGGCTTAGATATATCTTCCGGCTATAAAGCTAGATTTAACGACTTAACAGCTACCGGCGCTAATTGGGTGCAACGCAATTTTCTTAAAGGCGACATATTTATCTTTGATATCGCAGCTTGTTCTGGCTTTACAAAACTCACAGTGTCGTTGACGGTGGATAGATACTAAGTCATGTTTAATTTTCACGCAGTAAATACAGCCGAGGTAAATGCTACTTCTCAAGCGCCTGCGCCTCCTGTGTTGACTATAAATACTGCGGAAGACTCAAACTTGCTTTCATGGACGTCGCCATATTTTACTGATTTCTTTGCTATTTACTGGTCTAAGAAACCCTTTGCTAGTTCAGACGAGCGAGGAGTCAGGACTATTATAGAAAGCATTCCTTCTCCCGCTGACAACGCAGTTGAAGAAGTCTCATATACTCATGTAATACCTGCTTCATATAGTCTTTCAGTTCTTTATTACAGAGTAGACGCTTACAATAGGAACAGTTAATGACTCTTTCAAATCAAGTCACAAACTATAACTTCAAGCTAGCTATCTATGAAGAGATTTATCAGAAGACTTTGGATGATCTTCTTCTTAGATTCACGCCTGAAATTAGACGTCAGTATGAAGAGTCAGAGCTCTGGAAATCATTCGTAGAATCTCTAGCATCTGAATTAGCTCAAGGCAGATTCGAAATAAAAGAGGCTCTAAAGCAACTAAATGTTCAAAAAGCTATAGATGTCTTTTTGAACTTGTGGGACAGCATTACAGGTATTTCTAGGGCTAATGTGTTTAATCCAGTTACGGGTGCGATGGAACTAGAAACAGATGAACAATATCGGCAGAGAATAGTAGACAATGTTTTCTGGGATAAAATTTCAAATCTAGCTTTGAAGAAGACAATGCTTCTCAAGCTTGGCATCGACGCGGACGTATTGGACGCTGGAATGGACGCCACAAATTTCAAGACTATTCCTGAAAGATCTGTGTCTAAGCACTCTGCTAATCACGCACCAGTATTTTTGCCGGGCAAAACAGTAAACTTTTATAAGCTAGGCCCTAACGGTCAAGCGACAGTTGTTTCGGACGATGGTACTACGTTAACATTCACTGATTTTGTGTACGATCCCGGCGGTTTAAACATCCCGGGTACAGGGGCTGGGTATACGTGGGATGTGATGTACGTTGGAAATGATCCGGCTTTGGAAGACACATTTTGGGCTTCGCCAACAGCAGCTGCTATAGGTCCGCCGACTCCCCCAGCTGTAGAATTGATTACTAATGGGAATTTCTATTCCGGCGGTGCGGGCTGGTCTACTATAACTCCGGGTGCAGGCACGGTTACATTCGGAGCATACGACGATCCAGACTGGAGTCCGCCAACTATCTATAGTGCTATGGTTACCGGGGATGACGGTACGTTGAGACAAGCTATAGCTACAACGCCGGGAAATACATACACAATAATTTGGTCAACGTATTCAGTGAACGGCACTTTCTGGTTGAATGCTTCTTCGGGCGCAGCGTGGCCGCCCTCGCATGACCTTTTATACGTTGCCAGAACTACTCATGCTCCTCACTATCATGATAGTCCGTTTACTACAGTCACTACGTCTCATCAATTTGTTGCTACATCAGCTACTACGTACATTGATTTTTATGTGGGATTAGTTGGAAATTATGGCTCTCTAGCGCATGTTTCGGTTATCGATTCTACGCTTATGGCCGGTATAGAATCAACTATAACTCATGGGCCAGTAGCTAATTTCGCGTACTTGTTTATTCCACCGCCCAATGAAGGAATGACACTTAAGTTTCTTAATTCTGGCGCTCAAGGAACTCTTGTAAGTGATATCGCTGGCGTTATAGAGTTTGAACTAATTGCGGGAATGCCGATAATAAATGATGTTGTCGCTCTCATATCGCCAACAGCTGGCACATGGTCTTATACTGTGCTTTCAGACGCACCGTCTCTAGTTACATCAGCTTCAGCGTTTATACACTCAAAGCTTTTATCTAATATATACAGCGTGAATCTTGGTGTTGGCACTCTTCAAGACGATAGGCTGAATGAGATTTATAATGCTATCTATCCGCTTGCAGCTATTGGGAATGTGCTTACAAAAATACTTCAAGATACGGCAGCTTCATTCAACGACTGGAATTTGGAATTTGGCAATATTACATACGGGCCGATTTTTATGGGTACAGATCTTCCAGGAAGCAAAGACACTAATAGCAATTGGGCTGTTTTGGAAGAGCTGCAGGTTTCTAATCAATGGACTATGGGAGACGAAAAGCTATTCTCTGATAACGCTGGTCCAGATGACATCGTTACTTTAACAAGGACATCATAATATGAATGAGCTTCTAAAATATACACGCGTAAACGTTCGAATTAAAGACAAAGAGACTCAAGAGCTTCTCTTTGATGGGCACAACCTCTTTGTTGAAACAGGCAGAGCATTTATCGCCGAAACATTTAAGGGACAAATTTCTGGAGGAGTAATTCAGCCCGGAGCATTCGTCTGTGACCTTGGTGACGACGGCACAACTCCAGTTGCTACTGACATCGATTTGTACAACTATAATAGTGCAGACGAATTAAGCGTGGGCGTTTCGCCGACATATCCAGCTGACTTGGCCGGCTCGCCGACTGGAATATGGTTTAGATTTGACTTCGTAAACAATACGGGAATAGACCAGACAATAAGAGAGCTAGGCTTGTTTTATCGCCCTGATTCAGACGATTTTCCAAAAAGAGGCACTTCTCCGTCAACGATGAAAGGCACAATGCTTGCAAGACTGAAAACTACTTCCTCTTCATTGGTGGTGGGCAACTCAAGAACGATAACTATAGATTGGAAAATAATTTTCTAAGAGGTTGATGAAATGGCTTTAACATTACCGTATCCTACGTACACACCTTTCATTGCTACGACTGTGCATACATACGCAGAGCATAACACTCCGCACGCAGGGTTGTTGAGCAACGACGTTGCCATTAAGTCGTATCTCGACAATACAGTAGATCCTGCTCTATCTTCGCTTCAAAGTCAGGTAGCAGCGATTCCTCAAGGGCGCATTGTATCTACTGCATTGACCGGTGTCGGCTCCGGAGGAACATATCCAAATATTGGTGGCTTAGCTAAAGATTATACGTACAACTATACAGGGTCATATGTTCCACTTTTCATTACTGCAAGATTTGCCATCTATGGCGGTAGCAGCGCTGTATGTAGAATTCAATATCGATGGCTTAATTCGGCAAGTGCTGCTATGTCTAGCTACGTTGATGTTGTCGGTTTAAATCCTATGGGAGCAGGCGATGGTGGTGCTGGTTTAAACGATACATGGCAGGCAACGATTCCATTTATCGTCGGATCAAAATTTATTCAAATGCAAGACTTGCATTATTCAACCAGAACGCAATTTGCTGTTCAGACTATCACCGAGCATCAAATTCCTCGCTGGGGAGATTGGGGCTATTAAGGAGAAAGTATGGATATAAATGAACAAAAAGACGCTGTTGTTAAAAAGTCTAGCGAGCTCTGGACTAAGTTTGGTAAGTACGTCTACATTGGTGTCGGTGTTCTTGCTTTTATTATAGGTGCCGTCTATGTAGGCCAGTGGTACGCAGCAGGAAAAGCGGATGAACTTGCCAAGTCAATCCATCAGAAATGGACAAGCGACAACAGAGAAGTGTTCGAACAAATCACAAGAAATAAGTTGAAGATAGAAGAATTAGATCAAAATTTTCAGTCACAGTCAGAAACACTAAGAAGAATGCGTTCTGGCGGCGGGAAGGTGATAGATGTTGCAATTCAAAAAGGCGATACGGCTATTATTGCTGGTATGTTTGACAATCTCGTTGACAGGTATACTCCACCTGCCTCTTGGGACAAATAAAGCTTACGCAGCAGAACTTAACGCAACAAGATATTTGCTGAAAGGTCAGCCAGCGCCCTTTGCTGGCTACCTAGTAGAGCCTAAGCGTTTGGAGAAATCTCTTATAGCGCTCCACGATCTCGAATCGACTAAAGAGCTTTTAGTATTGAAAACAACGTATTATGAGGAAAAGCTAAAAGCTGAGAGGTTTGCTGCCGAGATGGAATACAAAGCAGCCAAAGCGGAATCAGACGCTGTTGAGAAAGAATTAAAAGCCAAGATTGCTGATTTAGATGTATGGTATAAGAAGCCCTGGTTCGTTGGCGGTGCGGTTGCTGTAATCTTTATCGCTACTGGGGTACTTCTTCCCTAGTAATCGATTGAATCTCTTTAATTTATACATAGATAGAAGTGTTTTAGGAGAATTTAATGGCTTCAACAAGATTAATATTTACTAGAGATAGAACCTTCACACTTCAATTTACTCTACATCGTTCTGTTAGCGTCGACGACAAGCTCTATTGGGCGATGAAAAACGATCATGCGTTCGAATATTACGATATTGATCCAATGGAATGCACTCTTTACAATCAAGCGCAAGGTGTCTACCGACTTACAATCACAAACGATTTGACGATTAATCTCGATATTGGCAAATATTACGGCGAGTTAATGCGTGTGACAGCTAGCGGCGCTTATCAAACGCTACAAAAGTTCGACATAGATCTTGTTGATGAGATCATAAGTTCTCGAGATATCTAATTTGGAGAAGCCTATAAATGCGGCGAATATTCGATTTATTTAAAGACCTTCGAGATGTTCCATCTCCAGATGAGGGCAAGTTTTTAGTCTGGGATAATAATGAAACATTGAGAAACGCCTCTGGTACAGGCACTCCCGGTGAATCGGGTTACTCTGGTTTTTCAGGCGCAAATCCCGGCCCTACAGGCTCTGCAGGCGCCTCTGGCTATTCTGGCGCCACAGGTTCTGGCTACAGTGGTTATTCAGGCCGATCGGGCACTTCTGGTAAATCAGGCTTCTCTGGTTCCGGCACTTCTGGTTACTCTGGAATATCAGGCAGAGGTACAAGCGGGTATTCGGGTATAAGTGGTTCTGGTGTTTCTGGTTATTCTGGTCTTGCGGGATTATTTGCGGGCTCCGGCTATTCAGGTGAAACTGGCAGTTCAGGCTATAGTGGCTATTCAGGCTACTCCGGTTACAGTGGTTCTGGTGTAAGCGGCTATTCTGGCGATTCTGGCTATTCTGGCATAGGGACTTCTGGCTATTCTGGCATAGGGACTTCTGGCTATTCTGGCGATTCTGGCTATTCTGGCATAGGGACTTCTGGCTATTCTGGCGATTCTGGATATTCTGGTTCCGGTGTTTCCGGCTATTCGGGATTCAGTGGTTCAGGCACTTCGGGCTATTCCGGCGAACAAGGTAGCTCAGGCTACTCTGGAGATTCGGGCTATTCCGGCGAACAAGGTAGCTCAGGATATTCGGGTTCTGGAGTAAGTGGCTATTCGGGCGTCTCAGGTTATTCCGGCTACTCTGGCTCTGGCGTATCTGGCTACTCGGGTTTTTCTGGCTCTGGTGTATCTGGCTACTCGGGTTTTTCTGGTTCGGGTGTTTCCGGTTATTCTGGCTTCAGCGGTTATTCTGGCTTCAGCGGTTATTCTGGAATTGGTACTTCGGGTTATTCTGGAATATCAGGACATTCAGGCTCAGGTGTTTCAGGTTATAGCGGCTATTCTGGCGTAAGCGGTTACTCTGGGTTTTCTGGCCGCTCTGGTGTAAGCGGATATTCAGGTTATTCAGGTAGGTCGGGCTATTCAGGCACTAATCCCGGTGTTCAGGGTGCTTCAGGTTATTCGGGTTATTCAGGCGGTTCTGGTATCGATGGTCTTCCTGGTGGAACATCTGGTTATTCTGGTTTTAGCGGATACTCAGGTGTTTCGGGTTATTCGGGTTCAGGTACTAGTGGTTATTCTGGCGAACAGGGCACTTCTGGTTATTCTGGTTCGGACGCTTTAACGTCAGGCTATTCTGGTATTGATGGCACATCTGGTTATTCTGGCATCAATGGCGTTTCTGGCTATTCTGGCATCGATGGAGTGTCTGGCTATTCTGGTGTCGACGGTTCATCTGGTTATTCGGGTTTTGTGCCGGGTGGCTCAGGCTATTCTGGTATTTCCGGTTATTCAGGTGAATCTGGTGCTTCGGGCTACTCAGGTTTCGTTCCTGGCGGCTCAGGTTACTCTGGCATTTCTGGCTATTCAGGCATTGGAACTTCGGGTTATTCAGGTTCTGGCGTTTCTGGCTACTCTGGTTTTTCTGGATCCGGTGTATCAGGCTATTCAGGCTATTCAGGTAAGTCAGGTTACTCGGGTCATTCAGGTTTTGTGGGTGCGACGGGAAATTCTGGCTATTCAGGCGCATCAGGTACTGATGCTCAATATTCTGGTTCATCTGGCTATTCTGGTTCATCTGGCTATTCTGGTTCCTCTGGAACGTCAGGTTATTCTGGTAAGTCGGGCTACTCAGGAAATTCTGGTTATTCTGGCTTTGGATATTCAGGCTATTCAGGAGCTACAGGCCTTCAAGGTTATTCAGGCGAAGCAACGTCAGGCTATTCTGGCGGCCAGGGTAATCAAGGTCTTTCTGGCTATTCTGGTTCTGGTGTGTCGGGTTACAGTGGTTCAGGTGTAAGCGGCTATTCGGGCTCAGGCGTTTCTGGCTATTCAGGCTTCTCAGGCTATTCAGGCTTGAGCACATCTGGTTACTCAGGTGAATCAGGCTATAGTGGCGCATCAGGCTACAGTGGTTATTCAGGAGTTTCAGGTTATTCTGGCACGCCGCCTGCAGGACTGGGCACTTATTCTGGATGGTCTGGCGCTGGTTCAACCTTTGTTCAGAACTCCGGTGTAGCAGTAGGGACGCCACTGGTATTTTTGACTCCAACAGATGCATCTGGAGCGACTTTATTTGGATACGTTTCTGGAATTGATGGAACTTCAGGCTTTACAGCAGGCTACACTTCGCCAACAGGCGTTGTCACCTGGAACTACATAATCTTTACAAGCTAACGGGAGATAAATGATGGTTCTTTTTATTAGATATACAAAAAGTTTGGGCGATTCAGCCATCTATACTCGCCTTAGAAATGCTACGGGTCAGTTCTGGGATTTCGTAGCAGCAGCTTGGGTGAATTCTCTCGTTGCGGATTGTAAAGTGTTTCTGCTTGAATCAGTTTTCCCAGATGATGATTCGCAGGACGCTCTTTACTCAGCTACAGCATCGATTCCCAATGGCGGCCCTTGGGTAGAAGAAACAGTCTTAGTGTCCTCAGGCAAAGTTATTGGATACGACAACACTGAGGGAGTAACCGATTCTGAAACTCTCAACTTAAAGCAATCTTTATTGGCTTATGTTGGAGATGCTGATAACGTCTTCTCTATTGTGGCAGGTTCATTTACTGGTCTTATCAATTTCTACGCTTGTTCGCTTGCTGATTTCTCCGCGAATATGGCTGATCCTGCTAACGCAACGCTTGTTTGCACATTGGGTCCTACTGGAGTGATGACTAATGTGGCTGACATAGCTACAAGTGGAGAAGTGCTATTCTTTAGACTCGAAACGTTCAATTGCCTTGCTGACTTGACTGTGAACATATACGCCGCAGCCATCTATGGAAACGTAAGAGTCTACGTCCCTCTTGGTGCACAGACGATTGCAACCGCTTACGTGTATTATCCTACGGCTGACGCTAGTCTTCTAGTCTACGAAGGCAGCAACCTTATTACGTTTAGTGAAAGCGCTTACGGAAAGTCTCTGGCTTTGATCCCAACGATTAATTGGGACATGATTTCACAGCCAGTAAATCTTACTACTACTCAGGTAATAGTGTAACGGAGATAAACAATGGCGTTTGAATACGAAAAGCAGCCCTGGGAAGAGGAAATAGTTGGCGTTGATTTTTCTCGGCGTGTGCCTGCTACAACTTCTATCACTGCATACACAGTTGCAGTTGAAGAAACCATTTCTCCGCCGGGCTTTCAGGCTGGCAGCTATTCTCCCCACTTGAGTTGCGGCACACCAGCGCTGTCTGGTCCTGGCGTTGATCCTGCTAGACATAAAATACTCTCTTCGCTGCTTACGGGCGGCGTCAACAACTTCCAATACCGTGTAACATTTAGAGTGACCTTGTTAGATGGTCAGAAAAAGGAAGAGGATGTTCTCGTAACGGTTAAGGAGACTTAATTTGGCCATAGTTTTTCAAAACAAGAACTTTGCTAAGTCTCTCGTTGCGACCCTTCTTGGTTCTGGCGGTCTAAGCATATCTGTCACTGCTGGCACGGGAGTAAGGTTCCCTCAAACTGGCTTGTTTAAGCTAGTTATTTGGGGCGCTGCGTATTCGAATCCTTCCGACGATCCCAACAGAGAAATAGTTCACGCTACATTATCAGCAGCGGATACTTTCACTATCGTTAGAGCTCAAGAAGACACAGTTGCAGGCACTTGGGTCGTTGGCTCTAAAGTCGCACACACAATTACTGCTGGAAAAATAAAAGAAATAGAAGATGAAATCTCTGTCGGCGGATCTGGATACTCAGGCTTTTCTGGCTATTCTGGTGTTGCTGGAGGCACTGGAGTTGCGGGCGTTTCTGGCTATTCTGGCTCAGGTGTAAGTGGCTACTCTGGCTCAGGCGTAAGTGGCTATTCTGGCTCAGGAATAAGCGGATATTCTGGCGAAGGTACTTCAGGTTATTCAGGCGCGGTCGGTGATATTGGTTTTTCTGGTTATTCTGGTTTTAGCGGTGCTCTTGGATTTCCAGGCGGCCCTGGCTTATCAGGTATGTCAGGCTATTCCGGCTTTGGAATAAGTGGCTACTCTGGCTCTGGAGTGTCTGGTTACAGCGGAGATGCTGGCGTATCGGGCTATTCTGGCAGTGACGCTCAAACGTCAGGCTATTCTGGTGCAAGTGGCTATTCTGGCAGCGATGCTCAAACGTCGGGTTATTCTGGTGCAAGTGGCTATTCTGGACCAATGGGTCCTGGCGGCGGAGATTCTGGTTATTCTGGTTATTCAGGTAGCGATGCTCAAACGTCTGGTTATTCAGGTTTTTCTGGTTATTCTGGTGTCGGTTTTTCTGGCTCTGACGGTTCGTCAGGCTATTCAGGCTACTCTGGCGTCGGAACGTCTGGCTATTCTGGCGTAGGTTTTTCTGGAGCAGATGGTACGTCTGGTTACTCTGGCTCTGGAATTTCTGGTTATTCCGGCTCTGGTGTCTCCGGTTACTCTGGTTCTGGCGTCTCCGGCTACTCTGGCTCTGGAACTTCAGGCTATAGTGGAATAAGCGGCTACTCTGGCTCTGGTGTTTCTGGCTACAGTGGAGCATCCGGCTACTCTGGCTCAGGCGTCAGTGGCTACTCTGGCTCAGGCGTCAGTGGCTACTCTGGTTCTGGCGTATCAGGTTACTCTGGCTATTCAGGAATTTCAGGTTACTCCGGCTACTCTGGTTATTCTGGAGTTTCAGGATATTCTGGCATTTCTGGCTATTCAGGTTATTCAGGATATAGCGGAACGACGGGTACAGGATTCGACTACTATCTAAGAGATATAGCGTCTGATGTTAGCGGATATGGTGAATTAACTAGATCGACACCGTCAGAAGCTCAAAATGACGACTCTGTTACTACAACAAGTGGTGCTCTGATCGAGGCATATGCAACTGAATCAGGCGATCCAAATGTCACGTCTATTTCTCCAGGAAAGTGGGCTTTCCACTTCTGGGGCTGGGTTAACAACAACGCGGGTTTACAGACATTTGTTTACGATGTTTATAAGAGAGACGCGTCGGGTGTCGAAACACTTCTCTTCACAAAGAGCAGTGCATCAATTGAATCTACCGCTTCTGGCACACCGACCGAACTTCAAGACGATTATTTTGATGGCAGTGGATTCACGATTGCTAATACAGATCGACTAGTTCTAAAAGTAAATGGCTTTACTGATACGGGCACTAGAACAATCCATCTACTCCATTCAGGCCCGACATTTGCGTCTCACTTTTCAACGCCACTCACAGTGGGTATCTCTGGCAGTTCAGGTTTTAGTGGTTATAGTGGAATTGGAACATCTGGTTACTCTGGAGTTTCAGGCTACAGTGGCATAAGCGGCTATTCTGGAATATCTGGCTATAGCGGTTATTCAGGCTCGGGTGTTAGTGGCTATTCTGGCTCTGGCGTAAGCGGCTATTCGGGCTCGGGTGTTTCTGGCTATTCCGGATATTCAGGTTCTGGAGTAAGCGGTTATTCTGGTTCCGGAGTTTCTGGTTATTCTGGAACATCTGGCTATAGTGGCTATTCTGGCTCTGGCGTTAGTGGCTATTCTGGTGTCGATGGCGTTTCTGGCTACTCTGGTTCTGGAACCTCTGGTTACTCTGGTTTAGCGCCAGAAACAATTACTTATCTGCCAACATGGGTTTCAGGTATTTCAGGCAGTTATTCAGGCGGAAATCTTGCTTCAATACAGACTGCTTATGACGCCGATGACTACATTGTCTGGGAAGTATCAGGCGTCCCTGGATTCGTAGTCAATGTCGATTACTCAGGTGTAGCGGCTTTCAATAAGGTCCAGCTTAGAACTGGCTATACGAACCCTAATCACACTGTCTTAGTAGAAGCATACAACAGTGGTGATACCACATGGGATTCACTGGGTTCTTTCAGAGGATTTGCTGGTGGTTATGCAACATTCTCTTATGACGTCATTACAGATGTTCCATACATCCAAGCTGGAGGCTACGTACAGACGAGGTTTTACCATCAGTCGACGGGTAATCCTGCTGATGAGTTCTTGCTTGACTACATGACATTACAACAGGCTACCGCCGGCCCTCAGGGTCCTGAAGGTCAGTCGGGAGTATCCGGATATAGTGGAGTTTCAGGTTATTCTGGAACGTCGGGATACTCTGGTTATTCAGGCGATAGTGGTTATTCAGGACATAGTGGAAGCGGTATTTCTGGCTATTCTGGTTCTGGAACATCTGGTTATTCTGGTGTCTCAGGCTATTCTGGCTATTCTGGTTATTCGGGAATTTCAGGCTACAGTGGTGCTTCGGGCTACTCTGGTTATTCGGGAATTTCAGGTTACTCTGGATCTTCTGGTTATTCAGGCGTAAGTGGTGAAAATTATCCATGGCAAGGTGCTTGGGCTTCTGGAACTGCTTATGTGCCGAATGATACAGTCGGCTATCTAGGCGCCGGTTATATCTCAATTCAAAGCGGTTCGGGCCAAACCCCAGTTCCTACGAGCACGGCATACTGGGATTTGCTTACTGCTTCAGGCTATTCAGGAATGTCGGGCTATTCTGGTTACTCTGGCTCTGGAGTTTCTGGTTATTCTGGAATTGGCACTTCTGGCTATTCGGGCATTTCAGGCGCCTCTGGCTATTCTGGAATTTCTGGCTACTCCGGTTATTCAGGTTCTGGTGTAAGCGGCTATTCTGGCGTCGGAACATCTGGTTATTCAGGAGATTCTGGTTATTCAGGAATTACATATCCTTGGGAAGGCGCATGGGTTTCAGGCACGCTTTATCAAGTAAATGACACTGTAAGTTATCTTGGTGCAGGTTTCATTTCTATTCAAAGCGGAGTAGGACAGACGCCTGATCCTGCAGGCACTGCTTATTGGGATCTTGTTTCTAGCTCAGGCTATTCAGGAATTTCAGGATATTCTGGCGTTTCTGGTTATTCAGGAGCTTCAGGTTATAGTGGTTACTCTGGCTCTGGCGTAAGTGGCTATTCTGGCTCAGGTGTAAGCGGCTATTCTGGCGTCGGAACATCTGGCTACTCTGGCTATTCTGGAGTATCTGGTTACTCTGGTTATTCAGGAATAAGTGGCTATAGTGGCTCAGGCGTATCGGGTTACTCTGGATATAGTGGCTATTCAGGTTCTGGTGTATCTGGCTATTCTGGCTCAGGTGTCTCTGGTTACAGCGGCTATTCAGGTTCTGGAATATCAGGTTACTCTGGTTCTGGAACATCTGGCTACTCTGGAGCCGGAACGTCTGGCTATTCTGGAGTAAGTGGCTATTCGGGTGTCTCTGGCTACTCTGGTTCAGGTGTAAGCGGTTACTCTGGTTCTGGTGTGTCGGGTTATAGTGGCTATTCTGGCGCAGGAACTTCAGGCTACTCTGGAGCTGGAACTTCCGGTTATTCTGGCTCTGGTGTTTCAGGTTACTCTGGCTATTCTGGCTCTGGCGTAAGCGGCTATTCTGGTGTTTCTGGTGCCGGAACGTCTGGCTATTCTGGTGGAACTGGTACCGATGGTACTTCTGGCTATTCTGGTGGAACTGGTACTGATGGTACGTCAGGTTACTCTGGATGGTCAGGCGCCGGAACGTCTGGCTACTCAGGATATTCTGGTCGTGCAGGTGTTAGAACTTACACATGGGTTATTGATACGCCTGTGGCAAGTAGTGCTCTTGCATCTGGAGTTCCTGGTCCGCGCCTTCGTGAAGCTCAGACCGCCACAAGAGTAGACGCATACACTCTAAACAACTCTGGATGGACGATCAACATTCAAGAGAGAAGTGCTATCGGTACTTCAGGTTCTAACCTCATTGCAAGCACTTACTTCCCAGCTGCTGGCGGTTCTGTGGCAAGCTTCTCAGATGCTGCTCTTGCTGCCGACAACTGGCTCTGGCTACAGATAGTCGCTGTCTCTGGAACTCCAGGTCTTGGCGTTGTCACTCTAAGCACAACGGTACCATAAGATGGGAATAACGCTAGTAGGTGCAAACTTTTCAAGTGGTACATCGAGTGGCACATTTACAACATCACTGACGGCTCTTACTAGCGGCATTGACACAGCTGCTAGAGCTGGAGACTTAGTTCTTGCTATCACAGCAGCTTCGAACAACGCCACAAGCGGTGCTGGTGTTTCGGGAGTGGCAGGAGTTGAATATACAACTCTATTTACGGGTTACGCGAATGATAACTTAGACTGTTCTTGCTCTGTTCGGTACAAATATTTGACAGCAGAAGATGCTACTTGTTTGCATTTCAGTAACGGTTTGCTAACTAGAGGCATGGTCGGAATTGCCACTGTTTGGAGAGGTGTAGACCCAGCGACTCCAATAAGTAATAGCGGCGCAGCTGCCAGCACAAATACTGGACGTGGAAATCCGCCGTCTGGAACAACGTGGGATAATCAGCGCCCGGGCGGAATGACTGTAATTATCGGAGCAGGAACTGCTTTTTCAGGAACAGCTTTTGGCGGCCATCTTGTATTTCCTGCTGGCTTCACAGGTATTGCTAGAGCTCGTCATAGTGGCACAGTTGTTTCAGGCGGTGTGAACGCTGCTATCGGATATAGACCTTGGTCGGGATATGGAATAGAAGATCCTGCAGCATTTACTAGCGGTTCTGTTTCAACTGCGGATTCTGCTCTCGGAATAATTGTCAGTCTCAACCCCTCTGTAAACGGCTGCATAATGGTAGCTGGAGAGATTTAGGATAATGGAATGTACGGAAACTATGAATATGGCTCTGTGCCCTATGGCGATTCATATGTAATAACCGTAACTATCGTCAGAGTAGGCGATATTGATGTCATATTTACTTCAAACAGGCGATCGCTGCTCTTTATATCAGAAAACAAAGCCTCGTTGTTTTCTTCAATTGACCCTCACATGACTATTTTTAAAGTCTTGGCTAAAGACTTTCCATTCGTTTCTCCAAAGAAGCGGAACATATTCATCACTCAAGAAAAAATGGGACGATCACACTAAATGCAGCGCATATATAAGAGATTCCGCGAATTATTAGACGCTTCTCAGCCAGACGCTGGGAAGTTTTTGCGTTGGAGCACTAGCGGAACAATAGAAAATGCTGTGGGCGTTTCTGGCTATAGCGGCGATTCGGGCTACAGTGGTACGTCAGGAAAATCGGGATATTCCGGCTCTAGTGTATCGGGTTATTCTGGTAAGTCGGGCTACAGTGGTCGAAGTGGCTATTCGGGAATTTCCGGCTCAGGTGTTTCTGGCTATTCAGGCACTTCTGGCTATTCTGGTGCTCATGGTGTAATCGGTTTGTCGGGCACATCAGGATACTCGGGAAGATCAGGATCAGGAGTGTCTGGCTATTCAGGTTCTGGTACTTCTGGCTATAGTGGCTATTCCGGAGTTACTGGATCACAAGGCGCCTCAGGCAAGTCAGGCTATTCTGGTGCCGATGGAGTTAACGGAGCTTCAGGTCACTCTGGCTACTCAGGCAAGTCGGGTTATAGCGGCGCAGACGGGTCTATCGGTTATTCAGGTGAATCAGGCTATTCTGGCTTTTCTGGCTCCGGTGTTTCTGGTTTTTCTGGCTCCGGTGTTTCAGGCTATTCAGGAATTGGTACATCAGGATATTCTGGCTTAGATGCTCAGATGTCCGGCTATTCGGGTTATAGTGGTCTCAGCGGGGTTGGACTTGTCGGCCCTCCAGGCACTTCTGGTTATTCTGGAATTGGCACTTCTGGTTATTCTGGAATTGGAACTTCTGGTTATTCTGGAGTCTCAGGCTTAGGTGTGTCGGGTTATTCTGGAGTCTCTGGCTCTGGTGTGTCAGGCTACTCCGGCGTTGCGCCGTCGACTACGACATATCTTCCATCTTCAGTTTCAACAAACGTTGGGTCGTATGTATCAGGAACTTTGACGTCTATACAGATATTTGGTGACAATGATGTTTATGAGGTAGATGAAGTTTCTGGAGTTCCCGGATTTGATATTCGCATTGATTTTTCTGGAGTATCCGGCTTTAATAAAGCGCAAATGAATATTTGGTACACGGGTGTTGCCAATCACATACCTAAAGTGCAAATCTATAACAACAACACAACAAGCTGGGATAGCATAGGTTCTCTAAACGACGATACAGAACTTCAATCGCACGAATTTGCTGTAATAAATAGTGTTCCGTACATATCAGCCGGCGCAGTTTCGACTAGAATTTATCACGAAACATCTGGCATAATAACGCACGACATTTTAGTAGATTATTTTGTACTTCAAAATGCTATTGGCGGCGCTCAAGGCATCCCCGGCTTTATTGGTCCTTCTGGCTATAGCGGCTCTAGTACCTCGGGTTACAGTGGACTCTCAGGTTATTCAGGACTTTCTGGTACTTCCGGTTCTGGTACGTCAGGTTATAGCGGTTTTGTAGGAGTACCAGGAGGCCAAGGAATATCTGGCTATTCTGGCATAAGTGGTTATTCCGGCATAAGTGGGACTTCTGGTTATTCCGGTATTGGAACATCCGGTTATTCTGGAATAAGTGGTTATAGCGGTTCAGGCGTTTCAGGCTATAGCGGAATTTCAGGCTCAGGCGTAAGCGGTTATTCTGGTTCCGGAGCTTCGGGTTACAGCGGCTATTCTGGTTTTGGAGTGTCGGGTTACAGTGGTTCAGGTGTAAGTGGCTATTCTGGTTCTGGTATTTCCGGTTATTCGGGTGACATAGGAACTTCGGGCTACTCAGGATTAAACGCTGATTCAGGATCGCCCGGCGTATCCGGCTACTCTGGCTATTCTGGTATTGGCACGTCGGGCTATTCTGGTATCGGTACATCCGGGTATTCAGGCGATAGCGGTATTTCTGGCTACTCTGGTTCTGGTGTAAGTGGATACTCTGGTTATAGCGGCGTTTCAGGAATTTCTGGCTACTCTGGTGTGTCTGGTTCTGGTGTGTCTGGTTATTCTGGTTACTCTGGTTCTGGTGTGTCCGGTTACTCTGGTGTCTCTGGCTTTTCTGGTTACTCTGGTTCTGGTTATTCTGGTTATTCTGGTTATTCTGGTTACTCTGGTTCTGGTGTATCTGGTTATTCTGGTTACTCTGGTTCTGGCGTGTCTGGTTATAGTGGCTATTCTGGCTCCGGTGTAAGTGGCTATTCTGGTTCTGGCGTATCAGGTTATAGTGGCTATTCTGGTTCTGGCGTATCGGGTTATTCAGGACAAGACGGTGCGACGGGAAATTCTGGCGACTCTGGCTACAGTGGCGCCTCGGGATACTCTGGCCAGGATGGTATCATCGGCTTTAATGGCGACTCTGGCTACAGTGGCCTCTCAGGATACTCTGGCTACAGCGGCTACTCTGGCTCAGGTGTAAGTGGTTATAGTGGCTATTCTGGCTACAGTGGCGTTTCAGGATATTCTGGTTATAGTGGCATTTCGGGCTACAGCGGCTCTGGCATTTCGGGCTACAGTGGCTCTGGCGTAAGTGGCTACAGCGGGCTCTCACCAGAAAATGTCACTTACTATGCTAGTGGCTTTGATGTGCTGACAGGAACTCTCACATCTGGGACTACTCTTTCTCTATCTGGCTTCAATGACGGTGACTTTGCTCATGTAGACGAAGTTGGAGGTGCTCCGGGATTTGACATTCGTATTGGCTTCTCTGGTGTCGACACTTTCAACGAAGTAATACTAAATGCTTTTTATCTTGGTAGTGCTGGTCACATAGTAAAAGTTGACTTCTTCAATAATGCAACCTCTGGCTGGGATTCGTTTGGAACACTGAATGATGACATAGCTTTTCAGGTCCACGAGTTCCCAATCCCAGATGATACTGATTATATTGCTACAGGTGGAGTGGTTGCTTCAAGAATATATCATTATTCTAATGGTCAAACGTCGCATGATTTTGACTTAGACTATTTTGTCATCCGAGATTCCATTGGCGGCTCTCAAGGAATAGAAGGCATATCTGGCTACTCTGGCTACTCTGGTTATTCGGGTTCGGGCGTCTCAGGCTATTCGGGTTCTGGTGTCTCAGGTTATTCTGGCTCAGGCGTAAGCGGCTATTCTGGTTCTGGAACATCAGGCTATTCTGGTGTCGGAACGTCTGGCTACTCGGGAGCTTCCGGCTATTCTGGCATCTCAGGTATTCAATATCCGTGGCAGGGCGCTTGGGTGTCGGGTACTGCTTATATACCGAACGATTGTATTGGTTATCTTGGTGCGTCATACATTTCGATTCAGAGTGGTTCGGGTCAAACCCCAGTCCCTACTGGAACAGCATATTGGGATCTACTGGCGTCGTCAGGTTACTCTGGCATTTCAGGTTACTCTGGCTCCGGTGTTTCGGGCTACTCAGGTTCAGGCACTTCTGGTTATTCTGGCTATAGCGGAAAATCTGGCTATAGCGGCTATTCAGGCTATTCAGGCTCTGGTGTTTCAGGTTACTCAGGTTCTGGAACATCAGGCTATTCAGGCTATAGTGGTTATTCAGGATATTCTGGACATTCTGGTTACTCTGGTGTCAGCGGTTATTCAGGTGTCTCTGGCTATTCGGGTATTAGTGGTTCTGCGCCGTATATCGGAGTAAATACTCATACATCTTCAGATCTCATGGGTACATATCCTGCTGGTATGTCTTTGATGACAGTGAACGTAGGACTCTCTACTGGTTGGCCTGAACCTGTAGGTTCTGCAAATTGTCAAGGAGAAGTAATTACTTATTATGACAATACATATGGTGCCGACGGCATAGGATTAGGTTATCAAGAATATCATGTTAGAGGAGGTCAACCAAATTCAAATACTTCAAGATATTATAGAAAACCAGATACAGCTGAAGCTGGTTCAGCATGGACAGCTTGGAGTGAAGGAATAGGCATTTCTGGATACAGTGGTTATAGCGGCTACTCTGGATATTCTGGCTACTCAGGATTCAGTGGTTATTCTGGAAACTCAGGATACTCTGGCTACTCTGGCTCAGGTGTAAGTGGTTATAGTGGCTATTCTGGCTACTCTGGCTCTGGAACTTCTGGCTACAGTGGCTTTAGTGGAATTTCAGGTTACTCTGGCTTCTCTGGTATCAGTGGTTACTCTGGCTATTCCGGTTCTGGTGTTAGTGGCTATTCCGGATATTCCGGTTCTGGTGTTAGTGGCTATTCCGGATCGCCTAACTCTAATGCAGACACAGTAGACGGACAGCATAATTACGATTTCTGGAGATATTGTGGTAATAGAACGACTGATGCTACACCGACTGACGTATCTAATTTGGTTGGGGGATTTACTTTTTATACACAATTTGTCTCAGACGTATCTGGTTATCCAGAAACAACGTACGGCCCAGTGTGGGGTTTCGCCGATAATCTTAATGGTTCTGTATTTTACGGCTGGGAAATGTATAAGGGTTACAGCGCTAGTTTGTATCTTAGGACACAGACTGGCTTAACTACATGGTCTAGTTGGTCTATACTTGGATCATCAGGAAACAGCGGTTATTCCGGTTTCTCTGGTATTAGTGGCTATTCAGGATCTGGCGTTTCTGGTTATTCAGGATTCAGCGGCTACTCAGGTGTTTCTGGCTACTCTGGCTCTGGTGTCTCTGGCTACTCCGGAACTGTAGCCGCGGGATCTATTACAGGATCAGGAACAAGCGGGTATATCACTAAATGGGGGAGTGCTTCTGGTATAACTTCTTCTCTTCATCTTCGTGAAGACGCTGAAGGAGTGTTCATTGGTGGCAATCTTTCTAGCGGCGCTGCATACTTTCATATAGATTCTGACACAAAAGACGACGTACCGTTTAAGGTTACAGGAACTCAGGGAGAGCTGTTTTCAGTTACAGACAATCTAGATTCACTTCTTCAATCAGTCAACGACATCACAGGACTGCCAGTATTTGAAGTTTATGCTGATGACCGCGTAGTAGTACACGGGGCAACTGAGGTGGTGGCGAAGGACGCTCCGTCAACTCCGGCAGCTGATAATGCGAGACTTTACGTGACGGCTTCCGGCGCAACACCAAACAGGGAAATCGCTCTTAATGTAAAATTCGAAGATGGAACAGTAGTGATATTATCATCGGTATTGGTGTAACATGGGCACACGATCAGGGCAGAACATAGTCACTGACGGCTTGATTTTATGTCACGACGCTGGCAATTTCAAGAGCTTTAGAGGAGAACCGTCAACCAATCTTATTTCTGGAATCGCTTGCGGCTACCCAACAGCTTCAAATACTTGGGGAACGTACGAGGTGTTTCAAAATCCGACAGACTTGTACAACGGAGGTTCGCCCTTTACTTTAACGATCGGAGGGGTGGCAGGAAATGAAGTTACAGTTACTGGCCATCCGTTTCTGACGTATGATGGCGTTCAGCCTCAGAGTACTGGAGGCGGTTTAACTTCAGGAGCGGTTTATTTTGTAAAAAAGACTGGAGCTAATACATTTACTCTTCATGTTTATGACGATACTGAAAATGGAAGCAAGGGTCTAGACGCTTATGGATATGCCGTTCACAACTCGGTCAACACAGATACTAGAGTTTCGATAAACTCATCTGGCTTTCCTACGTCCTGGTGGGGCCCGCCTCACTTGCCGAACACCACGACAGTAAAGCAGATAATGAAGAGCGGTTTTAAGTATGAAGACAAGGTTCACGACTGCATGCGAATTCATTATTTTAGGGGCGATCGCAGTGAGGCGGGTGGAATGGCTTACGGGGGCGGCGTCGCGATCCCGACTCTTGCCGCTAGTACAACGTACACTATTTCATTTTATTATAGAGGTGTAGACGAACAAGCTTCCGGAAAGTCCGTTCTGTTTCAGATTTACTGTTCAGATTCTACCAATGGCTACGCTAATCCAGGAAGTCCAGTAGTACAGTACTGGGATCCTGGCGATACTAATTGGAAACGATTTACTCATACATGGACTCAGGCTGCCAACCAAGCAGGAGTTAGTTACTTTTACTGGATAGAAAATGTTGGCGGAGCAGGGACATTTGCCATTGACATCGCAGAGATACAGTTAGAAGTTATGGGTCACGTCACTGCGTATACATCGGGAACTCGTTCTGGTACTTTGGCTTCAGGTGGCGGAATGAAGGATCTTGCTAGCCTTCATCATCACGAGATAGTTGGAAATCCAGTTTATAATTCTGATGTCGGCGGGAATTTAGTTTTAGATGGTTCTGACGACGGATGGACTCTGGAGTCTGCTCTTGCGGGATCTCCGTCTAGTGCTACGGTTGTTGCATTCTTCAAGTCTACTGATACTACTAATTTATGGGTTCAAGGAAATGACACAGGATTTTACGTCGGCGCTACAGATCCAAGTTCTAGCAACGTATTCTATCAGAATAATTGCGGCACTCCGACTTACTATATAGATACTGTGAGTAGAGCAAACCCTACAACTCCGGTAAATTATTTAGACGGAAATTGGCACATGTGGGAGGCAAAGGGCGTCAATTTTTCAACTTGGACTAGGTTCCAGTGGTGGACTTATTACGCTGGTTATCAGCTTCTTGGTTCTGTTGCTCTTGTTATGGTTTACAATCGATCGCTTTCTGCATCTGAATCGGCGCAAAATTTTGCTGCTTTGAGAAATAGGTTTGGAATCTAATGGGAACAAGACACAGGTTTAAATAATGACACTAATTTATTCACCCAAAATTGTTACAGACGGACTGATAATGTGCTTAGATCCGGCCAACGTTAAGTCTTCTTGTGGTCGCAGATCTTTGATAGATTGGGCTAGTTGGGTGGCGGGTACTGGAGATGCAACTTCTGGTGGCGGTACAGATTATTATAACGTAGCTGAAACCGCAGGAGAGAGCACTCGGGCACTTGGAACAGATCCATGGGGCAGATCGAGCATGCTCTGGAATTGTACAACTCAAGGAACGAACAATGCTGACGGCGGCTTTACGACTAGCTATGTGCCTATAGCTATAGGTCAGACATATAGATTTTCTGTTTGGTTTAAGAGAACATCAGCAACGACGACTGGAACTGCTTATTTTGGTTTATCTTCTGATGACTCTGGCAACGTTGTGGATTTAGACGACGATGCAAACGAAGGAAATCCGTATTGGCATTACGGCAATTTAGCTACTTTTACACAAAACACATGGTATTTATTTGTAGGTCATGCATATCTGTCAGATCATTCTAGTAGCATAAAACGGCACCCTGAAAGTGGTGTGTATACTATTGCCGGTGGAAGACTTTCCAACTGTTCAGGCAATATTGCCGATTGTAAGTGGACAGCGGGAGCAACTCAGGCGCTTCTTAGAAGCTTTATGTATTATTGCACTGATGCTGCTGACGCTGGGTCTTTATTTAATCCGAGAATCGATGTGTGTGACGGCTCGGAGCCCTCTATAGCAGAGCTCTTAAATGATGCAGGCTCTTCTTTGTTTGACATTACAGGAAATGGAAATCATGGCATTCTTGTTAAGAACCCTATATACGCTCCGACAAATAGCGGAATAATAACGCTAAACGGAACCGACCAAATTATAAGCGTCTCTAAAAATATGGCAGCTCTCAACTACACTGTTTTTGGAGCAGTAAGATATTCTGGCGCTACAAGAGGAAGAATATTGAGCGCTTTAGCTAATAACTGGTTGCTTGGAAATCATAGCACAACTTCAGAGAACTATTATGCAGAAGGATGGATTACTGACGGTTCTGGTCACGGCGCAAACGATACAAACTGGCGAACATTAGCAGGCACTGGTGACATTCTTGGAGATAATTATTCGCTTTATGTGAATGGTGTTGAGCAATCCGTCTTAACACCCACAGGCGGCACAGCAGGGCCTAATGGTTTGGCAATAGGTTCTTATGCTGGAGTGAGCGAATTTAGTACTGCTGACGTTGGGATAGTTTTGATGTACGATAGAACGCTAACTGCCAACGAGGTGTTGCAGAATCACATCGCCGTGAAAGGGAGGTATGGATTGTAATGACTACGTATAGATTATCTCCGAAAGGTTCATTTGCTTTTCTCATTGACGGTGGCGGTGCTACGATCACGACAGGTGTAAAGGGCGACATCGAAATACCTTTCGCTTGTACGATAATTGCTGCTAGAATGTTTGCGGACCAATCGGGCAGCATTACTGTGTCTATCTGGAAAGATACATACGCTAACTTCCCTCCAGTAGTGGGAGATTTGATAGATACATATGTCCTGACTACTACAACTAAATACGAAGAAACCGGCTTAGTTCTTTCTGTTGCTGCAGGCAGCATCATAAGATTCAATGTGGACTCTTGTACTACAATACAAAGATGCACAGTTTCGCTGACTGCGATGAAGGTGTAGCATGCCAAGTTCCGTAATACGACCTACAACACACGTCGACTCAACTCCTGCATGTAACAGTCCTACGCAAGCGTATGATGGCGGAACTGGTGCTGCTCCTGATACGTCGACGTATGCTTATCACCTCTCGCCGGGCGCTGGCGGGTATGCAACTTCGATTTTTAAAGTAAAAAACTGTGGAAGTCTTCCTGGCGGTTGCATCGCTGCTTATATGAAAGCCAGAGTTTGGCCTGTACCGGCTACTAACGCATGGGTTTATTACTATTGGTATACTGATGGTGGAACTACTCCATTTAATACTGATGATCTTTATGTTTCGGATCCAGGTGGTCCCGTTGTTCTTTCGCATGCCATATCGACTAGTGTCACGATGTCGAATCTTGTTTGGGAAAGCAGGCCAAACGACCCTTCTGGTGCTGGTCTTCAAGGATATTCTTTTGTTTGGGACTGTTGGGTTGAAGCATGGACTGCAATAAGTGCACCCGGAAGTCCAAGTTGCACACCGGGATTAAGAAAGAATTCTCTTGGTTGGTCAGCTGTCTCTGGTGCAGATGATTACGTTATTCGTTGGACGAGTGATGGCTCTACGCCAACTAAATCTAGCGCTGCTATTACTCCGGGAAATGTTACTTCGTACGAACACACTAGTTTGAGTCACATACTCTATAAGTATAAAATATCTGCAAGGGACGCCGGTGACGCCGCTGGTGGAGATTTGTCGACAGAAGTTTCTGGAACGCCTGCTCTCCCTGGTAGCGCTATTAGTTCTATCATAGGGTTTTAAGGAGAAAACATGTTTATAGTAAAGTTTGGAAGATACGCTGTTGTTTTTTATATCGGATGGAACAATTGGTCTTTTGGCGTGAAATCAGGCTTTCAGGGTCGGTCCTTTGGGCCTATTATTTTTATTCGGCCCAGATGCATTGATGATAGAGGAATGTTGGAACACGAACTGGTTCACTCACGTCAGTTCTGGAATCCGAGAAAGTGGTTCATTGGAAAGCTCGCTAGAGAGGTTGAAGCATACCGAGAGCAGCTAAAATGGCATCCAGATAGAGCAGACATTTTTGCGACAATATTGTCGACGAGATATGGATTAAATATTACAAAAGAAGAAGCTTTAAAATTGCTTACAGCATAGATGATATAATAAAAGCATAAATAACGCAATAGGAGTCGCATTTGAAAGTATTATTAATTCATCCGCCGCACCCTAATTCTACTGATGACAGGCTTGATCCTCCAATGGGCCTTCTTTATATTGCATCTCATTTAGAGAAAAACTATGTAGACGTGGATGTTTTAGATTTGTCGGGAAACAGCGATTGGGACGTTGCTATACCATTTGCTGACATTTATGGGATTACGTCTTATATCGCCACGCTGGGTATAACTGAATCGATAGCAAAGCTGTGCAGATTAAAAAACGCAAAAGCTCAGGTAATTATCGGCGGAGCTCACGCATCTGTGCGTCCGCAAGACTTTCCGTATGCCGACAAGGTGGTTAGAGGCTATGGTGAAGCTCCCATGCTGGCTCTTTGTGGCAAACAAGCGACAGTGGACCTATTTGAGTTCCCTGCATTCAATAAAGTTAATTTAGGATCCTATTCAAGGCTAATAGACGGAAAGCCCTCGGTTCCCTTTTTAACATCTAGAGGCTGCCCATTCAAATGCAGCTTTTGTGGTCTGGCTTCTATGCATAATATAAATGGTCGGTACCACATGATGAAGCCTGACGTGGCTGCAACGCAGCTATGCCGTATTAAGAATGAACTTGGCATTGATAGATTAAACTTCCAAGATGACATTTTTACGATGAATCGCCCTAGACTCTTTAAAATACTAGAGGCAGTAAAGGAGCTAGGATTTAGATTCTCTTGTATGGGTAGGGCAGGCTACGACACTGAAGAGACTTACGAGAAACTAGCTGAGTCAGGATGTCAACAGATAGCATGGGGAATAGAAACAGGTTCGCAATACATGCTTGACCGTATGAGAAAAGAAATAAAAGTTCAAGACAACTATAACGTAATTAAATGGGCTAAGAAATATGGTATAGTATCTAGGGCTTTCTTTATGATAGGATTTCCCGGAGAGACTAGAGAAACGATAGAGGAAACAAAACGTTTCATAGAAAAATCAGATCCTGACCAATACTTTGTTTCTAACTTTACGCCGTATCCTGGAACAGAAGTAGCTGAAAATCCAGAATGGTACGGAATTACTGGCATGTCTCATGATTATAGCAACTATTTTCAGGTTTCAAAAGACGGCCCTGGCGGATGTAACATAGATACAGAGTGGCTTTCTAGAGAGCAATTTAGAGAACTAGAACTAGAGTTTAGACAATGGATTAAGTCCCGAGGCATGAGAGGAGCTAAGCAAAAATATGAAGGTTAGTATAATAATTGCAACTTACAACCACTTGGAAGATTGTTTAAAGCCTTGCTGCGAGGCAATTAAGCAATACGTAAACTTAAACGAATGTGAAGTAATTATTGCGGCTAATGGCTGTACAGATGGTACTCGTGAATACGTAGAAAGCTTGGGCGAATCCTTTAAGCTTGTTTGGTTTGAGAAGCCCGGTTTTGCCATTCCCGTTAATGCAGCGGCGCAAATAGCTCAGGGCGAGTACTTGTTGTTTCTAAACAACGATTGCTTCTTGCTTAAAGACAACGTCATCAATCTTATGTTGGCTGAGTTTGAGAAAGATTCTAAAGTCGGTGTTGTCGGCCCTGAATTTTGCTACAACGAATACGCTGATACAAATTATTTGAAGTTCTATTGCGCAATGATGCCCAAGACTCTCTTTGATGAGCTTGGACGATTCGACGTGCTCTTTGCTGATGGTACTTGTGAAGATGTTGATTTATGTATAAAGACAGAAAAGGCTGGCTATAAGCTTGTTATGGTCACTTTGCCAATCTTTCACAAATTTGGAGTTACTGTAAGGGAGTTGAAAAACATAAGTCAGATTCTGACCAAAAATGCTCTCAGTCTTGGCAAAAGATATAATTCTAAATGGTATCAGAAATATTATAAGAAAATGTCGGAAAGACTTTGCGTATCTATTGTTATTGCGACGTATAATCACTTAGAGGACTGCTTAAAGCCTTGCATAGAATCAATACAGAAATACTGCAATCTTAATAACAAGGAAGTGATAGTCGTTGCTAACGGATGCACAGACGGAACTAGAGAATATGTTGAGAGTCTGGGAGCTCCGTTTAGACTTATTTGGTTTGACGAGGCAATCGGCGCTGCTAGGGCGTACAACGCAGGAATAAAAGAAGCTAAGTACGAAAACATTCTGATTCTTAATAACGACGTCTTTTTCTTAGAACAAGAAAAAGACACTCTAATCAATATGCATCTAATACATTTCAACAATCCAAAGATCGGTATTGTGGGTCCTATTAAGTCGGTTAGCGCTCCAATTAATCGAGAATTTATAATATTCTTTTGTGCAATGATTCGCAAAGAGGTCTTTGACAAGATTGGCTATCTTGATGAAATTTTCACAGTGGGTGCCGGCGAGGATACAGACTTCTGTTTGAGGGCTGAGGCTGCTGGTTATAAAATGGCAGTAGCAGGGGAGATGACTGGTCACAATTCTGCTGAGGGTCAAATCACAGGCTCTGTCCCTATCTTTCATAAGGGCGAAGCGACTGTACATGATGAAAGTTTGGTCTCGGGCTGGAAGGAGATATTTCAGCGCAATGGTGAGATTCTTGCTGAAAGGTATCCCAAAGTTGAGGTTGTGGAGCGAAAAGAAATTCTCTGCGTTATTCCGACGAAAGGCAGATATTTTACAACTCTTCCTCTTGCAATTCAGTCTGTAATTTCGCAGACTGTAAAGCCCGACAGATTAATCGTGTACGATGATGGCGAACATAAAGATTTGAGACAAAACTCTGTTTATCAGTATCTTTTTAGCACACTGGATTCTGCTGGTATAAAGTGGGAAGTTTCGTTCACAAGAGGCATAGGTCAGCATTTTGCGCATCAAGCTGCTAACACATCTGATTTTAAGTTCGTGTGGCGATTGGACGACGATACAGTTGCTCGCCCCGATGTTTTAGAGAAGCTGCTGTCTCATATGCAAGAAGGCATTGGCGCAGTTGCTGGTTCGGTGATTACGCCGGGACAGGAAGCTAAATCAGATTTTTATGCGACGCATCTTATTGATATAAATAGAATGCCCAATTTGCAATGGGCTAGAGGTGCAGGCGTTTACGAAGTAGAACATCTCTATAGTTCGTTTCTGTATAGAACTAACATAGCTGATTATTGTTTGGAGCTTTCAAAGGTAGCTCATAGAGAAGAAACGATTTTTACTCATAGGCTGTTTCGTGCTGGCTATAAACTTTTAGTAGATAGATCAGCCGTAACTTATCACTACCGCAATCCTGAAGGTGGTATTAGAACCGAAAAGGATCCCAAGCTTTGGGAACAGGACGAGGAAATATTTAGAACTGAATTGAGAAAATGGGGCTATAAGTTTATTGCTCTATCTCATGGCCTTGGCGATCATCTTATGTTTGTTAATATCGTCCCTGAACTTTTAAAGAGATGCAAGACGCTTGTTATGTTTTGCGTTTACGGCGACGTTTTTATGGGGCTGCCAAATGTTATTTGTTTGCCTTTGGGCGACGCAGCTGCTTTTGGTTGCAAAGAGACAAGCGTGTATGAATGGATGGTAAAGTACAATTGGAAAAGGAGCATGTTAGAGGCTTATGAAAAACTATATCTTAATTAGCCCATGGTCAAAAGAGCTTAGGGACAAGTCATATAATCCTAAAAACTATCCATTTTGGGAAGACGTAATTGAGGTGCTTAAAGAAGAGTACGATATTGTTCAAATCGGGGTAGTTGGGGAAAAGCAGCTTGTAGATGATTTTAGGACTAATCTTCCGCTAAGAATAGTGGGTGAGCTTCTTTTGGATCCCGCTTGTTACATTTGGATCTCAGTTGACAATTTTCTTCCGCATTTAGCACACGTGGTGGGAAAAGAGCCGGGCATTGTTCTTTGGGGACCTTCGGACCCCAACATCTTCGGATACAAACAAAACAAGAATTTGCTTAAAGCTAGAAAATACTTGCGGCCAGATCAATTTGGCATATGGGATGGGCAGAAATACAATCCAGATGCTTTTGTGCCTGCTAGTAAAGTCATAGAAGCAGTAAGGGGTTAGAATGCTATTTTTTGTTAGAACTACAAAGAGTCTGAGTACGATGTACGCTCGTCTCAAGAATTCGTCAGGCGAGTTTTGGGACTTTGTCTCTTTGGCCTGGGTCGCTTTATTCGCTCCAACGTGCAAAGTTCTTTTGCTTGAGTATGATGATGGTGATCCATATGAAAGTCTTTATATGGGTGAAGGCGATGTTCCTCCAGGAGGCCCTTGGATAGAAGAGGCTGTAGATAGTGCAACGGGTGAAGTAATAGCATTTGATAACAATGTCATGGGAGAGCTTACTTCTATACCAAGTACAAATTCTACGATACAAGAAAAGATTGAATTCATTTATCAATACTTGGCTCTGAAGAGAACAGCAACTAGTAATTTGGAGACTTTACACAAAGACGACGGCTCGTCTTTAGGTACGGCGATTCTTTCGGACGATGGCACTACTTTTACTAAGAACAAGGTTGTTTAATGGACGCTAGACAGCGCAGAATGTGGGTTCTCCCTGCTCCCGATACTAATATCGAGAAACGAGATCGATATGAAATAGGCATATTCTATTCGTTCTTGAGGATGATAGGGACGATCACAAAGCCCATTAGAAGAATATTTGAGTCGCTTGAGAAGCCACCGCATGTTTTTATATCGAAAAAGGGTCCGAACACATTCATATCATTGCGAAAGACAAGCAAAGATGTTTAATTTATAACTAAATTGACGAGGTCTGCCGCGGGACTAAAATGCCCTACGCTGAAAGAAAGATAACGATTGAAAACTAACTTGTTAAAGATGATCTTCGTAAAGAAGAAGAATCTAGACTACTTTGATCTGCCTTGTGCAGACAAATTAGAAGACGTTAGAAGGGCAGTTGTCGATTTGCAGGCTATGGTTTTTTACCTGAATTCTGAACTGTCACAAGGCGTTGTGCTTTCAGAAGTTGTAAAGGTATCGAATAGAGAGTTTCTATCTAAATACTTAGGGTTAAAAGATAGCCATTTTGCGTCGGCTTCAGAGGACAAGATTAGCAATTACCTTAGAGTTACAGCTACTGACAGATATTTCGTGTTTAACTATTCTGATAACTTTTTCTTTAATTCTATAAACAAAGATCTCGAAGCAATGTATCGCCCTACTTGGACTGTTCAGTTGCGAATTTGTAGAGGGATTATTTTTGATCGTGAAAATGGAGAGCTTGTTTCTTTCCCACTAGAAAAGATATTCAACGTAGGCGAATATAGAGATGGAGAGATTTCACGATTTGCTAAGAAATTTGTTGATGTGCCGTCTCAGATGGCTGAAAAGCTTGATGGAATATTAATACAAGCGTTCTACGATAGGCAGAACGACGAAGTGCACTTTAGCACTCGATCGCAGATCGATTATGACGACAATGGCTATATAGATACGGCACGTCGGCTAGCGAAACGAACTGGGCGCATTTCAGCGCTAAAAGATTTGCTAAGGCATAACAAATCAGTGGCTTTTGAGCTTATTTCTCCCGATCACAGAGTTGTTATTGGATATGGCAAGAAATTTGGGCTGATACTTCATCATGTAAGAGATCTTAAAACATACAAGACTTTAGACTATATAGAGCTTCAGAAGGTGGCAAAGAGCTTGGGCTTTGCTTCTCCGACTACAGCTCATTTTAATAGCTTTGAGGAGCTCCTAGATTTTCAGAAGACGAACAAGCAGGCTGAAGGCTATATTGTTAAGTTTGAGGACGGATCCGCAGTTAAGGTTAAGACGAATTCTTATTTTGACAAGCTTAAGGGTTTGAGATCTCTATCATATGCTTCTATTGCTGAGTCCGTTCTTAATCGTGAAGATTGGAACATATTCAAATACGATAAGATTAAGTCTGAAGAGCTGTTTAGTGCTGCGAATCATTATCGCGCGAAAATAATTGACCAGTTCGGCGCGTTCGACAAATTCATCCAGCAATTCTGCGAAAAGCTGGTATGCTTTTCTGGATGGCAGGAATATGGCACTAGGGAAAAACTAGAGGCTATGACTGAATTCAATTACGCTTACATAGAGGCTGTAAACCAGCGCTCCCTCGATCCTGACAAGGTCTCAAAAGAAGACTTTCGTATAGCAATCAACTATTGCATCAAATATATGTTGCTACACGATGAGAACGTCATCGATGCTTACAACAAGAAAGTCATGGAAATCACTGTAAAGGCGCTTCGCACTTCAGCATGGATGGGCGCCAAATTGGAAGAGCTTAATAGATCATACACAGCTGCTTCACTTAGAAAAGATTTAGGCGGATCGGCCATGGGAGGCGGAAGCACTTCTATGGGCGGTCTTGGTTCTATAGTATCTGACATTGGGAAACCCATTGTCCCTATGAAGAAAGAAGAAAAGGACAAACGGAAGAAGGTGGAGGAATGGCACTAATCGATCACTTGCAATGCGGAAGGGTCATCGTTTTCAACTCAATGCTTTTCAAGTTGCGATGGGCTTTCTGCATTAACTACTCGGCGGATGTTCAAATTATATATAGAGGCTTTTTCGGACTGAGAGCGATAGACAAGAAAACTTTCCTTGGGTTTGCAAGGATAGTTGATGTGTTTGACTATATCGATAGGCCGCTTACCGACGCTGAAAAGTTTAAACTTAAGACGGCTCATAAAACTGGCATCATGAAGACTTGCGACAATGTAGAGCAATACGTAGACAAGCTCTTCAAGAAAGCTGAAATAAAACTATTCGTAAACCCTGAAGGATGGATTCATGAAGATATCACTAAATAACATCAAGTTCGTTAGAAAAGCCCAGATGGGAACAGCGTCTGCAAGTTCTCGGCTTGGTCTTGAGCGCCCCACTCACAAGTACATTAAGCGGGAGAACTTGGGCAATGGGGAATACAAGTATATCTACGAGGATGCCAAGGGGAAGTCTGCTCCCTCTTCTAAGGATACAGAAGCTATGGTTGCTGACTTCACGACTTCTCTCTCACGGGACAAGATGTTCAAGAAGTACGCTCAATACTTCGATGCAAAGGACTACACAAATGTAGCTGGCGCTATCATGGCTCGTGGGAAAGATGCTACGCCACAGGCATTTCTCACGGAGATGCAATACGCCAACAAGCTGTTGGGCCACAAGACAAGTCGTTTTCTACCTACAGGCGTTGCTGCAAAGGAATATAAGAAGCTCTTCTCACAGGCCGGCAATAGAGTGTCTGAATACAATGCTAAGATTTCTAAGATTGAGGCGGAACTAACTTCTCCAAGCCGAGGTGAATAATGGACGGTTCACTTGAAAGGAAAAGATCTGGCTCCAAGTTTCTACGGAAGAAGCTGACAGATGATGGGAAAGTTCGCTATATCTACAAAGAGTCCGAGCCTAGAGGGAAGAAAGCCGAAGAAGTCCCTCAAGACAAGAAACAACGCTTTATTCAGACTATTGACTCTACTGATAGAGGATTCAAAAACCTCTTCAGCGAAGCGTGCGATGAAATAGATGACATCCACTATGTTTGCATAAACTCAGGGTGCTCTTCGGTCCAGATGACTAATGACGTTGAGACGTTCTTTGATGTGTTGGATGTGCTGCCAGAATATCAGGAGAAAGATGTTTTCCGCTCTGCGTCGGGATGTTTTAATGTCAACAAGGGCAAGATTGCCTTTTGCTTAGACAACTTCCCTCAGGATATGTCGGAAACGATTAAGCAAGTCGTGATGCTACATGAGACTATGCATAGCTTTTTCTATGGAGCGCTCCGGTTAAAACACAAACAGCCTCTGACTGCTGACTCTTCAGATGACAAAATGGATAAGGATTACATTAAGAAAGCTGTCAAATTCGTTGACAGCTTTGGCAAAATAGATCAAAATATGCGCAAGACAGCTGAAGGTTCTGTTAAGGAAGTAAAGGGACAAGACAAAGAAACTCTATTGCTGAATCAGATTAGCGCAGCAATGATAAGTGAGTATGCGGCGATTAGCCCTGAAGAGCACTTCGCCGAAGCTGGTGCTTTCTATTTCATTCTACCCAATGTTCTAAAAACGAAAGAGGCAGAAGTCTACAAGGCTTTCAATGAATTTTTCGAGAAGTATGAGGACTAGTTTTTATGAAGTATATAGTTACGGGCGGTAAAGAAAAAGACTTGCATTACACAATCATAATGGAAAACCAAGACGCAGAAAAGAAAGAAGCTCCGGCTGATCCTCCGCCTACTAAGTATAAAGAGGAGAAGAAGGAGAAGAAAAGTGGGTAAGCAGCGTCTTCGTAAATGGATAATGAACAACCCGTTCTTTCAGTATCAAGGTCAGTTTAGCAAGTCTGCTTTCATTGCTATGAGTACATGGTTTCTTGTGCTTGTTAAATATCTCATGGCAGGCATGGCTTTTGGCGTAAGCACTGTTGAGCGTGTAATAGGCGGCCATGTAATTCCAGCGCTGTCATGGGCGTGGACCATTTCATTCAATGGAGAAGCCTCTATTGCTCTTCTAACTACATGCTTTGCGCTGTACTTTGGTGGGAAGTTCTCACCGAAGACCAACGGTAAAGCGGAAGATGAACGTGATCAACGTCGTGACATTCGAGAAGATGCAGCGGCTGAGCGAAAAGACATAAGAGAAGATGCAGCTCAAGACAGAAAAGATATTAGAGAAGGTAAAGGAGCTTAATCATGCCAGGGTTTGTAAGGACAAAGAAAGATGAAACGAAATGGTCCCGGGCTAAGGGAGCTGCTGGTGAAAAGGGCGGCGAGACTAAGTGGGCTCTGGCTAATTACATATTCCATAGAATGAAAAGTCTTGGGATAGATCTTGAAAAGTGCGTCGTTGAAAAGAGTAGCAACACAGGGATGCAGCAGTATTCTTCAGTTGTGTTCCAGACGCCTGGTAAGATAGGAGAACACGAACTAGAGAATGAGAAGCTTGACTTCCCATCTACTGGCAAGGCTCTCGATTTGACTAGGGTTATCCCTCCAGAATTTCCTTCAACGCCTGAGACAGGCAAGCCAATTGCTGCTGCATTTGGTTCTCCTGGTCGGCCAAACGAAAAGAGCTGGAACGGTCCTGACACTCAGCGCAAGGGCTCTGATTTTCCTAACGCTGATGTGCAAGAGTTTGCTAAGAAATCCTTCACAATGGCTGGTCGTAGAGTCAAAATAGTCAAGGGCGGAGATGAAGGCAGTCGTAACGGCAACTTGGGCGGCTATCCAATTGATGCTACGGAAGATGTCGAAAAGCGCCGGGCTTTCATAGCCAATGAGAAGATGAAAGAGAAGATGAAGGTGCATGAAGACAACAAGAAGTATTCTGGCAATAGCACCTTCCAGATCTCTACAGGTCCTGATGCTTATTTGGGTAGAAGCTCTAAGCTTATTCTCATGAAGGGCAAGGAACGAATAGGCGAATACACTGTTACATCTCCTGATAAGACCAAAGTGTATAAGCGCGCACCAATTGATCCAAACAAGCCACATGGCATCAATCTGATTCATTATTCTGCCGAGGCTCTTCGTAAGAAAGAGGAAAGAGCAAAGCGTAAAGTGTCTAAGGGCTCAGCGCTTGGTCAGATTATTCAGCAATGGTATACGCAAAATCAGCCACTCGACGCCAGTCTAAAGCCTCTTCTTGGCTTTCTTATAAAGAAGGACGACAAGAAAAAGGAAGAGACTGAAAAGGGCATGTCTTCTGAAGAAGTGCATAAGAAGATTAGGGAAACCACAAAGAAAGAGGGCGGCCCAAGGATCAAGCCTATTAAGAAGCCTGATCTGGGTCCTGACGGTCTTCCTGAAGACTATCAATCGCACGATCCTGATTTTTCTAAGTGGGCTACAGAATTCAACGCTAAGAAGTCACACGTCAACCCTATTGATGGTGGCATTGGTGACGAATTAGAATATAAAGACGTTGACCAGAAAGAACTTGAAGCAGGAATAGAAGTTGAGCAAGAACACGTTGGCAACGATCCTAATATCGACGATGATGAAAAGAAGGTTCGTGGAGCTGATATTGCTATGGATCACTTGAAAGAGGATCCTAACTACTATACTCACTTGCAGGAAATGGAAAGAAGCGCCAAAGAAGAGAACAAATCAGAAACTCAAAAGAAGAAGCTTCTTGCAGTGGACGAAGCAACAAAGTCTATTCCTAGACAAAGAAAGCTAGAAGACACTGTTGCTAGTGCCGAAAAAATGGTGGGTATTAGAGAGGAAACAGGCGCCAGTCCCGGAGAGCTAAAGACTACAAGAGGACAGCTTAAGGCGTACACAGCCAAGCTCAAGGCCGAAAGAAGGAAGAACTCAGGCTTAGTTAAGGCTCAAACAAGAGAAGAAAGAGATCCTTCTAGCAAAGCTTACAAGAAGCTTCAGCGTGAAAATAAAGTGAAGTTTCATGCTGAACCAAAGGTATACGTGAAGAAAGAAGAATCAAATGACTAAAATAGTTGACTGGGACAAGTTCCAGAGCATGACGCCCAGACAAAAATCTGAGATAAATACTTCGACTATGTTCTCTGAACAGCGCGAGCAGGACGAAGACGATGATTCAGAAAAGAATGTCGGATTGAAAAAGATGGAAGAAGAAGTCCCGATCGAGTGGCCCGACGAAACAGAGAAGTCTAAAGCAAGCTCTATTTATACCACGCCGGGAGCACTTGTTTCTAGAACTTCTGGCGGAAAAGAGGGCGTCAATTTGATGCATGAAATCGATAAGTTTAAGAGAAAAGAACCCTCAGAATTGGATCCCAAAAAGCCTACAGAGGAAACAGATGCAAATAAAGTTCAATAACATAAAGTTCATTAGAAAAGACAAAACACTCTTTTCTAGTCCACATAAGACTATCATGGAACACGACCAGACTGGCTACGTGTATCTTGACAATGCCGAAGGCGTTGCTATTATGCCCTACAAAATGGGAGCAAATGGTAAAGAAGTATTGATCCGTGACGAATATAACCCTTTGCACACCACAGTGATGTCGATTATCACTGGTCGTAAAGACAAGGGTGAGACCTGGAGGCAGACAGCTAAAAGGGAATTAGAGGAAGAGGCGGGCATTGTAGTACAGGAAAGATGGTTTGAAGATCTTGGCACTATTCTACCCAGCGGTGATCATAAGAATCCTGATATCTTCTGTATCGTGGACGTTACTGGCATGGCTCAAGGCAAGCCCAAGACAGACGGTTCTATATTTGAAAAGAAGTCTACGAATAGTTGGGTCTCTATTTACGATCTTCATCGTATAGTAAGAGAGCCTTCTAATGTTGACGCATATTTGCTTTCGGCTATTGTAAAGATGCTTGAATGGGCCGGGCTTATAGCACAGAAATCAGAAGAGTCTGATTTGCTTAAAGCTAAGAAGGGTGAGCAAAAGGCTGGTCACAAATATATCCGAAGAGAAGGCTCTGAAGGCAAGTATAAATACATCTATACAGAGCCAAAGGGAAAGACCGGCAAGAAGGAAGAGACTAAAGGAAAGAAGCCAACGATGGTTGAGCAGTTAGCTGCTCTCATTGGGAAGAAGTCGGGCGGCGAGGAAGAAGAAACTGTTAAGAAGCAAGACGATTGGGATGCTTGGCCAATTGCGCCCAAGGATCTGCCCGAATTTAGCAAGGGCGTGAGCGCGTCTCAATGGGTTTCTAATATTATCAGAATGGTTGACACAAACGTGGCTCAATATGTCTCTTCCATTGACGACGGCACGCTTGAGCTTATGAATAGTCCCGACGCTAAGAAGGGCTATATAGATGAAGCGCTTAACATGATGTATGAAAAGAATCACAAGTATGCAGGCACAGAATCGAATTGGAAAGACTTGAATGTTGAAAATAAGAAATTAGATCCAAGTGCCCAAAACGAAGTAAAGAAAGCTATGCTACAAATGTCAACGGCGCTGGGAATTGTTAATCACACCACAGCAGTGCTTAATAGCAGTGTCGCTGCTAATATTCATAGCAATTTCGAGAGTAGAGTGAAAGCAGCTGATGCTAAAGAAAGCGCCACTTATCCGTCTTTTGAAAAGCTGTCTGAACTCATGGGTGACATCAAGAAGTCCCTTAATGTCGCGGATAATGTAATTCAGGACACTAAATGGCTTCAAGGCAACGACCCTAAATTGGATTGGCTAAACGATGCTGTGTTTAATGCTGTAGATAAGCTGATGAAGACTAGAAACAGATTTGTAAAAGACACTTTTGGCATGTTCATTGGCTTGATAAGTGATAAAATGGACACTATGGACGATGCTTATAGTATCGAATCTACAGCGTCTCTTATAAATAGCTTCCAGAAGTTCAAGGAAGACGGCATGTATTCAACTACTTTAGCTCGTGACAACAAGACATTCGCTAATCAGTGGAACATGAAACAAAAAGGAATTTATTCTGGCGCTTCAAGGTTCTCTGCTAATGCTACGGCCAAGGTTGTTGATAAGATACACAGTCTCGATGGCGTAGAATCTGACGTCGCCGTAAGTAGATTACTTACCAAGATCTCAGATCAAAGAGCGTTTTCATTTCTTTCAATGAATCGTGTGGGTGCTAATAATTTCCATATGTCAGAGCAAGCATTCTCATATGTCGCTGAGCACGGTTTGGATAAGTTCTATCAAGACATGATGTTTGTGGCTGGTGGCAGAAAGCTATTTGCTGGAGATAAGACTTCTATTACTAGAACTAGATTGAGTTTTGCTCTCGATATGATCGATAAAGCTTACAAGGGCGACGACGTATTCAAACAGTCGGATAACGCTGATAGAGCGCTTGGAAAGCCGTTAGGAGACATGACTAGAGGCGGTGATAGCCTTATAGAAGTGGGAGCTTTTAATGTTGCAATAAATACCATTGTTTTACTGAATAAAAAGAGTCCTGCCGAATCAAAGAACGCAGCCTTTGTGAGAATGTGGTCGTCTGCTTCTCATAACTCGCTAATGTCCAACGCAGTGGAATCGTTTGTTGAGACTAAGGCAATAGACAGGGGCACTTACGTCAATTACCACCTGGCTTCCAATAGAGTTGTTGCTATAAGCAGGCCAGAAGTCAAAGAGGTGTTGTCCACCACGATTCAAGATGTATATGATCAGACGCAAAGCTCTTTAGGATCTGGTAAGACTCTGAAACTATACCGAGGCAATGGGAAGAGTGAGGTTAAGTCTGTGGCTTCGTCTTGGACTTCTGATAGAGGCGTAGTTGATAACTTTGGTCCCGTGATTACCGAAGCCGAGGTGCCGACTGAAGCAGTGCTGATTTATCACCACTCAAAGAATAGCAGCGACTGGTCTTATCCATATGAGCAGGAACACGTACTTGTCCCTGGAATACTACCTGTTGAGAAAAGAATAGTTGGCAATGTTATAGAAGGCGGCGATTAATGATAAAGAAGCTTATTAAGAGTAGAAACTTTAGGTTCTTGCATCCAGAAGTTGTCGCCAAAGCTAACGAGCCTGAGTTACAGTCAATTCTTAAGGCCGTCTCCTATTTCAGGAACTTTGCTATTTTCAAGGCTCTCTATACAGCTCTTTATAAAGGCCGAAATCTTACTCTAGATCAATATCGTGGCCTTTATGATTTGCTAATCGACTATAGAAATACTCATCCAAAGGATTATTTTGTAAGAGGTTTTAGTTCTGCGATACTGAAGTCTACTGCTATAAGCAAGAGCTCTAAAGCCATTTACGCTGTTATGGTTTATAATCAGCTATACGAAGATGGGCTATTTAATGATCAAATTCACAAGTCAAATAAGCGACTAACCAAAGCTGTTGCAGCTTACTATTTGAGCAGCAAGCCCATTCATTTAGCTGTCATAAAGAAGACTAAGGTGAGCGTGATCAACAATAACAATCTTATAAAGTCTATCACAAAATGGAATCTTTAGCCACTACTCTCATCGTTCCGGACATGCGGACTAAAATAGCGGCTCTTAAACAATATATAAAGAGCGCCAATATGCACGCCACTAAAGCTCAATCATTCTTGCCTATGATTAAAGAAAAGAGGCTCTTGCCTCTCAATCACTCAAAATACTCAGGGAAAGTTGCGTACATCAATTGGATTACTAGAGGCAAGGCAATGTACTTGAATCTTAATGTATGTTACGATAATGTTGGCAACATTACTAGTTTTGAGGTTATGACTAGAAATTTAAAGGTTAAGAAGCTATTTGATGTGAATAGGGTAAGAACGTTAGATGGCAAAATGTTTAAGCGGCATACAGAGCTTAAACGAAAGGAATCTCTTGTCTATACTGTGGACACTAAAAGCCTATATCCTGGCAGGCCTATAAAGCTTCTTGAGAATGGCCTTGAAAATTTTGCGTCTAGGGACAGAATTCTTCAAAAATTCGGTGTACAATTTGCTCCAATTGGAGTATAATGGAGGTTTACATGGATCTCTTTGAAAAGTCTGTTGAAAAAGAAAAACAGCATGTACCATCACTTGAGATTTTTGCTCGTAAAAAGGGTAGAGCATCAAAGAGATACGGCACAAAGAAACCTGATGAGAAAGTAAACCAGAAAGATTTACTAATTGCATGGCGGGAGGATACGTGAGGCTATTAATTTGCGGAGACCGTAACTGGTCCGACGGTTCGGCAATTAGAGAAATAATTGCAAGATTTCAGCCTGACGTAGTTATCGAGGGCGAAGCTAGAGGAGCTGACACTCTCGCTCGTTTGTCTGCGGAATCTGCTGGGATAGAAGTATTGAGATTCCCTGCCGATTGGACTACGTATGGTAAAGCTGCCGGTCCTATTAGAAATTCCCAAATGCTTCGCGAAGGCAAGCCAGACGTTATAGTAGGATTTCATTACAACGTGAATGAATCTAAAGGCACAAGAGATATGCTAATTCGTGCTAAAAAGTCTGGCAAAGCAACATTCATATTCGACGGTGAACTTAAGGAATTCTAAGTGAAAATAAGAGAAGAATATTGGATTTTTGCTGGTGGTGCTGGTCCCCCAGTTTACCCAAAGACCATCTACATATCGGATTACAACAATAGCAGAATTGTCGAGCGCTCTATTCCCGATTTAGCATACGTAGGACAAATGACTAGTTACAATTTGATAGAGCTTACGAATCTTTATAGACCACAATTTATAAAGGCAAACTCAACGCATCTGTTTATCTGGGATAATGATAATCCTTTTCTTTTTAGAATTGACAAAACAGATCTCGGCGCCACTGCTCAAACCATCGATGTAACAGATTACTACCCGATCTACGGGATGGGTGTTGACGATAATTATATTTATCTTCCGAACTATAATAATGATTCTATTGTTAGACTAGATGCTACGACGATGGCTTTTGTTGATGAAACCTCTTCGTATACGATAGGGATGGACACTTACTATTTTTATGGTCCCGAAAACATACATTCTGACGGCACTTACATTTATATTACAAGCAACAGTGATAACAGCGTCGTAAAAGTGACAGCAGCCGACCCTTCGATCGGTGTTGCTTCATCGATCTTAGCTGGCAATGTTGACTTATCTTACCCGGAAGGCGTTTGCGTCGATGGCAGTGGGAATGTGTACATCGCGGATTCGGGTTGGTTTAGAATAGTAAAACTAAACTCAAGTTTGCAATTTCAAGCTCAGGGCGGATATGGACCAAAAGCGACTGTGACTGCTATTGCGGGTGTCACAGGTTATTTTCAACCGACGTCGTTCACCGGGACATTCAATACGAGCGATGCCATTACATGGACGTCCGGAGCTACTGGAGAATGTTCAAGCTGGGATGGCACGACTCTTAATTTCAATGTGTTCACAGGCATGCCAGTTATAGGTGACACAGTTACGGGCCCAAGTGGCACAGCTGTAATGCAATGGGTGAATATAGACACAGATCTGACTTATACGGGACTGACGGATGGCCCATTTCAGCCTGGCTATGGCGGCTACGAGTATGTTCATTGCTCCAGACTGGGGGCAGAAACAATGAACGCTTATTTCTTGTCAGACAATGGCACTGTTGCTCGTGCTAGATTCCAGACAAGCGATGGCATATACAATGCAACTGTGTTTGGGCTGCCGCAGATTGGGGACACTCTTGTACAATTTTTGGTCGACACTGGTCCTGTTGGCGGATATACGGTTCCTGATGCCGCGTTCTTTTATCCTTATGGCATAACAACTGACAATGTATCAATATACGTGGCAGACGTTGATAATAATCGTGTTTCAAGACGTACATGTTCTACTCTGGCGCATCAAGGCATTTCATCTTACACTTATACTGCTACAGACGTTTATTATGACGGCGACAATCTTATTCTTTATGTAACAGAACCATGGTCCCCAAACATAGAAATATTAGAGACGGATTTTAGTGTTTTAGATTCTTATGTTAGCGCTACGATTGGGTTGGCGACGGGAGGATTTATTTTTCAAGACGCAGCATCGCAGTTTGCTGTAGAATTCCCTACTCTTGCTCCGGGTGATTTTCTTTCTGCTTCAGGTTTTGCCGACGCAGACTACAACAGAGTATACGAGGTGGTGTCTGTAGATGGCGCGAATCAAATAACATGCGTAAATCCCTTTTCTAGTTTTAAAATTGGAGAGAGTGGAAACATTATAACTCTTGATATCGTTAGTTCTTTGCTAATAATAGATGACTTGACACAGCTCACCGCTGGAATTCCAAACGCTATTGTTAGCCCTACTGGAATTTGTTCTGACGGAACTTACGTCTACATTACGATTAATGATGGGGTAGCAGTGTAATGTGTATTTTAAAGTTCTTAATAGCCGGAACAACAATAGCGGATTTAGAATACGTCACAAAAAGCGTTCAGTCTTCGAATACGCAGGGTTGCTGTACGGATGGCACACACGTCTTTTCGATACACGCAGAAAGTATAGAGAAATTCTTGTGTTCTGATATGTCGCTTGTAGATGACTTTAGTGTATTTAATGGTTCAGACTCTTTTACAACAGTAATTGGAATAACTACAGATGGTACGTATTTTTATGTTACAGATGGATCAGGCTCAAATGGTAGAGTAGTAATATTTAACAATTCTGACATGTCGTACGTTGGAGAATTTCCCACAGACATGGTGCCTCAAGGAATAGATCATGATGGTTCTAAACTGTATGTAAGTGAAATGATGTTATTGGGCTAATATATGAAAATCTATACATATAACATAACGTCTCCGTACGCTTTTGTCGATAATTTTATTTTAGGGACGCCCGAGTGTTTTACTGAATATGATCCAATCGCGGATTTTGGCTACGGAGTTTCGGTTGATTCTGGTAAGACATACGCAACGAATAGGTCTGTTGACAAGTTAGCTAGAGCCGACAATACTACGCTACTTGGAGACGCAATTGTGGGTTCAACTGGTTTTGGCAACGATAATTTTGATAACCCTACGTTTTCAGCCATTATAACATATCCCGTGCCACCATCGCCGGCGATCGAAAATATCTTTGGTAATATTATATGGTAAAGTATGATTTTTACATTCATACGTATGACGACGACCCGACGCAAATTTTGGATCAAATAAAACAATTTCATCCATCTGCTAGAGCAATTTTAATTTCCGACGGCGGGAAAAAAGATTGGAACACTCAATACTTCCATAAATTTGCTGATCGTCTTGAGAATAAGAGCTCTAAGTGGATTACTCGATGGTGGGATGTTACAAGAATCTATAATTCTGATTTCATTATAAGAGTAGATCCTGATTCTACAATCAGCGGGTCATTCAAAGATCCATTTCCATTAGCCGACTATTTTGGACACATTACAAGCTATCATAATTTTGGCGAAGAAAAGAAATTTATTATTCACGCTGGCTTTGGTTTGTTTATAACAAAGCGTTTTGTGAATCTTGTGTACGATCAAGTAACAGATGAAAAGTTTTTAAAGAAAGAGTTCATGTATAGAAACACATTAGTTTCAAACGAAAAAATATTGGCTTATTTAGCTTCTCAGAATGACATCTTGCCAGTCGAATATGATTCTGGTATAAAGCACAAGGCTCGCAGTATCGCCGACATTAGAAACGCAACTAGAGATAGCATAGATCTCGGCCAATTTGCTACTAAGTATGCTGAAAAAGTTAGAATTGCTGAAGAAGCTGAAAAAGCACTGCAAATAAGGAGAGAACAAGATGCTAAGCTTAAAGTCGACGAAGATGCTAGACTGAAAGCCGAACTTGAAGTAAAACGGACAGCTGAACTCAAAAAAGAGGCTAACCGCCAGCGGATAGAGAGCTTAAAAGACTCGGCTAAGCCAAGCGCTAGCGATACGATAGAAGATGTTGAAAGAAAATTGGGCGTACTAAAATCACTGTATCTTGAAAAAGTAATTACTCAAAAAGAGTTTTTTGTGTCTACTAATAGTGTAAGAAATGCTATTAGTGAGAAAGAATCTTAAATGGCTTCGACGCTGTATATTGCTGACAGAGACAATTTTACAATCAAGAAATTTAGCGTCACTGATTTGTCTCTTGTAGACGAAGTAGCGACAGATGACAGTCGATATGGTAGAGCGCTAACGATTATTGAGAGTATCGTTTATATGACGACAAACAATAATCGAATACAGGTTTTTACAGATAATCCGCTTACTCATGTTATGACGTCGGGAACATATTCGGCAGGCACTCTGTATGCATTATCAGACGACGAAACAGTTCTATATTTAATTACAGATACCGGAAATGGAATACGACGAATAGATAAAGACACTCTGCTATTTCTTACTGGATTCACAACACCAAAGGGATATACTATTAAAATATTCAACGGCAAGTCTTACAACAATACGTTAGCAGCACCACAAACAGTAAATAAATACGACTTATCCGATTTCAATACGATAGAAGACTCATTTACAACACCAGATTCGGCACAGGCTTTAAGCTTTTACGCAAACGACAATTATTTTATGGTATCAACTTCAGGAAACTTGTATCGCTGTGATCTTGCTACAATGACTTTCGAAGATTCGGTTACTAAATTGTCTCTATTCGGCAATAACTATAATATAAAAGGCATTGTATGCGACAGCACTTATGTTTATGTATGTGGTAATCCCACCGAGGTTGGAGCCTCAAAGATTGCCAAGGTTCTTATTAGTGATCTGTCAATCGATCAATCAGTTAACGTGCTCGATACGGGACGGTTAGAATCTATAGAAATAATATTAGATGAAGCGCCGCCTTTTGTCGCTGGTCCGAATTCTTTTGGAAATATAGTGTGGTAATATGAAACCTGGCGACCAGAAGCCGAATCACAAGTACATTCGTAGAGTGCCTGATAGCAAGGGCGGTTGGAAGTACGTCTACGAAGAGTCGCAAGAAAGACTGCCTACGAAGCATGAGGAAGTTGTGGAAGCTAAAAAATACCCATTTAATATTGAGCTGGGCTTTAAGACTTTGGCAATCATTGACAAGCTTAAAGCTGCAGGACACGAGTCGTATGTTGTTGGCGGTTGTGTAAGAGACGCATTGCTTGGAAAACAGCCAAAAGACTTCGATATCGTAACTTCAGCTAAGCCCAACCAGATTCAAGAGCTGTTTGGTATTCCCGGTTCAGTAGGTGCTAAGTTTGCTGTGAATATAGTTGACGGCCACGAAGTTGCGTCTTATAGAATTGATGATGAGGAAGCTACAAGCGCCAAAGAGACAGAAGTGTCTTTGGCTTCTTCAGTTGATGAAGACATGAGACGCAGAGATTTTACTGTAAATGCTCTTGTCTATGATCCAGAAACAAGACAAGTGTTTGATTTTGTTGGCGGTTTAGACGACGCTAAGAATAGAGTGCTTCGATTTGTGGGAGACCCTGACAAGAGAATCAAGCAAGATCCTATGAGAATGCTTCGTGCTATTCGTTTTGCTAATAGTAAGGACCTGTCTATTGACATAGAGTCTTTCAAGGCACTACAGCGAAACATGCCGCTGATTAAGAAAGAGGCACCTGAAAGAATATCTGCTGAAATAATGAAAATGTTTGAGTCAAGAGATACACTCACGGGTCTCTATCTGATGCTTACTACTGGCTTCTTAAAGGAAGTGATACCTGAGTTGTACGAGGGCTTTGAAGTTGAGCAAAACAAGCATCACGCTGAGTCGATTCTAATGCACAATATGCTTGCAGCTGACGCAATTAAAAAGAAAGATCCTGTGCTTAAGCTAGCGCTTTTGCTGCATGATGTGGGAAAAGTTAAGACAAAAGAGCTGAATCCTGAAACAGGCGACTACAACTTTTTAGGCCACGAAACTGTGGGTGCCGATATGGCTCGCAAGATCATGCGTCGCTTAAAGTTCTCAACAGAACAAACAGATAAAGTTGACAATATTATTCGTCATCATATGTACTATTTTACTGATGAGACTAAAGACAAAACGATCAAGAAGTTTATGGCACTGCCAGAATTCAGAAACATACTGCGTGCAAGATTGGCTGATAGAAAAGCTAATTTAGCTAAAAAGGGAGTTCCCTACTCGTTTAAGAAGCTCATCAGAAAGATTAGGGTTATTCAGACGACCAAACAGCCCGTGACAGTGAAAGACTTGGCTATAAATGGAAGAGACTTGATGGATTTGGGGCTTAAGCCAGGGCCGTTGTTTGGTAAGTTTCTCAACAACGCACTTGAACTAGTGCTTGAACAGCCAGAACAGAATCAAAAAGAGATTTTATTAGAGTTTGCTAAGAAGGAGTTCGGTCAATAATGGCTACCATTGTAACTAGATACGTCGACCCTAATTCGTCAGGTGGAAACGGCACCACAAATGCTTTATCTGGTGCTAATGCTGCTTATGCTTCGCTTTTTTCTTGGGAAGCGAATAGAAGAAGGAATCTTGTTTCGGCGGACGAAATCGAAAAAGTCATTTGTTCGTCAAATGACGGTGGAGAAGGCGCCCATTTAGCCGATACAACATATTGTGCTATTGATGTAGGAACAGGATGGACGGTTGATTCTGGACATTTTATTTATTTGCAGGGTGCAACTAAACCAGGTGCAAAGTGGAACGATAACATATATAGAATGATTAGAAATAACGCAGGCAGTTTTGCCTGTTTGCAGTCGAGTCAAACATATACGCTTATTGACGGCATGCAATTTCAAAGAACAGGAACTGGTTCAGGAAATGTTTCCCCGCTATACAGCGCTAGAGTCGGTAGTATCACAAGAAATTGTTTCATAAGAAATTCCATTACTAGCGGAACCTATGCGATGGGATGTTATTCGGGTGGTGAAAATAACGTTTACATATATAATAATGTTTATTTGCTTGACGGAACTCTTACTTCAAAGTTTGGAATTTATAGCTACTGGACTAACTTCTATGCTTGGAATTGCACCGTTATTTGTAAAAATGGTTACACTGCGGGCGGCGGTGTTAGAGGAGAAATTGCTAATTGTGTGAATGCAAAAAATCTCCTTGTTAGAGGCTTTGGTGACGGATTTGCAGGGAATCTAACGGCTTCGTCCGACTATAATAGTAGTGACATTTCAGGCGACGCAGTAAATACGGGCGGGTCTGGAAACGATAATACTGCTTCTCCGTGGTATTCTGGCGCTACAGCCGATGCTGACATATTTGTAGACGCTGCAAATAATGACTATCATCTAAAGCCGGGAACGATATTCAAGGGTGTTGGCACTAATCTTTCAGTCTCGTTTACAGAAGACATTGATGGTCAAACGAGACCTTTTTTATGGGATCTTGGTGCTGATCAACAAAATTTTAGAACAAGTGGTCCCTTTCCATTTCCTAAGATGAGTTAGAGGTAATATAATGACGGCACCCGCGGGTAATTGGGTACAAAAAGCTTCAGATAGCTTTGTTAGAGCTAATGAGAATCCGCTTTCAGGCGGAGGCAATTGGAGTGGTCAGGGTCGGTTTTGTTATCTAACGAGCAATACGGTTTTCGGCACTGTTAACGGCGCGTCGAATGTTTCCGTCTGGACAGCTAGAACATGGCTTCCAGATCAATATGCTACAGTGTGGGCACCGACATACAGTGGCGGCAACTTACAAGGGCCTGCTTTGCGATGTACAGGTGGCGGGGCGAATGACGGATATTATTTCAGATTTAGAAGAGGCCCTGGCGCTAATAACAGCACAACAGATCTTCTATACAAGACAGGCATTGATTCCGGTGGGTCAATCTCTTATTCGTTTACTCAAGCAAATGTCAATTCTCTTGTTTCTGGTTACATAACTGTGTACATCAAAGGATGGGACTTTACTGCAGTAGATGAAGTCACCGGATTAGTGTTCTGTACGGCTACCGATTCTGGTCAACGTTTCGCGACTGGTTCTCCCGGCGTGCATGTATATACTGCTTTTGGAACTCCAGGTGTAATTGGTCCGTGGACTGGCGGAGAAGATATCGGTCGTGTTCGCTATCCAATTGTGTCGTTCAAGGGATAAACAATGGTTATGTTTGTAAGCGAGGCAGGTAGCAATGGCTTGGTATGAAAAAGCAACAGATGATTTCAATCGTGCTGATGAAAACCCTCTATCTAAAGGCGGGATGTGGCAAGGGTGGTCTGACAGACCTAAGATGAAAGTTCTTAGCAATGTCGCAACACTAAATACTTTTGCTGTGTTTAATTTTTCAATGTATACTGGCGTTCGATTCGGCCCAAATCAATACGTTCAGAGTACAAATGCTGGGACGTCGGGATATATGGGTCATGTACTAAGAGCTAATGGAATGCCCGGTTCGAGTGCTGCTGCTTCTTGGTATTTCGTGTATTGGAATTCAGGAAATAATCTCGTCAACATGTTTAGAATACTAAATGGCGTTGGCACTCAAATAATTACGAACGCTGCTGGAAACTCTGCTGCAGGAACATTTAGATCTGAATTCATAGGTTCCAATTTTAAATTGTACAGAAATAGTGTTCAAATTGCTACTGTTAATGATTCCGTAATCCCAACTGGGTATCCCGGTATCTGTCTTAATGACACGCCCGCCGTTCATAACAACTTTTCAGCTGGAGATGACGGTACTGGTCTTTTTTCTCCTTTCCCCGCGGGCCGACCTTCAGCTTTAAATCAATAAACAACACGTACGACATTTGAATCGATTAAATCACAGTATCTTCCTAATTTAGTAGTAAATCATACAAACATGCCGAACCAGAAAACGTAGGCACCACGCGGACGCGTCGGTGTCTTTTTGTTTTAACGATTGGAGGGAGTGATGAAGAGGTTATTTTTTGCCGTACTGTTGATGGCGACGGCGACATCTGCTATGGCTGTGTCATCATATTTGACATCATTCAATACTAAGTATGGAACATCAGCGACAGTGCTGAACACTTGTTTAATATGTCACAATGCAAGTGCAACAGGCGGCAGACTCAATAGCAGAAATCCTTACGGTGCAGCCTGGGAAAATGCTGGAGGCGATACTGCTGCGTATGCTTCTATTGAGCCACAAGATTCGGACGGTGATAGTTTCACTAACATCGTAGAAATAACGGCAAGAACATTTCCGGGTAATGCAACAAGCTTCCCAATTGTTGTCAAAACTCCAAACGCTCCTACGAACTTGAATGTTCAGCCGGTGCAATAATACGAGGTGAAATAAATGAACAGATTTTCTACATTTTTAGCAGCGACTATAGTATCTATTGCGGCATTTGTCATGTCTGGATGCGGTTCTTCTCCTCCGGGAAATCCACCGCCAACAGGTAATGCGCCAACACTTTCAGCAACTGCGACACAGCCTGTTGCGAATGGCGATGGATCTTATAGTTCGACAATCAATTGGCAGACAACTAATGCTACTGAGGTAGCTATTTCGGGTTATCCGCCTGTGTCGGCATCTGCTGGGAGTGGATCACAGCCTGTAACGCTTACGCAGACGACCGTATATTCAGTTGTTGCTACTGGCCCTGGTGGTCGTGCTCCAGATGTTGAAGTCACGATAACCATTTCAATGCCGGGCCCTCCAAAGCCAACCCCAGCCGTCCCTGCATCAGTCGCAGCTAACGTAACTGGAAGTGGAGAGGTTACTGTAACATGGTCTTCGGTTTTAAATGCAACATCATACAATGTCTACGTAAATGGTGTCCTTAGACAGGCGTCTGCTACATCACCATTTGTTGTATTTCCGCTAACTAATGGTGTGCAGTATTCATTTACTGTAACGTCCGTCTACACAAACCCAGCGGGAACAGTGTTTGAAAGCGCTCAGTCATTGCCTGCTTTAGCCACGCCTGTTGCTTCAGTGTGGGATCAGCCTGTCAATGTTACTTGGACGCTACCTACTACATATACAGACGGTAGCCCAATTGCTCTTGTAGATCAGGCCAGAACAGTTGTTACTATTTACTCTAATACAACGGGCAATGTGCCTTGGGGCATTCCACGTGCAGTATCTGCTCCCGGTGCAACATCTACACAGTTTGTCATGACTGTTACTGAAGGAGTGTCTTACTTCTTTACCGGTACAGCTACCCTCGACGGTCAGGTCTCGACATTTGCCGTCCCTGTAAGCTCTCAGTTCTTACCATAACATTCTTACAGAAGGCTGAGAAATCAGCCCTCTTTAAAAGGAGTCTTCGGACTCCTTTTTTTATGTGTACAATCCACAATAAAGTATTATATAATGATCTATCAAATGGCGGAGGTGAAGAGATGGGATTCATGGGAATCAATCATTGGGTTGAGTCCGATAATGCAGCGGACTTTCATGCTCATCTTCAAACAACTCTCAACACCTCGTTCAGAAATGAGCTCAGAAATAAAGCGAACGAATACAATACGCCTGGCTGGCTGAATGCTCTTCTCATTTTTAAAGAGACTCCGGGTCTGATCTTATTCCTCGATAACAAGATTCTTGATTCGATTGAAGAAAAGATCGAAAAGGATCTTGGCTATCTAAAGGGTAAAGATGGCGGAGATCTTGTCCGTAATTTTAGGGCGACAAGGTATCTTCGGAAGAGGGACGAATAAATGGAAGACATAAAAGGTTTCTTCGGCAAGAACAGATTTCTGTCGAATTTCTACCCTGCTGTGATAGAATACGAGGGTGTGAAATATCCAACAGTTGAACACGCTTATCAGGCGGCCAAAACTAAGGATTGGGTTCTCAGAGGACACATTTCGAGGATGGAGACACCCTCGCAGGCTAAAAGGGCTGGTGCAACACTCAATCCGCCCGACTGGCATGAAAGAAGTCTCCAGACAATGGAGCTTCTTGTAAGGCTGAAGTTCACAACGCACACCAATCTCAAATACAAATTAATAGCTACAGGTCTTGCTGATCTTGAAGAGACTAATGAATGGCAAGACATGTTTTGGGGCGTGTGCAATGGGGTTGGTAGCAATCATCTTGGAAAGATTCTGATGAAGGTAAGAGGAGAGTTGTGGTAATGCCTAATGCGGATAAAATAAAGACCCTGATTCCAATGCATGAGATTGAGCAGGGTGCACAGCAACAGATATACGACAACGCAAACATTCCGTTTGTGAAGACTATAGCTGTCATGCCAGACTGTCATCAGGGATACGATTTGCCCATTGGAGCTGTGGCTCTAGTCGAAGATCATATTTCGCCTTCGTATGTCGGTTATGACATAGGTTGCGGTATGATCTGCTACGAAATACCACAAAGCAACATCGAAAACTTTCACACAAAAGATAGACAGCATCTCTTTGAGGAAATAAAAGAATGCATTCCCGTAGGCTTCAACGAACATGAGAATCCATATGCTAAGTCTTTTTATTCGGCTTCTGGTGATAAAGAACTCACCGACAAAGTCAATGCTAAGTTGACTAAGCAGAATGGCACACTTGGTGGTGGCAATCATTTCATTGAGCTTGGCTATAACGCAAACGGAAGCGTCTTCATTACCATACACTCAGGCTCCAGACGCCCTGGGTGGGAGATTGGCAATTGGTATATGAATGAAGCTAAGAAAGACAACCAGCTTTATCACAAGTTCTTCCACTTGGACTCTTCATTGGGTAAGGCTTATTTAGCTGACATGAACTTCGCTCTCGAGTTCGCTTTGGCTAATAGATTGGACATGCTTAAGGAAATCATCAATCTCATTACTGGTAGCAGGACTCTATTTGAGTATATAAATGAAAACCACAATCACGCTATAGTGTGGGACGCTGGTGTGCTCCACCGTAAGGGTGCTACACCGGCAGAAAAGGGTCAGCCTGGCGTTATACCTGGCTCAATGAAAACTGGAGTCTATATAACTGAGGGCTTGGGCAACTGGAACTACCTTGTGTCAGCGTCTCATGGCGCTGGCCGTAAGATGTCTCGTGGCTTTGCTAAGAAGAACATTACGTTGGAGTCGTTTAAAGAACAGATGGAAGGTATCATTGCCAATGTAGATGTAACGACTCTAGACGAGGCACCTGACGCTTATAAGGATTTAGATTACGTAATTAACGCGCAGAAGGGCATAGTTGTGAATGTCGTCGACTTCATTCAACCCATAATCAACATCAAGGGGTGACGCTATGAAATGCATTAGCTGTTCATTTGCAAAGTTTGAGAGGGATCCCGACCCTTATGATTGGTTTTGTGATGACGACACTAAAATCATTTGCACAGCGGGCAAGAAACAACGGCAGGTTTGTGGCGGTGTTCGTCCATATGAGTTGAAAAAAGTCGAGGCTCCTAAGTGGTGTATTCTCCGCGATAAATAGAGATGTACAATCCCTATAGCTTTTGATATAATAATCCCATCAATCAATGAGGAGAGTGCATGATCACACTCGCTGACAAGACGAATAAGTTCGTGTCTATGTTTGACCCTAAAACAGGATTCTATGTCCGTACAGGCATTATTGAGAACGGAAAAGACACGGGTGTCGATCCCTTCATGACTACTTACCCTCAGCTTATTGATGTCGGAATCATGGGCTCTTGTGAGTCGGGAAGACTAGGCCTGTGCAAACAAGCGGGAATTCAGTGCTACCAGGACGGTCTCAATAAGTCTCTCCCAGACATGACGCTCGACAACTTCAAGAAGATTGTGGATGAGTCTAAGGGCAAGGTATTTCAAATCGCTCTTGGTGGTAGAGGTAATCCCAACAAGCACGCTCAGTTCGGTGAAATCCTCAAATATTGTCGAGGCAACGGTATTGTGCCCAACTACACTACTTCAGGAATGAATCTCACGGATGAAGAGGTCGCTCTTACAAAGAAGTATTGTGGTGCTGTAGCGGTTTCATGGCAGAGAGCACAGCATACTCTTGATGCTATCAGGATGTTTGTGAAGGCAGGTGTGAAGACTAACATCCACTATGTCCTTGGTAATTTCAGTATTGAAGAGGCGGTTGATAATCTTTATGGCATTGATTGCAATTTTCCCAAAGGTATCAATGCTGTAGTTTTCTTGGCTCATAAGCCCGTAGGTTTAGGCGATGAGAAGAATGTGTTGCGGGCTAACGATCCTTTAGTGAAGAGATTCTTTGATCTCATTGATAACAATTCTTTCCCATTCAAGATTGGGTTTGATTCTTGCAGCGTTCCCGGCATCCTCAACTACACTGCTAAGATAGATAAAGCGTCTATTGACACTTGTGAGGGTGGAAGATGGAGCACGTACATTTCATCTGACATGGTGGCTCTCCCATGCTCATTCGACCAAGAACATAGGTGGGGTGTGCAGTTGGATGAGAATACTACAATTCAAAATGCGTGGAATGGAGCGTATTTTGAGGATTTTAGGAATTCCTTCCGTACTTCATGCAGAGGGTGTAAAGATGTGATAGAATGCAAGGGCGGTTGTCCAATTAAAAAGCAGGTTGTGCTTTGCGACAGGAAAGAGAAATCATGAAAATTAGACTCGATTTTGTAACTAATAGCTCTTCTTCGGCTTTCATAATCAAGAAGAAGAGGCTTACTGCCCGGCAGATATACATGATAAACAACCATGTGTATTTTGGCTCCCTCTTCAATGGTATCTATGCTAAGCTTGTGGGATCAGATCAGGCGCCATTCTATATGGACGAATGGAAGATTGAAGAGGATGAGGCTGAGATCCGTGGAGAAACTTCTATGGATAACTTTGGCATGGAAGAATTCTTTGAGCATATTGGCGTAGAAGATAAATTCGTCAAGTGGAGCGAAGATAATTATCATGACTTAGACACGAAATACAAGATTCCTTGGCATGGCATGACAAATAAAGAGATTCACAAAAGAGTAGTGGCGGCCAACAAAAAGAAAAGTCTTAAGTGAGGTAAAGCATGAAAATAAGAACAGACTTCGTTACAAATTCAAGTTCAAGCTCCTTCATCATAGCCGTAAAGTCAGATCTGACCAAAGCGGAAGCAAAGGACGTTGTAGATAAATATTTTAAGACGCAAATCGAAGAGCTTATGGGAAACGTAGATCGAGATACAGAATCGCTCGAAGAAGAAATCAAGGCAGATCTTGTTTCGACAATTATGGAAGCTAAAAGCGGCATGAAGCTTGATGACTGGAGAGTTTCTGGCGGCGACGCGCGCTCTGATGAATACGACGCTTCTTGTGTGCTCCACATGTCCGGTGAATTCAACAGCTCAAAGGTGAAGTTCAAGAATGTGGGGTGCTAAATGAAGGTCAGAACCGACTTCGTTACGAACTCGAGCAGCTCAAGTTTCATTGTCGTTGCGAAAAACAAGAGTGCGCTCAAGACTTCCGTTACTATTCCCGTTGACTTTAACACTCTGGCGTCCAAAGAGATTAAGTCAAAGAAAGACGCTTTGGAATATAGCAAGGACAACGATCTCGACGCTGAAACAACTGAACGCATGCTTGCTGAAATAGAAAAGGGCAATTCGTTGTTTGATATTCATGTAAGTTCGGACGATGATGAGCCTGTTAGCAGATACATCCACGAAACAACCGAAGGGGATTATGAAGACGTTCGGCGCCTTCTCCCCGGTATGGTTGTGTTCAAGACGGAGTATTCGTATTGAAAATCAGAACTGATTTTGTCACGAATTCAAGCAGCTCAAGCTTTGTAATTGCTAAAGCTGCCGTAACTGAAGAGCAGATTCAGGCATTTAGAGGCTTGAATAACTTTTTGCGGAACAAGTATTTTGAACAAGGCCAAGACATTTGGCAACCAGGCTTTACTTCAAAAGAAGGCTTTGATTTTGATGCTGTCTGGTGTGGCGATTATTGGACTATAAGAGAAGACGAAAACTACATTGAAGGCTACACATCTATGGACAATGGCGACTTAGGTAAATTCATTAAGGAAATAGGCATCGACACTAAACTAATGAGGTTCTCTAATGAAGGTTAGGACTGATTTTGTGACCAACAGCTCTTCAAGCTCATTCATTGTGGCATTTGAAAAGGTGCCTGAGACCATTAGCGAGATGAAGAAGCTGCTTTTCAAAGAGAATGAGCTTAAGTTCGATTGCTTCCCATACTACGACGAGCTCTATTCTGCCAATGATATCGCTATCAAGATTATCAACGACATGCCAGGGCATGAAGTCAAGAAGGCATCTGATCTTCTCGATGTCATTGACGGCGGTGATGATTGCGATGACTATACTACTATTCCAACGCCTAAGTTCCCTGAGTTTGTAAAAGACGAGAAGCTCCGCAATAAGCAGTGGAAGGCATATGAGGATCTTGCCAGCGCTAGGGCCAAAGACATCGCAAAGAACTTTATGACTAAGAACAAGGGCAAGAGAATTTTCACTTTTGAATATAGTGATCACGATCGTCTTGGCGCCGCCATTGAACATGGTGGTATTCTTGAAAGACTGGACTGCATCAGAATATCTCGACACTAAGAGGTGAGGTGAGGCATGAAAATTAGAACTGATTTTGTAACTAACAGTAGCTCAAGTTCGTTTGTTGTGTTTGGCGTAGGTACAGATATCCTGAAGCTTAATATAACAGATGAGGAGCTTGAAGAGAAGTATGACGGTAGCATGAACGAATATCTTTACGAAAAAGCCGAAGGCACGTCTCTTAAGGCCGGCTCGGCTTATTATGATAGCGACGAGCACTCTGTAGGCCTCAGCCCTGAGACTTTGCTCAAGAAATTCGGTGACAGAAAAATCAGTGAAATTCCGCAAATAGTAGCTGAAGAGATTGAGAAAGCATTCGGTGTAAAAATCGACCCAAAGAAAGTGGGCTACATCGAAGAGGCAAGTTATAACGGGTGATATAATAATCTTATAATCGAAAGGATTAATAATGAAAAAAATTATTGCATTCGCATTTTTTCTTTTGTTTGTTGCAATTTCAGCTGTTCAAGCAAAAGAATTGGGTAGAGAATATATGAGAGTCGAATGCCGCGATGGCCTTGTTTATACGGTGAAATATCGTTGCTCAAGGCAGAGTACTTCTGGATTAGAATGCACTAATTGGGACGTAATCGATATGAAACAAATATATGCACCAGGCAGAGCAAGCTTAGTAGATCAAGATCCTCCGCAGCCGAAGGTTTGTAAATAATCAAGGAGTAGGAAGATGGCCCTTATACTGGGAGACATTCACGGCAACATCGACAAGGCTAAACAGTTTCTTGCGTTTAGACCTGAGGAGCAGCATATATTTGTGGGTGACTATGTCGATTCGTTTGAAGCAAGTGACATGGATATCTACGACACGCTGAAGTTGTGTATAGAATCTAAGGCTATGATGCTTCTTGGCAATCACGATCTTCATTATTTCAAAGAGCCTCCATTCATGTGCTCTGGTTGGAGAAGTCACATGGCTAATGGACTTGCTGAGATATTTGAAGAGTTTGTCAAAGACGAAAGATTCAGGCCAGCGTGCGTTGTGGACGGTTTTCTTGTAACTCACGGTGGTTTATCTGAAGGCTTGGGCAACAGCATGCAGGCTGGAAAAGATGCAAATACCATTCTTAGTAAGATTGAAGATGAATGGAAAGCATACTTGGAAACTAGGTTCAAGAGGAAGCCAAGTCAGCCTCGAACTCCTCGAAAGATATTCAATATCGGTGTCTTTAGAGGTGGAAGAGACTCCTTTTCTGGCATATTTTGGGCAGACTACCGAAGTGATAGACTCTATGGCGTGCCACAAATATTCGGCCATTCAAAGACGCCACTCCATGATATAATAAACATAGGTGGCAAAAATGACTTCTGGGCTATTGGCTGTGACAATGACAGACGTATTTGCTTTGACTCCAAGACTAAAGAGGGAGTAAACTTTGGCTGATGAAAAAGGGCCGCGACGACCTCCAACAAAAGAAGACGCTTCTTTTTGGGCGGACCTTGCATTTACATTAGTAAACGAAATAGCATGCAAGTGCGGTCAGGTGAACAAAGTTCTACCAGAATGGCACACAGGATTCTTCAGAGTTGAGTGTGACAGTTGCTTTGAAGAATTAGATCTTCACAGGTTGCTGAGGACGCCTGACCGCACAAGCATGCTCATTAAAGCAATCGATGAGGATAAAGAGTCCGTCGTAAAAAGCGCATCCGAGAGCTTTACTGATTCGCTGCCACCGCAAGATCCCAAGATGAGGAAGTATGTCGCTGAGTTAGAAGATGCTTGGCGCAAGAAGGAAAAATCAAGCGAGTGGACTGATTCTGTTGAATGGAACGAAGACATAGGGCGCTACGTCAGAATAAAAGAGGACGGCTCGTATGAAACTGACTAAAAAACAGCTCGATATAGTCCAGTATCCTGAGGCTATACTCAATAGTACTAATAACTCTAAAATTGAAGATTTCGGAAGCGACTGGCTATATGCACTTATCGTCAACATGGTGTATACAATTCAGCGAGTAAAGGGTTTGGGATTGGCGGCTCCTCAGGTGGGACTGCCTCTCCGTATAGCAGTTGCTCTTATTGATAGACAGCCAGTGGCTCTGATTAACCCTGAGATCGTGGAGAAGTCAGACGAACAGGTTACCATCGAAGAATCCTGTCTATCGTGCCCTAATGAAGCTGTGCGCATCTCTAGGTCATCTAGAGTAAAGGTGGCCTATTACAACGTAAAAGGACAAGAGAAGACATTAGAAGTGGCAGGAATCAACGCTATTATTATACAACACGAGTTAGATCATCTCAATGGAAAGCTTATAGTGGACTATAAAGATGTCAGCCCTGCCCCCGAGCTATTACAAGATCCTAGCTGAAAGAGGTGGTACTGGGATTTCAACCCACATAGGCGGCGCCGGAAAAGATGGACCGTCCGATTTGTATAAGCCGTTATCACAACTCTTTAAGGAATGGGACAAAGAATGGAAAAGACTAGGACTAAAGCCAAAAAGAGTAAAAAAGTCAAGTACAACGTTATTGCCATAGAAATTGATTTAGAAAACTTAGCTTTACTTGACTCATTAGCTGTGCAAGCTAAAGTTTCGAGGAGTAAATATGTAACGGAAATTCTACGCAACTATATCGATAACAAAGGATTCGGTGAAAAATAATGAATGAAATCTTTACTCCAAACTGGCCGATAGCTCAAAAGAAATATGAGTTGCTGGCTCTTCAAGAGTTTCTTAAAGAAGAAAAGATTGCTCGAGTGCTTGAAGTTGGCACATGGACTGGTGGCACTGCACTGCTTTGGGCTAAAATGGTTTCCCGCTATGATGATGGAGTAGTATACTGTTTAGATCTTGGTTTTAGTTATGGCGTTCATTACGCTAATGAGCCAGGAACTGAAATTATGCGGGAATATTCTGATCAGGTGTATCGTCATACTCGCTATAACAAATACATTAAAGAATTAGCAGGTGATACTCATGATCCTGCCTTCATTGAGCAGGTTAAGAATGTGGTGGGCGGGCCAGTTGACTTCATCTTTATTGATGGTGATCATTCTTATGAAGGCGTAAAAGCCGACTTTCTTAACTATGCGCCTCTGATTAAAGTTGGCGGTGCTATTGCTTTTCATGACATCATAGATTCTGAGCATCACAGACACTACGGCTGTTTTGTGGCTCAATTTTGGGAGGAGCTCAAATCAGGCCCAGGCGTTAAGTTTTGGGAGTTTATTGACAACAATGAATATCTTGGGAACTCTCGTAATGTCATGCCATCTCGCTCTATGGGAATTGGCGTAGTTAGAAGAACTTTATGATTCAGCTCTTGTGTGACAGCATAGGTAGCCCTGGAAAAGATCAGGTCTATGAAAAGCTAATAGATATTTATGGCATGAGAGAGTTATTAGTTAATGACACTGCTTTTGGTATGAATAGAGTTGAACTGTTTTATCTGTATGGAGAATTCGCATTCGTTGGTTTTATTGTGCTAATGGCATTGTTATTGGAGGATTTATGGCGAAAAAGGTAGTCAAGAAAAAAGCATTCGATGCATTTAGCCCATATGCTACTATGCCTGTTGAGAGATATACGTTTGAGAGGGAGCCCGTAGGTTTCATGCAACGCATTTCTCGTGATCACTTAGAGCGCATTGGCAAGTGGAACATTGAGAAATTTGAAGACAACTTGGGCTATGACATAGTCTATAGAATCACTAATATGATGGCTCATGGAGATAAAACAGTTGAGGAATGGTATGATTTTCCAGCTACCTGGTGGGACCATTTTAAAATGCATATCAACCTACGTTACAATTTAAAACTTAAAGTTAGATTGTCTAAGTTGGCCACAAAGACTCTTATTAAAAATTATTGCCCACACTTCACTACAAGCCCTCAGCGCTCCCACATTGAATTCATGCTACAACGACCACTTGAATGGGAGGACTTAAGCCATGAATGATGGTTTCTCATATGGCCCTGAATCTCCTAAATGTGGCACTTGGACTCCTTGTAGTGAAAAACTACCTCTACAAGGAAACAACGTTTTAATATCTACTACGACTCATGTCACTATAGCGTATAGAGGCACTCCTCCACTTGGCATGTCTGTTACGTGGCGGGAGAAATATACTGGTGATATAATTAAAGATCACGTGATGGCTTGGATGCCACTGCCCATGGTGTACGGTCGATGAGAAAGATATGGAAAGTGGTGCTTGCTTTTGCTCCCATCCTACTGGTAATGGACATGATTATGCACATTGAAACTGATCCTAAATGGGTGCTTGGCATCTACACATGTGCTTGGTACTTATTTGGTTGCTATATGGGTGAGGCTGAGATGGAAGAGAAGTATGATAAACTAAAAGGCGCTGCTCTTAATGTTATTGATGCCTATAAGAAGGCTACAGAGTAGATGGCTTCCGTTTAAGCTGTCATCCTGCCATGTGGTATCAGTCAGTCTATTTAGTCTTAGTTCCGTATGCTCTGCTCATACTGGCACTAATATACTACAAATGGCTAAAGAAGTAGATAGAACTAAACTCAACTCACATCATGCCATGGAGTCTCTTTCTACAGCTCTATTAAACGTCCAGAAAGTAGCTATCATTTCAAATCAAGTATGTCCTGCCATGGCGGCTCTAACGGCTTAGTGCTCTGGTGGGGAGTCTTCCCCATGAGGCGCTGTGATAACAGTAGGGAAACGCTATAAGGCGAGACAGACGATCATAAGGGGGTCGTGTTTTTCGCGACCGCTAAACGCGTAATCTGTAATGGTTTCTGTTGCACAGTGTTGTTTTATTGTAGGCCGTGCGCTGGCCCCTAAGCGCTCCCATTCATTCACAATATCGAGCTCTGAGCGCTTTCCGAGAGCTCTCATCATCCCTCCACGAGCGTTTTACTGGATAAAACATGGAGCGCTCTCATTTTACTCCATAAAACATCGCACAGTGCGCAGCTGTGCGTTTTACTTTCATCCTCCACCGTATCCTTCATTATATCATTCTGGGTCGCTCCTGTACATCGTCAGACGAGGAGCTTCTCGACGATTGCAGCGCTTCTATTGAAGTCTCTTATTACATTTCTGTCGATATCACTCTGAGGCGCTGCTTCATCCATACCTCATGGTGCGCACAGCTTGAAGCAGCTTCGTTAGTATCCGACCCGGCGGTATTAAACCTCATCGATTTCTCGAGATACGTCACTGAAGTGGTCGTCCGGCCCCTCCGTGTCTCATTATATCATACAACTGTGCTATTGTACAACGTTTTTTATAGCTGCTGTCAGTCAGCAGCAACTTTGTTGCATTATCCACCCAAACTGACCATACGGTTTCGCTAGACGTGGTTCTATTTGAGATCTATTTTATCTCATCGAATAATTTCGGTGTACAATTACACGAGAATGTGTTATTATAGTTACAAGATAAGAATGGAGGAACTCATGCCCTTCGGAAAATTTGAAAGTAATATCGAAAGGGAATTGTACAACCTCAGCCAAAGGGAATATGAAGACCTGAGGACTATGGTTCACAAGATTCAAAAACTTGTTGGAGTTACAAATGGGATAGATCCGCCTAAATATCCCCATACAGCAACGCTGGTGGACAAGTTGGAAAGGGCTCTCATGTTCCTCGAATATGACCATGGAGGTAAGTTCGAATGGTAAAAAGAATTCGGATGCCCAAGTATCATGAATGTGGCGGAGAACTGAAAGCTTGTGACGTCATCGACTCCTTTACCACGCTGTTGGAGGAATTAGGGTACAAGGTAGCTGATGATCCACGGTACGAGGGCTCCGACATGTTTGGTGTTTTGGTCAGTAAAAAGAAGTTTTCGAAAGCACAGCTGAAACAACTCTTGAAGGATTGGGATGACGATTATAACGAAGGGTTCATAAGATAAAGATGTACAATCCCAGCGCTCTGTGATACAATAGAATTATTAAATGGGAGGTTGGGAAATGACCACGCACATGGGATCGCTCAAAAGACCGGTCAAGACTCTGGCCCTGGTGACTGAGGGCTCCAACATCAAACTTCGGATCTTCAAGGAAGATGGCGAACTCGTGGAGTACAAACTCACAAAAGATGACTGCCGGTGGTTGGTGGCATCACTCGCCCAGAGGATACGCTAATGAAGGTCCACAAATGTGATTACAAGGAAGCGTTCCTGAGGTGGTTTCCGGAAGTCACACCCAAGATGTTTACCAACTTCAGGGTTCGTTCAATCACTGTTGTGGTTGAGAATCTTGAGGTGAAGGGTCTGACCAAATTTCAGTATAAAAAGGAGAAGTAACGTGGGGTTAGAATCTCACATCTACAGCGTTCTGGATGATAAGGACTACCCTCGCACCAAGTACTATTTTGAATTTGGTTTGAAGGCTGACTCGGAACAAGATGCTAAGGATATAGCGGACATCCTCAATGCATCTGGTGAGTTTGGTCGGGCTGTAGTGTTTTGGCAGGGCGGCCTGGATGTGTGGGGAGTAAAATTCGGGAGATATAAGGAGCGCTAATGTTTTTCAAGACAATGAAGCAGTGCGAGGCATGTGGAGAATTTCTGGTGATCTATCCCGTCTCCACAAAGATGTCACGGATCAATGAGAGGACGCTCCCTGCATGGAGCAGGTGTGAGTGTCAGCCACGGTTCCAAGAGATCACCACGTTCGAGCTGGAAAGCCTGGTGCCTGACTGGAAACAGATTATAAACCCGAAAGGAGAAGAGGAACATGAAACAGAAGTCAGTGGCCCGCAAGATCTTCCCTAAAGGTGGCAGTCCGGAGGCTGTACTGTCAGTGGCAAATGGTGAGTCTCGGTGTCTCAACCACACCATGCGCCGTATTCTCAGTGGCCTGAGAATTCCCATGACTCCCTACCAGGTGACGTATGTTCTGGACAAGAAGGGTCCCTTCAAGGTTGGGCCCACTGGTGGCGGTATTCGGTTGTACTCTGATGGTCTGTACGAGCTGGGAATGGCTGTGTGCTTTCTTCCGGAGCACTTCAAGAACAAGCGTGTCCGAAGAGAAGTCAGGATATGAAGATCAAGATCACGAGGCACCACTCAAATGGGCCAATTGAAATCCACAATGATCCTATGTACGCGGGTGTGGTTTTCAATATGTCCGGTGGGCTAAACATTTTCCTTGAGTTTGATGACAAGGAGAATTCGGAGAACATTGCTGGGTTGGCCATTGTGGGAAGTGCAGATGGCTGGAACGTCACATCAGCACATCCGGGCAGCCTTCGGTTAGCAACTTTTAAGGAATCGGTGTACAAACCCAGCTAGTTGTGATAATATAGATATATAAAGTACACACGGAGGTGTGTTGTGGGAAAGACGTGGAAGGACCTGAAGGCGTTTGACATAAAGCGCCACAAGGAAGGTTCTCGGTTAGTGAACAAAGATCAGGATCTACGCACCAGGGTGAAGCCTGTGGATAAGAAGGAAAAGGGTGGCGGTAAAACGTGGCAACATAGCATCAACCAAGAAGAGGAGGATTAAAGCATGAATATCAGCGAGATCGATGTGGCACTGACGAACCACTACCGGACCTTCAAGGCGGAGAACGGTGGCAAGAAGACCAGTGCGGATGGGAAGTACGGGGTGAAGACCCTCCGGTACTTCGTCAAGGAGGCTGATGCCACGGTGCACGGCCCCTTCCTGGGGCGCGGCAAAGCGCTCAACACCTTCCGGACCCAGATCAAGGCGGCCCAGAAGCCGGTGCTCGGTGTGACCTTCGCGGTCGAGGAGATCTTCAAGCCCAAGGCGAAGGGCGCCGAGGTAGAGATCCGTGGCGTGTCTGCCTTCACCGTGACCGCCAAGGAAGCCGTGACCGCCTAACTTGGCCCGGCGTACTAAAGATGAGCTGAGGGCGTCCAACTACTACGAGTGGTTGCAGGTAAAAGATGCCCTCAAAGCCAAAAAGAAAGCTGGCTTCAAGCTCACGGCGGAAGAAAAAGAACTGGTAAGGCTGGACCCCACTCCGGATAAACCATATCTCGGTACACGGGGTCCGGCTGAATCAGTCAAGAGGGATGTAAAGCGTGGTACGATACCGACTAAAGATGCTGACATGCCTATAGTGGGTGGTAGCTTTGTTTGTCCACTTCATGGAGGGCCACATACGGATGAAAACTGTATGCTCTTTTGTGATGAGGAGCGCTGTCCATTCTATGGCAAAGGGTACATGAGGAGTAAAGGAATTAAATTCTGAACTGATGTACAATCAGCAAGAAGTGGTATAAAATGTATTAAAGCTGGATAGGCTTTTGAAAAACTGGCAACATGCCACGGAGGATCTAACATGGCAGTGTATGAGCATTTACGGACGTATCAGGTGGCTAACGTCACCAAGCACTCGGCGGCGCTGAGGCCCACACGTGGCCGGAAGTTCTGGATTCGGTTTCTCACCCAGGAGACTGCTACAACTCTGTTCAAGCGGCCTCTCAAGTTGGGTGATAAGGTTGTGTACAAGAGAGTGTCCAACGCGGTCACTACCTTCTACAAGCCGGTGAAGATCAAGTAAGTCAGGCTATCTTCCCGGGTAGCCACGAGGGGCTCCGACACCATCAGGTGTTATCCAGGAGCCCCTCTTTTGCGAGCAGAATAAAACATCGGCAGTAGTCGTCCGGCCCCTCCGTGTCCCACTATATCACACCCGCTCAGGATTGTACACTGTTTTGTTTGCGAAAATAGTTGTGTACAATCACGAGCTCGTATGATATAATGTTCATATTAAATGCGGAGGTGAATGGATGCCGAAGACGGAACTGAAGGTGAAGCTGGTTGGCACCGATGGTAACGCCTTTGCTCTCATGGGGAAGGTGCGCCAAGCCTTACGTAGGGGCGGGCATGATGACTTGGTGGCCGAATTCACCAAGGAAGCTACCAGCGGCGACTACGACCACCTCCTGGCCACGTGCTGCGATTATGTCCACGTGAGCTAAACTCACCGGTGGGAGGAGGGGCGTTGAGAAATCCTCTCCTCCCACAAACTTTTGATTTACAATCCCTGTGTGGTATGATATAATGTACTTATTAAATGGGAGGTTACAACATGGCACATTTCATATGTACCAAATGTGGTAACGAGGTCGTTACCAGAGGGGACGACCGTCCCACGCCACTTCCCTGGTCGGATGGTCACCGGTGCCAAAACTACCGGCTGGATACGGAAACGCCCGAACGTCAAGCGGAAATCATCAAGCATGTCGACGAAACGAGGGTTCTGTAATGCCGGCCATACCGATAACTCGTGTCATCACTCACATCGACCACATTTTCATCCGGGAGGAGGAACTCCAGTTCACACTGGATATGATTGAAAATTCTCACCCTATGGACCGGAACGATGTGGCATTGGAAAAAGCAAAGGAAATAATTGACCGTGCTCACCACACCACGGCTAACAAGAAAGAAGTGGCAAAATGGATCATGACGGAATGGTTCAACATGCATAATTTCAGGGAGGTTTCACATGGATAAGTTCTACAAGCATCCATACCAGAATAGCTGGTCCAAACCGATGACCTTTGCTAGGCCATTTACCAAGGATGGAGAACCTACCGTGTATTGCTCCATCCTTCTTTTTCTCCATAGGGTAGGACAAGCAACTAAGGCTGAAATCCTCATCAATGGACTAGGCAGGACAGAGCCTTTCTACGACCCCAGTCCATATGGTCACAAAAATAACCAGTTCAAAGATACCACGGCTGGTTATCTTTCTAAAATGTTCGCCAGCATGAGGCATGCTGGCTTAATTCAGTATTCAACTGGAACCAAAACTTGGTCTCTGGGTCCTCGTTACGAGGAATGGAAAAACTGGCTGAGAACTGGAAAATCGATGTACAATCCGGACTAAATAGGATATAATGGTCTTATCAAATGAAGGAGGACCATATGTCCAAAACGTATAGTGTAACATTCACGGTCGTCGGTCCGGAAGGCGCTGGTGATACTATCACGCCGTATCCGTTTGATGATGTTTTCGAATCACTCGGGATGGAGATAGTCAACGTCGCGGTTGAGGAGGAAAAAGAATGACATCCGAAAAGTTAGGCATAATTCTGGCGGCACAGCACGCCAAATCTCCTCAAGTGGATGAGGCAGCCAAAACGTTGGCCATGAGTATATGTGATAACCTTATCCCGGAGCTTGCAACGAAACTGCGACTGGATCTAATGAAGGAGCTCGGAATTGAATTTCCGGAAGACTACCCTGAAGCTGGCGAGAAATATTACGAATTCGCAATGGCATTTGACGGCGATACAAGTCGTACGTTGTCCAGGCTGGTGAGGGATTACATAGATTCGTACTAAATAGTTGTGTACAATCAAGTGTCATTATGATAGAATAGTTCTATCAAATGGCGGAGGTGGTACATGAACTTGGTAATTGAGCATGGTGGGGTGGAGCCAAATGACCGTGGTTATAAGTCAGGCTACCCCAAGGCCAACAAGGGTGACAGGATTGCGACTGTCTACGTCTCTGGTGTCCGCCCCTTTGATCAAGGTGACCTGATCGGGGACTTCGCATGGAGACGTGAACACAGCGCTCCTGTGGCACCCAAGGTGATGCTGACTCTCATCGCCCCGGACTTCTACAAGAAGCACTTTGTGAAGATCCGGAAGATCAGCTACGATCGCAAGGCGGGGTGCAACTGTGGTTGCTCTCCGGGCTACAAGGTGTGGGGTGAAGTGGACATGGAAGCACGTGTGAAGGCTGGGCAGGACTACCACAGCGAAGGCTACATTGAGCCCAGGTATCACCACCTCAACTACTGGGTTTCCACTCCTGAGCATATTCAGGAACAGAAGGAAAAGATGGAGGCCAGAACCTGCCGTGAGGCGGCATTTGGCGGGTGGTAAAGGAGTGGGGCTTCGGCCCCACTTTTTTATTTACAATCCCTATTCTATTTGATATAATAGATCTATCAAATGGTGGAGGGCAAGATGACCAACTTCGAATTCATGCAGGCGGCAGAGGTAGAGCTCACCACGGTGTGGAACAAGTTGCAGTCCCACTCCAACGTGACGCACCCTCGCCCCAAGCTGACCTACAACCTGAGGGGTGGGGCAGCTGGTGAGGCGGCCGGGGCACACACTATTGATCTCAACCTGGGCTTTGTGCCTCGCAATCCAGATGAGATGCTGCACCAAGTAGTAAAGCACGAGGCGGTGCACTGCTGGCTCACAGCCATCAAGGATCCCTCCCACTACATCAGCTATGAGCAGCGCTCCTATAACTACGCTGCATATGGCCGGAGGGTGAAGAGAAGTCCCCATGGTCCCACCTTCATGCGCTACCTGGCATTCCTCGGTGGCCGGACGGAGCGGACGCACAGCATGGACACCTCGGATGTGAAGCGCGGCTGGAAATACACTTGCTCGTGCGGAAACATCTTCATTCTCTCTACTCGGAAACACAATATCATCAGGGAATCAAAAGTGACTGGCCGGAAGACGTGGTGCCGGAAGTGCAAGGGTGAATTAATCTACGTAGGCTACTCAGGCTGAGGAGGTTATATGAAGCCCACATTTCGTGACATGTACTGCGCACTGCCGACGCTGAGGTGGAACATCTTCAACCTCAATAAGTATGCCATCCTGGCTCTTGGACTCTTCCTGTTCGGCGCATACATCAGTGCTACTCTCATGCTTGAGTTCTATGAGTGGTTGGGAGAGGCATGGGTGTTTTTCTTCTAATGCACTAATTGGTGTACAATCCTCAGACTGTATGATATAGTAGTCTTATCAAATCAAGGAGGTACACAGAATGGCAGCTAACATCGAAACAATGGCCTACTTCGGCTCCAAGCCTTGGCACGGCCTGGGTGTGGAGGTGCTTCAGCTGATGACTGCTGAGGAATGCCTCCAGAAGGCTGGCCTGGACTGGACAGTGGAGAAGAGGGAACTGATGACCGTTGACGGCATCCCGGTTCCTGGCCACTACGCCACGGTGCGCACCTCGGACAACTACCCTCTGGGGGTGGTTGGAAAGATCTATTCTCCGGTGCAGAATGTGGAGGCACTGGACTTCATGGACGCTCTCACCAAGTCCGGTGAGGCCAAGTATGAGACTGCTGGCTCCCTCCAGCATGGGAAGCTGGTCTGGATCATGGCCAAGATTCCCAACGGTGGTGGTGTGGATCCGGTGGAGCCCTTTCTGCTCCTCGCCACGTCCCATGACGGCACCTCTCCGGTGATGGCCACGGCCACAGATGTCCGGGTGGTGTGCAATAACACCCTGAATGCGGCTCTCAAGGGTGCCAAGAACAAGTTCCGGATCCGGCACACGACCAACTGGGCTGACAAGATTGCTGAGGCTCGGAAGACCCTTTCCGGCTCCCTCCAGTACTTCGAGAAGGCTCACGCCCTGTACGACAAGATGAAGGGCGAGAAGTTCACGGATGAAAATCTTGAGAAGCTGATTCTCAAGGTCTTCAAGGGCACGGATGATGTGGAGGATCTCTCCGCTCGCCAGGTCAAGTCTTATGATGAACTGGTTGCAGACATCTTCCAGCTCTCCCGCACTGGGAAGGGTGTGGATCTCCCCGGTGTCCGTGGCACGGCCTGGGGCGCCTACAACGCCATCACGGAATTCCTCGACCACAAGTCGGAAGTCAAGGGCCGGAAGGCCTCCTCGGAGGAGGAAGCTATCATGTCCTCAGTCTGGTTCGGCACTATCGCCGAAAAGAACCAGACGGCAATGGATGAAATCCTGGCCATTACCAAACTGGCCGCCTAACAAGGTGCCTCCAGCAGGGGAGGGAGGGCTTCGGCCCTCCCTCTTTTGTATGTACAATCCTTGCCCTGTGTGATACAATAGTCTTATTAAATGGGAGGTTCTACATGAAAATCTGGCTGGACGACATACGCCCTGAGCCCTTCCCTCTCAGGGACCATAGAGAAAGCTATCCCTTCGATCGCTATGCTCCCTATGATGTAGTCTGTGTCAATGCGGAGCAGGCGATAGCACTCATTAACCTGGGCCAAGTGACATTCATCAGCTTTGATCATGACCTGGGTCAGGGCAAAACAGGCTATGATGTGGCCAAGCACATAGAAGAGGGTGCAGTAACAGGAACTATTACTACTCCCATCTACTACAAGTGCCACTCGGCTAACCCAGTGGGAAAAGAGAATATCTGCGCTGCAATGGACAATGCGTGGAGGCACTGGGCTGAAAAAAGCGTTGTACAATTCATGAACTAGGTGATATAATAGTCTTATCAAATGGAGGTGCTACATGCCCACTCTTGAAGAGATGCACATTGATGAGATGATGGCACGCTCCCTCGACATCGAGTATACTGAGGCTGAACTAGCCGAGATGGAAGCGGAATACGCTCGCAACATCGGCTACGACTCCGACTTCGGCGAATAATATGTGGAGTGATCCAATACTCTTCTGGTCCTGTGTGGTGTGGTGGGGAGTGCTTCTCTTCCTAGCTGTCCAGCAGGTCCGTAGACGCAGGCGGGAGAAGCGGCAGGCCGAAACGGAATAATCGGGCCCAGCCTTGCCGCCTCTCGAACACCAGATACTCGGCGCTCCCCTCGGGCTACCGCGCTCGGTCGCAATGCTGGTGTAACGGCTACCTGAAAACGTAAGGGTAGCCATAATATTTGTGTACAATCCCTGTTTGGTGTGATATAGTAGTCTCATCAAATGCGGAGGTGCCACATGGAAGACTATGAGCCGGACATTGATGAGTGCTACGAGATAGAGTCCGCCCTTGGCTCTGCCGGTATGGGTACGGATGAGTACTACCGGCCCGACATGGACATCGACTCCCTTCTCCCTAATGAGGAGGTTGAGTGATGTGGGGTGATACGGCTGCCCTGGTAGTGATAGTCGCACTGTGGGCGCTCTTCTTCGCAGGGTGCTACACGGTGCATAGAGCTAAAAAGAGCGGTAAATATTGATGTACAATCACCGGACTATTTGATATAATGTATCTATCAAATGGAGGTGCTACCCATGAAGAAGTTCTTCGGCTATGTGCTCAGCTTCAATGACAACCGGTGGTACTGCTTTGAGTGCAAGCGCTTCCAGCCTCGCCAGGTGAAGTTCTGTGTCTACTGCGGCTCCCAGGAGGTTGACAATGTCGCTTAAGCTGGAGGACAGGGTGTTCGCCCTCAACAAGTCCCAGGTCTCCAAGCTGGTGAGGACTGGCAAGCTTCCCCTCAGCTTCCTTGGCGGCAAGTCTATTGTCCGCATCGTCCTCCCTGAGGATCTCTCGGAGAACGTGGTGGTTGTGGATGATGCCGGCGGTCACCTCGGCTACATCTCTGTCAAGGAGGCGTGGGCGCTGTGAAAAAGAAGCTTGATGATCCTGTCATCCTTGTCTATGAGCGCTGGGATAGAGAGGTGGGCTGGACTACTCACGAAAGATGTTGCTCTCGCATTCTTGCCGAAACTAGGCTTAAAAACTCTACTATGACCCGTCACTATCTAGAAATAAGGGAGATGGACTGAAATAGAGGTGTACAATCCACTCTTCAGTTGATATAATAGACTCATCAAATGGAGGTGCTACTCTACATGGGCTATGTGGTCAAGGTAGAAGCCAAGAATGGTGAGGTCCGGTTTGCTGACCGGAAGGGCTCTGGCTCCAAGAATGCTAATGATGCCCAGATCTTCTACAGCTACCTTCAGGCTACTGAGGTGAGAGACACTATCCAGAAGTGTGTGGGTGACAAGGCCCATGCTTACCTTGTAGTGCTGCCATAGTACACAGCAAGCACTGAGTAAGTGGCTAGTTGTGCTGCTTACTCTCATCATGCTATGTTGATGTGCTATAAAGCAAGCGCTCAAGAAGTGGCTAGTCGTTCTCTTTGCTGGTGTCATGCCACCCGTCGTACACGGGTCGCAGGTAGGGCGGCGTCGCAGGTAGAACGGGATCCACTTGGGGACCCCCCTTACAGTATACGGCTGTCGCGCGTGACGATGGGGCCCCAAGGTGGGGAACAAAATCCCTAGCTAGAGCTGCTCTAGAGCTGCAGATAGTGCTCCCTAGTGTTTCCAAATAGCCTTCTATCTCTCGTGGGAGTAAAACAAAGGAGACTCTAAATGAAAGAAGTCTTTGACATTCTGGCTTCCCATCCCATTACCTCTATACTCCTGGGACTTCTTATTCTCGCCATCATCTCTGAACTGAGAGGATAAAGACTGCTCTAATGAAGACCTACGACTTTAAAGTGGGAGATAAATGCTGGTATCTTAATGGCGGTCTCATCTATACAGGAAAGATCTCCGGTATTGATGAACACTTCTACACGATCGCGCCCACCTTTAACGGCGCTGGGCTGCCTGACCCGTGGGAAGTTCACGAGAGGGTGTTCCCGAGACCCTCAGCTGCTAAAGAGGTTCTCGCTCAGACTCGTGACTACATCATATCGATCAAATATGATATGGAATACCTCGAGACTAGCATTGAATTAGCTAGGGAGGTTGATACCATATCGACAGGCTTTGTAGACGTGCTGAACGAAGGCTCTGGGGAGGGAGAGGCACGCTGCGGTAAGTGCCGGACCAAGTTTGAATGGTCAGTCTTCACCTCTGAGGGAGTGACGTGGGATGAAGAGTCTGGCAACCACAAGCTTGAATGCCCTGAATGCGCAAAGACCGCGCCTATTGAATGAAATATGTATCTGAAAGGTCAGTGCGGAGATTCATAAAGTTCAAGGGCTGTTGCTGCTCAAGCTGCCATAATGACGACGATGATGGGCTTGTACAGATGATGGAGTTCTACTTCACCAAGGAACGCTACACTGTTGCTTGCTGCGCTGTGCTCAATGCACTAGATGAATATCTCAAGGAGAAGAAGTAATGACTAAAAAGCTTCTCTGTGAAGGCGCTTGCTCCAATTATGTGAATGGCTGCCATGGCA